GTTTTAATTGTGAATAAATGATGAGATGTAATGCAGCTTTAAACATTTTTGTGTAATTTAGGCACACATTATTTGTTTAAAGGTATTCAAACAGTTTTAAATTGCGGGAAAATTCGGGGATCAATTTCCCCGACAATCGTTATCCGTCGCAAGTTGACGGTGAACCAATTACCTACGATTGCGTACTGAAATCGTCAAAAGTGACGGTGGCAGACTTTCAAGGCGAAAAATCCTTGCGCGTTATTATGGAAATTACATTGCCTGCCGTCGGTGAACTTGAAAAACAGGTCATTGAACAGCGCGTGAAAGTCAAAAAATGGCTTTACGATTCAATGTGTGCCGGCAAAGTCAAAGAAGGCGATTTGTTTCAGGTTGACGCCAAATTCGTGACCATCAAAGATCGTACAACGAATGAAAGCGTTGAACGCAAATTCGTTGAACTTCGCCCGCTTGCAGTCGGTGCAAATGCAACAGCCAATCCTTAGCAACCAAATTAGATTTGTGGGGTGAAATTCCCCACAACTTTCTATCTTTCCACACTTTAAACCTTTACCATGAAACAGTTTTTAAAAGAAAATGCGTTGTTAATAGCAATATTAGCAGCTATTATAGGGGGAACTATTTTTGTGGCCGTTATGGCCTACAAAGATGCTCAAAACCTATTTTCAACTTTTTAATCACCTTATCAATTCATTTACAATGCCTTTATTAAATGCACCTTCTTTGGAAATGTTTAATGATGTTTCCACACCTGAGCTTTATCAAGTTCGCAACCAGTTAGAAACGTTGACACTCTTCAGTTTTTCGGCTGAAATATGCGGACACGAAAATAAAGCAGCGATTGCTTTGTTAAGACTGGTTCAAAGAGAAATTGCTAATCGTTTAGAACGATATGGCGCATAATATTTGGAGGCTTACGCCTCCTCTTTTTTATAGCTCAGTCCTTCCAGGGTCGATACTAATCTAATTCATTGTAGATATTTTTTTCACCTTATTCTTTACTATTATGGAACAATTATTGATTCTATCTGAATGTTTGGATGCGCTCGGGCCAGCACGAGAAGGAAAAGAGCTCACTTGGATGGCTTGTCTCCAAGTAGCCTACAAAGAAAGAGCGAGTGTATCGGACGAAGAGGCAGTAGCATACGTGTCTACGTTTGTTAAGATTGCCGCCAAAATGGTTAATTAATCACCTTTAAAACACACAACCGTGAAAAAGATCTTTACCTTCTTATTCTTGTTCTTCACTATTATTTTCCTATTCCACTTCTTGCTTTATCACGCAGTTGGATGGATAAATAATATTAGTGCCCAAGCCGCTGCTTACGACGCGTGGAATTCCAAGTTTACAGTGCTCATGATTATCTACACTGTTGTTACAACAATAGTGGCTGTAATTACTGCCGGAACCCATGTTGAGAAAATGAGCAATTAAGAACAGTATATCCCATGAACGAGCGGGTGCCAACACTGTTGGTGCTCGCTTTTTTCCAAGCTTTTTATCACCTTATCAATATAACAAAATCATGGACAACGTTCGGATTCCTATTATCAGATTCGCAAATGTGTGCTTAATAAGCATTACCACTTCTACCAATACTTACAACATCGAAGTAGGTGGTGAGGTCGTGCGCACTATTCCCTACGTATGGGTACACTTCGAAGACAGCTTCGGAGATGACGAGGACAGTGCTGGCATCAAAGTTTACCTAATCGAATGTACGACATTTACCATGACTGGTAATGCTTGCGCTATAAAAAATGCGAGCATTTTTTCAGTCAATTCCAGGTATACTGAAATTGCGCATTAGGCTTAAGAACCACGAAAACTATCACTACCGGAGTTTTAGATCCTCTACTAGCTTGAGGAGTTTTAGATGGTAGTACTCATTTCATTAATCACCTTAAATCATCCATTTAAACTCTAAGACTGGGGTTCACCAAAACTAAAATACATGAGTTACTGTACAATTGACGACAAGCTTAGAGATCGTATCACACAGCTCTTCGAAGTACATCTCCGCACTTTAGGAGAGACCAGTGAGTCGCTCGATACACTATTTCAAGGATTCGTAAAACAAAACTGACCATGGAAGAACTAATCACCGTATTTGGCAAGTATTGGTACTTCATCTTAGGTGGAATACTCGTATTTGTAGGGCCACAAGCAGCACTGCTTGCTGTTAAGAAAGCTCTTTGGAGCAAATACAAGCAGGCAAGTACCCATACTCCAGGAAAATTGACGATTACCCAAACTGACACTGAATCGGCGAGGGTACAACTGTATAAAGAGACCGCATATGAAACTGCACGTACACAAGGCTTAGGCCAGGTATTTGCGCACACTGAACGAGGAGCTAGACCATTAAGCAAAGCAGAAAAAAGGGAAAGAAAGGAAGCTAAAGCTAAACGCAATAAAAACAAACAACAATGAATTGGCAACTTTACTTATTCATCTCCTACGCAGTCGGATTAATTCTTTTATTTATTGCGGCAACTGATCGCAAGGAAGAAAGGAGAAAGGCCGTAGCAACGCTACTTACTGTGTGGGCATTATCACCTATTACTGCGCCACTACTAACGGTATTTATACTGTTACGTATATGCGCAGAAATAAAAAAGAAATGATTGTAAGCGCAGTGTAGATCTCCTCGGTCGAAATCAGGAAGGCATCTCTTAAGGAGGGAGCTGCGCTTACGTTTTTTATCATCTACTTAAAAATATATCATGAATACTCTGTTTAAGATCCTCTTAGGATGTGCTTATGCCTCCATCCCGTTTATCATTGACTGGATATTCGGAGGTACTACCGGCTACGTTGGATATCTCGCAGCTGTTCTCTTATTCTTTCTTGGCTATGCTAGCATAAAGGTAGAAAAGGTTAAAAAACCAACGGATGAAGAACTCATTCTCTCCTTTGGTTGGACAAAATCAAAACATTCCTCGGAAAATTGGCCCCGTTACGAAAAAGGCAACTTTGTTCTGTACACAGGATCTGAACGACCTTCGTGGGTGTTTGATTTGAAGGAAGGAAAAGAAGCTCCAGGCATAATCGCTCGATTCGATAAGCCAATTCTCGATGCCGACCTTCAATACTGTGACGCATACATCAAACGAGTAACCACGTAATAAGATCTGAGTGCCCGCACATAAACTGTGCCGACATCTTCGCCCTATAGCACCGGGTATTGGTTAAGTCCGATCAATGGTTAGTCTATAGTTTAAATGCGAAGTACCAACCGCCGCAGTAGCGGGCACTCTTACTTTGTAACAACTAAACTGACAATATCATGACTAAATTACTTCACTACGTATTCTTGAATGTCTTTCCTAGCTCTTGGTTAATCATGCTAACATTGGCGTCTGTTATTATTTATCCTACTTTCCCCGATTGGTTTAAGCTCGTGTGGGGCATGGTAGTAATAGTTCAGATCGTCATGATTATGCGTGTATGGGATCATATCGTACGCATGTGCTATGAAACCTTCAGAGGAGACTATGAAGATAAAGAACTGAGAAACTATCATGAAAAACTTCCCAGAGTTAAAGACATGAAGTCTCAAGAATCTGGATACATATTTGCTTCGACAATATGGAAAGAAGAAGATTCATACTTCGTAAACCTGAATAGTAAAGTGTTTCAGAACAGTGCGGTGCGTGAAGCAGATTCAGTATTGATAGAAAAAATGCCGGACGGTTCTTACAAGATATGGCCTTCTTCTGACAAAGGAATGCATACCTCAGATACCAAAACTAGTTTCTTACAAGACCGCAGCATCTTTGTCAAGGTGACTGCAGCTCAAAAATAAAAGGTGATTTTTCAGAAGCATCGGTGTTTGACCCGTGACAACAAGCGGTTAGCCGATGCTTCATCTTTTCAAACTCTTAAATTGATCACCGAATCAGAGCATCACTGATTGAAAAAGCTGAAATTACTACATTTGGACTGATGCAGGACACTTCGTATGTATCAGAGGTTAAACTGATTAAATGAGTGTTTCTTTTTGTCTCCAAAGCCGTAAGGGGCTATAAGGTTCGAATCCTTGGGAGACATCCAACCCTATCATTAGTCTTTATTGAGAGCCGGGAGGATACTTGTTTGTATCCTCTCAGGTTCTTTTTCTATTTACAAAAAGAAATTATACAAATAGTAAATTCATTTTATCATTATCAAAATAGTTCACGGCTATATGGTATATTTTCTTAACACAGAACTGGCTTCTGCTGCTATCGTAATAGAGAAAGCAGTAGCTGAAGGCCGGTCCATGGCCCTTCTTTTAGAAGGTGTGCCTGGATCAGGCAAGACTGCATTCGCTAAGTACCTGAGCCACCACTATGGTTGGCCATTGTTCAGGTACGATTGCAACGCAGAGAGTAACAGTGGACTCGTATACGCGTATGATGTGGAGGGGATTATTCAGCAGAAGTCTGCCTTCTTAAAAGGCCCACTGTGGAATTGCTTTGAATCTGAAGGACCAGCAGTGATGTTGATTGATGAGGTAGATAAGAGTCCAAGGGATTTCGAAGCGTGGCTCTTGAGAACAGTAGACGAGCAGACATTCAGATCTCCTAATAACGACGAGATTGCGGCAAAAGCTCCGGTCGTGTTCATCCTATCATCTAATGCGCGCAGGAAATTGTCTCCTGAAATGGAACGACGATGCTTCAGATTTACCATCCCGTATCCTTCGAAGGAACTGTTACCTCAGATTGTGAAAGCTGAGCTCCCTTGGGGTGAGCCCAACCACGCTCTGATTGGATTGCTTTGTCGAATTGCTCTAAAGATGCAACCAAAGGTCGAGCCCGACCAGATGCCATCGCCTAAAGAAATCGCCTATGCGGCGGCTTCTTTCCCACTACTTAAGTCTCACAAGCAAATACAGGCTATATTCGTAGCTCAAATGCTCAAGGGAATGACCATGCAGGATTGCCACCAGATCATCCGAATGAGCGCTGTAAAGGCGATAGCGAAGGAGGCGTGGAAATAATGGCAGAAAGAAAGCGAAGAAGTTCTAACCCTTTCTACGATTCATTTGGTAGCAAGAAAGATCTTATATTTACCTTGCAAAAAAAAGGTACATATAAAAGGGTTCTTGTAGAGGATGTACCACTGGATTATATGGGGAAACTGGTTGAGGGTATACCAAAGCCTATACGTGATTTAATGGCGCAGAACTGGAAATATATTGGATTAAGGAAAAAAGGCCCAGCCCCTTCTTCTAAATCTCAGCAAGCACCGGGAAAGAAAAGAGCTAAAGAGAATAAAGTACAGGACACTAAAACTATTGCCAAGTGGCAAGAAGAAGTATCTCAATGTGTAGAAATCCTGGAAAGTATCTTACAAGGTACGGGCAAACTTACCCGTATCATTGACAAGTATAATATTGACCCAGTAGGACTGGCTAAGTCCTATGTGCTAGGACAGAATCCTTTGGATTATTTATCCAGATGTATTGAACCGGTAAGAAGACCTACAATCATGATTTCTCCCGATACTTCGGGCTCATGTTCACAATTCTCTGAATTTACTCTTGGATTTGCTGAAACTCTAAAGAAGAAGTTCGATATCGAGTATGTCGAAAACTTCAACGGACTTATCAGACATGAGCTGATGCCTAAAACGCAGTTTGATCTTCTCGTCTACTTAGGTGACAAGGACATCTTGGTTGGGAAATGGATGAGACAGCAGGAAAAAGAAATATATACTTCTATGTATAATATGAAAGAGCACTTAATTGTGCTCGACAATGAAGGTGCTCGACATACTTCAAAACCTTTACATTCACGTAAACATTCCACAACACGTCGTTGTTGGATTGAATTCGTGGATTTTAAAAAAGCAAAATCGTACGTCAAAGCTCTCGAGCTTGTACGGAAAAATATGTCCTCCTAGGTTTTCAGGCGCCGAAAGAGGACTTTTGACTTGCCCACCACCGAAAACTGCTCCAAGTACTGGGGTACGCTGATTAGGTTAGAGGGGAGATGAGCACTGTGCCTGATTCAGAACTCGGGGGGAATCGCCTTTCCTTGTGGCCCCTTCGTTTTAAAGTGGAAAACGGGACCCGGCAGGGTAGGTTTATCCCGTTGCGTGAGAAAGGAGAGAGCGCAACAGCTGCCCAGTCTTTCAGGGATTTTCCTGGGGGTAAATACGGAATTAATCTCAGATTCACGACCCAACCATGCTACGCTCAAAGTACGGAGAGAGTAGCACCCTTTCGTTTGTATGAAAGGACAGTTGGGTAGGCAAAAGGACTAACGCTGCTATATGCAGGCGCGTCCAAGTTCGCAGGCCAAGCCCTAAGGTGAATTGGTACTGTTAGGATGGGAGATGGCCGTGAACGTCTCCCATTCTTTTTTTATTTGATTTATTCACAAAAAGACAATATCATGCCTGATCACTTTTCCCTTGCTCTACTTGCAATCCTAGCGATGCTTGCGTTATTAACTACTATCATAGTTTGGTGGGTTCGTTACAACATAAAGAAGCAGAACGAGAAAAATAAGGAAAGCGAAAAAAAAGAACGTGGATTTAAATCTCACCTTGGAGCTAACGATTCCGACATGGGCTAACAAGCCCGACTGTCCACTCTCTTTAAGAGAGGAGGACGTATACCGACCATAGGGCGCTTTACCAAAAGTGTAAGGCTATGGTATGTATGGCAGCAGTATTTATACTGCCTTTGTTATCAACGTCTCTTCCAGGCCTCCCATGCGCGGGGCCATATTTGGCAGATAAGATAACAGAGTAGCTCCTAGGCATAGGAGCAGTGTGCGACATCAGCTATTGGTACGCTGATGAGACTAAATATTCAAACAAGTGCATAAGGAAATGCGGAGGGCCTTTACAAAGGTAGGGAGCCCTCCAATGTTTTTTCTTCATCTACAAAAAAAGAACAATCATGAAACGTAAAGGATTACTAAAATGTCCGCACTGTCAATGCGAAGTAAAAAGACCGTGCTCAACAATTAGCTTTGTATTTTGCGCACGATACGTCTTTAAAATTTTGACCTCATGGAGCTAAAGAAATGCCCACACTGCAAAGAAATGGTTGAGAAGCCGTGTCACGTCATTTGGTTTTTGAAATGTGAGAGGTTCCTTGACTATGTTTTGGAAAATGTTTTTCGTTAACAAAAAAAAAATTTAAACGAATGAAAAAATTAATCTTTTTAGTATTATCTTTGGGATTCATCATGACCTTTGCGGTCCAATGTTCTGAATCTGTACCTGTTACCAGTCACTACGTACCCGTAGTTGAAAAGCAAAACCTGAATCTCTGGGTGGATAGTAGCAGCCCATTTACTTACTGCATACCGAAAGATTCAGTACTGACATCGGCAGTTTACGCACTTGCTTTACGGTGTGGGGACAGCATTGAGTTATACACGTATGATGACACGAACTTCAACATTCAGCAGAAGGATGATAAAGGGGTCGCTTTTTATGTGGCTCTTGTATCCAGCAATAGGATGGCATACGACACTGAAATGGATGATCTGTGGTTGGAAAACAAGAGCGTGGGTATATGCAAGTAGTGCACAAGCAAAAGCCCTTGCCCAAGATTCGACTAATATCTCAAATTATTGGGACATTATTCATATTTGCCGGCCTATTCAAGATACTGGAAGTCACATATGAATTCGGTGGTCCAATAGCTGCGGTGTCTGTTGTATTGTCGGGAATAGCCATATTCAAATGCTTGCAACGCATATGGCACTAGGGTACATTGTGTCGGCAGTCTTCTTATTTGTAATAGTAATATTACTCTTAAGCGCATCACCGCCGAGGAAGAAAAGAAAGACACCCTTTGATTGGGCGGCTTTTCATAGAGGTATGCAATCCTTTGAGAAACCGCCCTTTCTTGGGGTTACAGGTCAGTATCATTCCTATAAAATAGGGAAGGTATGGACAGGGTATGACGGATTAAGGTACATCTTTATTGCATCAAGCAATAAGAAGTATCTCGCTACTGCACTGGTGACTTACCGAGACGTAGAAATCGAGGAAATAATTAAGGAATGTGTTCCATTAACTTACACACCAATCTATCAGTTATGATCTGGTATTTATTAATTACTTACATCTTGGGAGGAATTTGTATGTTTCTGTTTGGTCCAAGAATGGTCAAAGAAGGGGGATTTGTTGCGCAAGTACTAGTCATACTGATGTTCCTTGCCAGCCCTGTTATGATTCCTGTCTATATCTTTCACGTTGTATTTGTAAAATTGAAATGACATGGAAAGAAAACTAACAATTGGATTTGCATCCTTGCTCGTTGCCTCTTCTACACTTCTCACCGGAGTATTGGCAGGGCAAGGATTTATGTTCGCAGCCCTGTACGCCAGTAGTCTGTTACTGCTGACCGTACCAATTTTAATAGGGCTAGTCCGTGGGTGGATACCCGCGTGATTATTTCGTGTTTCGTAGCTCAATTGGTAGAGCGCCCGCTTACAATGGGGGGAGGTTGCAGGTTCGATGCCTGTCGGAACACCTAAAATTTTTATGAATTATGGGGAAAGATAACAAAAATAACACGCCTACTCCTAAGAAGAAGACGTATTACGTTGTAAATCGTGACAAGTCTATCACAATAGTGAATGGATGGGCAAAGCCTGCAGGATTTAAAGTGTATACTTCGCTTTCAGCAGCAAATGAACAAGTAGACAAAATGTACAATGCGCAAGGAAAGAATTAAAATCGAAGCTGTTACCCAAGAGATTCTGCACCAGGGAACTAACGGGTATGTGGCAATCATTGAAGACACTCAGGTTTTTATTAACCAGACTCGTCGACAACTACAAATGGAAGACAGTCCAGCATTTGTTTACGTAGATGCTGAAACGGACGAACAAGTTGAACTACTGAAGATTAAATCAATCACCGAAGAATAAGCAGGAGGGGGTCGATCAAAGGATTGGCTCGGAAAAGCTAATGGAGTAAAGAAATGCAATCCCTTTGCCTCCTGTTTTTTTAACAAAAAGAAAAAAGTGCTTATGAATCAAAAGAAGAGACTCCTGCTTGTTAAGCAGCCAGCATTTGTGCGCACCCTTCAAGGGTGGGAAGTAAATGTTTATCTACTGAATAAGTTGGTAGCGAAAATCATTACCCTACGACTGGTAGAGGAGAAAGAAAAGATTCGGATTGAAGAGTTCACCTTTATGGTTCTTCGCGACGAAGAATTAAGGGTAGTAGGATTAACTCCTGTACCTTATGTTGGAACCCCGACTGAACTGGAAACGGCTGTATTAGAATTCGCCAGGCAGGATGCCGATGGTATTCTCACTTACGCCACAAACATTTATTAACACACTATTGAGCAAACCCACCGTCCTTGGTGAAGGTACGAACTTATCCCCCACTCTTCGGGGATTGGCAGTCGAGGCTGCCCCCAAGGTCCTATTTCATCACACTAACAAAAAAACTGATTACCATGATTATCGACACGAACAATCCGATTGTCGTTACTCGCGCTATTGAAGACGCAAGAAACGCGATTAAGAATGAGTACGAAACTGCATTGTATTCTTTGATGACCTCATTAAAATGTACACGCAAAGAGCTGCTTGAATTCATGCAATCTACTGATGGAAAACAAACATTAGTTGACTGGGTAGCTGAAGAACAAGATGTTACTGCGAATGCTTTGTAACCTGCTGTTTGCAGGATATGTGCTTACGATGGATGGATTGGGTTTAGTGATCTTAATGAGGATCGTAAACAAAATCTACAACTTACCGGACCTTATTGACGTTTTATTATTCTTCATGCCATTTCTTTACTGCATTTATGCAGTGGTGGATGTGGTATTTACCCCTATTCGACAAACAAGACTAAAATAAGATGTTACGAAGACTCAGTCGATGGTTTGCGAACCATGCGCTGGCTATGGACTTTGTTATGTACCATACCAGCAACAGATTTTTCAATCACGAAACTCTTCAGAAATTCTTAAACGATTTTCAGGAGGCTTATCGTGATTTACCAGGGGGCAGTATTATGGACTACAACTGCGAGGAAACTCACGGTTATACAGCCTTTTTCCTCCGTAGATACTTTGAGAAGGTCTATATGACCGCTACTGCATTCGATTGGATTGAAAAAACTTACGGTAATGATGGTAAATACGGTCGGATAAAACTTGATGTCAAGATAGACATTATTGTATTTCGTTTTGGTACTATCAGAACTAAGTTCCCATTTAGCATGGGGCAAGTGTTGTACTTAAACGAACAACAAAAGTCTGAAATTGAAAAGTTGAACATTTTTCTCAAACCTATAAAAGCAAACTTTTATGAAATTACGTGCGATGGCCACAGCGGTGGCGCTGTTGATCTCGTTGATTCAGGCATTTAGCCAGCCCTCTATGGAGGATATTTGCGGTAACCGCTTTATGACCCGAACCTACTGGGACGTGATGACGGTTCGCAACCGAATGGACCCAGAAGGCAACATCCAGGATCGGGACACAAATTATACGGTGACTTACGAAATTTATTCCCTGGATTCCAATGCCTTGTTAATGGAAAACTCCATCGAACTTGAGTACAACATTGGTGAAACCGTGGAAATCCTTGCCGAAATTGACCTCTCCCCTTCCCGCAGCCAATTTATTCGTATACCTGGTGACGAAACTGCTCATCCAGAACAGGTATCTATCGTCAATCCAAAAGACGTAAAGCTGCTTATCATTGACGGCTACGTTCTCTATCAACAGGGCTCCCAGCCTTATGAGCGAATTAATATCGTTGCACCCTATTACGAATACGACAATGGAGGTGTTATTGGAAGTCAACCAATCCGGTCTCTTATTATTCAAAGTCATCCATATATTGACAATGACGGCGCCCTTTCGATTATTCGAATATCGCTTATGGAAGCGCATGACGGATTTAAATCCGGAAGCATTTCAAGATGGTATGTTGGTAGCGACGAATTTACCAGCACCAACCACCAGGTAACTTTCATTTCGTTGACCGGGCAACAGTTTGTCCGCGTCAATAAAACATAGGTTCGCATCAACGCGGATTCTATCATTGGCGTCAAAGATAGGGGCCATTATCAGTTGGTCATACTCATTACGTCTGCCGGGGAACGGGCAGTTTGCCAAGCGTAGTGAGTAAAGTAGCGTATGGCATAACTCTCAGAGAGTCGTCCTACGCTTATGATCCGTAATTCTTACTCTTGGGGTTATCCACTTTAGTGGGTAGTCTGACTAGGTAGAACTAGGTAGTGTTTGAGTTCGATTTTGGTCCCTTCTTTAGCTTTTTCTGGTCGGCAGAATAAGTGGTTCAATTCCGCTAAAAGCACGAATTCATTATTTAACTAACAAAACGTAAGTTTATGACTGAAGTAACGTTTAAATTGCAGAAGATCGTAGATCTCCACGAACTGATTGGAAAACCTTTAGTAGCCGTTCCAATGGCTCAGCGCGCTCGCGGCAAAGAGGGCGAAGAAGGCTCTGTTTCCGCTTTTCACAGCAAAATGCTGGCGCATGGCCTCTACCAGGAATTCGAAAAGGAAGAAAACGGAATCAAGTCCCTGGGTCGCCGGGCCATCGTGATTGATGGTCGGGGTGTTGCCTTTGAAGATGTAGAAGGATTCGTCGGCGGTGGAATATTCATTGTCCGGGAAGTCGCATTGAGCCGGAAGAAACTGCCGAAGTTGATCGTTGGAACGATGAAATCGCCAAGAATGCTGGCGTGCCCCCCTTCTCACGTTTCGATGGAGATCGGCGAAGCCGGCATCTTGATCACCAGGAAATGGAACATCACCGATGTTGCCGAGTCGGTGTACACCATTCCAACTCCGGAAGAGCAATTTGAGGTTGCCCTGAAGAAGATCTTTGAAGATCTGGAAATGATGCGGGATGCATTTTATTCCATTGACCTCGACGAAGTCGCTGCTCAGGAAGGCGAAGCTCATTTTTGCGACAAATATTTGGGACACGCCAAAGGCATTCTGAAAACTGACTTCCCGGAACTGACGCAAATGTTCGGCCCGATGCCGGCATTTTCCATTGTCAATGGGTTGATGAAGCGCCTGGAATCAGAAACTACCCGCGTCGTTGCCGGCGAAGTATTCACTGAAAATCACCGGGCTATCGCTCAGCGCGTTGTGGAGGCCAGCCGCCCGCAGAGCACTCAACTGGTAACAGAAGAACAGATGGCGAAGTGGGCTTCGGAGTACGGGGTAGATTTCGAAATCACCGAAACGAAGAAGACGGAGGTGAAAGCGGCGTAATGACTTAATGTTAAAAAATTTTCATATGTTGGAGGGGCCGTTTGCCCCTCCTTCTTTAGCTATTCAATATTTTATTCTATTAACTTTAAATTTACAATAATGGAAATCACGTCAACGAAAATCAAGATACTGAACTGTACCAAAACTCTCTATGGAATAATTGCCAAAGATGAGCAGGAAGACAATGTCCGAGTTGTGGTTTCCAAGAAGTCGGGGATCAAAACGGACATTAAAATTACTATGCGGAACCAAGAAGTCGTAGAGACCGAATTTGCGTATGCGCAGTGGAGGAACCCAGGATTCTACCATTTCTATATTCGTAACCCAAAAGGGATTCGAGGAATAGAAAGAGAATTTACGGAGCGATTTATGAATAAATTGTCTGTTGACTGTGAAGACGCTTTTAAAGATTTGAGTTTGGAAATGGTCCCAGCTCTCGATTCCGCGAAAATGTACTTTGTCACGTCAAATAATTTGACTGTACAGTATACTGTACGGATGAAATTTGAAACGAAAGGTGAAATAGAAGGGACAGCTCGGGAAAAGAAGGCACAAATAGCTAAATTGGCGGAGCCTATTCTTCTGAAGCTACGTAGTCAAGTTTTCAATCTTGGAAAAGGGATTCACTCTGAGAGATTATTTGTTAAAGGGAATGAAATTGAAACCTTTTTAGCAGAGACAGTCAAAAGAATGAATCCGGAGATTACTGAACTGACATTTCAATTGAAACCAATAAAGTACACACTGAAAGTAACGACCTCATTTGCCGAATTTTGTTCAGATGATGATTTACAGTATTATCTGCTTTTGCTTAACCAGGTAGGGGCTGAATTATTTAACAACAAAAACTCAAGACATTTCTATGAACAATTTACGATTTCGAAGATTCCGTAGAACTCTCACGAAAATACGCAACATATATGGGATTGGCATTGGAGTTTTCATACCGATGTGGTGCGTATTAAGTTTGAGCCTCCCTTCAAAGGAGGTAATCGCAATTAACGAACAACAGGAAAGATTACAGCAGTCCGTGTCTAACACGATTGTTGATACGCAGGAGAAGGTAGCTCTCGTTGAGCTACTGCCTCCGAAGAAATTGAACGATCTGATACCGATACTGGACTCCATATATCATCCGAAAAACAAAGACGGTCGCAAAGTTTTCAATGATTTCAAATATTTGGAATTTTGGAAACCTTCTGCTTGGTCTTTTGATGAACTATACGGCATTCCTTGGTCAGTAATTGTCACTGTGCCTCGGCTAGAGACACATGGGTATACTGAAGGTACTGGAAGAAAGGGAGGGGGAGCTGGTATAAAAGCTTACCCAGAACTATGGAGAACTGTAACCTTCAAAGGACAGCGCTATGTTTATAACGAAAGAGGTATCAAGGCTGTCGGTGTGAACCGAGGCCATGATATGAAAGAAGTATGGAGCACTGCTGTAGCATATAATAAATACGATGCTACTTGGCATAGTATCTCAGACTTCTGCCGTTTCTTGCGTGGTATCTACTGGAATGGCGAATTAGATAAGAACGGGAATCCTATCCTTAAGGATAGGGAATCCATGTACGAAGGACGAGTCAAACGATGGATGGCTAAAGGTTGTTCTTACGAACAATCTTGGATCAATGCTATGGCTGCTGATGTTTTTCCATCAAAAAAGCAAAGGGCGTACCACACATCTGGTTGCTTATGCGTAGGAGACATGATTAGTAAATGCCGCCAAATACGGTTGGAATCCGCCAAGAAGAGATACGACTGGCTATTAAAAAATGCTCTTGAAGGCGACGAAAGTTGCCTGACATACGAGTATCGTGAAGTTAAATTAGGTTCTCTATGAGAGCGCAAAATAAATCCTTTCATGCCCGTCTTCGAACCACCATCGGTGGTAAGTTGCCCTACGTAGCGGGGTAGACCGCAAGGCGTGGAAGCGATCTAAAGGAAAGGGTACTTGTGAATGGTCTAAAAAACCTTCTCGGAGTAGGGGTCGAATCCCGCCCTTTCCCTAAAAATTAAATACCATGGCAAAAGAAATTTTAAATGAATGCTTAGAATGCTTAGAGAATTGCGCAGAATGCCCAGGAAACGTGAAAAACTGGGAAAAAACATTTGCTCAATTTGCCGCGGAAAAAGAAGACGAGGAAGAAGATCTTCCTTTACCCTTCTATGCAGAATAAGCAGAGGTGGGGCCGAAAAGTTACCTACTAAGTAAAAATCTCTCTTTTGGTTTGAGTCGTTTGAAGGCTTACTTTAAAGGGATAAAGGTTTTTATCTGAACGGTGATCAGTAGCCCCCACCTTTTTTACTAATTTATACCATGAAAAAAAATATCATACTGCTAATATACGCGCTGCTATTAGCAGCTACTTTCTTCTTCTTAATGAATCAGAAAGAAAGCGCCCCTAAGGCCTTCTATGGCCTTTACGCTACAATTGTGGTCTGCCATGATTTTGCAAGGGTAGCTACGCTACCCGATTCTACTGTAAATGCTCATGCCCATTTGTGGTTTTTTAGACTCTTTAAGCACTCTTTCGGGTATTACATCGTCAAAGCTATGCGAGACGAGATCCGAGAGAATGTACTGAAAGAGTCTGTTTCCTTTGACCTAGATCAAGAATATAAGGAGATAGAAAGGTGGACCTTCAAGTGGGAAAAAGTAGTCACCAAATACACTGAGAAGATATATGCAAAACTCAATCAAAGGAGGACTGCCTAGCAGACTCCACCGAATGCGTGGAAATAACAGACATTTCAGAAGATTGGCTGCAGTTAAGAGGCAAACGGACGAAATTCGTGATCTTCATAATAAACTTTTAAGAATTCGCGATGCTCTACATGTTCTCCAAGATGAGTGGCTGACCCAAAGTGAAATAAATACTTTTCTCTTGATTTTAAATCAGGAAGAACATGACGCGTCAGCTGCTTTAGTAAATTTTAACACTTTGAAAGGCATGGACATTATACCTGAGTTTAGCCGATATATTGTGGGAGTTTCAAGTTCTGTAAGACTACTTGCTCAGATTGCGCACTTCCAGGAAAACAATGCTTCGTTAACAAACGCTCTCACGAGCATAAAACTTAATAAGCTGAATGGTAATTTATAGGCACTTGCCTGATGGAACCTTCTTAGCTTCCGACGGCATAAAAAGAAACAAAGTCTTTTCTGGCGATTACTCCTTAGGGATGATCGTTGACGATGAAGGCGTAGTCGACCAAAATATGGTCTGCGAGCTAATGCTTGGTCCGAAACGCACCAATGTGCGAGTAGTTTCGGGCCTTGAAGCTGTTAAGCTCTGGAATACCTGTTTCGGTCAATTAGAGACGGAATTAGAGGAATACAAAACGGAAGAAGGAAAGTTGATTACTTTCCAAGCATACTTGGAGCGGATGTACGGGGAATCCTATGTGTTCATAGAATGGAGCGATTCGTTCTTAATCTTGAGTAGACAATGACGAGAAGTACCTGGATTACACGCGAACCTCCTATGATATGGAGAGCGTTCGGAGCAATAATCACCATAGTTTTTTGGTGCGCTGTTACGGGACTATCCTCTTTTTTGGCTACTCGAGAATTTAATATAGCTGTTGAAAAAGCTCTTCCTATTAAGGGGGAACTTATCATGGCTAAAGATGCAACTGAGGAAGATCTTTGGAATTTGCTGGAACTTTATGAGATTCGTCACGCTGATTGGGTATTCACTCAAATGCAGCACGAAACGGACAAGTTTACGTCTAATGTGTTCCTGGATTGCAATAATCCGTTCGGCATGAAATTGTCTAAACGAAGGAATGCGTCAACATGGTGCAGAAGACATGCGTACTTTACTTCTTTGAACATTGCGTTCAAGGACTTCAAAGAATATCAGGACTTATACATGGTACCGTATGAAGCTAGGAATGGAGCTTTCCAGACCATAGAAGACTACTTGGATTTTCTAGAACGAGCACATTATGCCGAAGATTCGGCATACAAAAAAAACGTGTCAAATCTTCATTATCAATCAAAATAACTAACTTTATGGGTATCGATTCGATTTTGACTTTGCTCTTTTTCTTGATTATTTGCGGCGTCGCGGTGTATTTCACCGCGCTGGTCCTCACCAAGAAAGGAGTAATTTCGCGGTCCGTTAAGGACATTGCGCAGGAAGTTGTTACAGCAAGCCAAGGAGTTGCTAACATTCAAATAGCTGCTTCTGGTAATTATCACGGGGAAAATCTCGATCTCTGGACGGCAGCTATAGCCAGAATGCTCCAGGGAAAAACGTTCGACATGAGGAACCCAGCATCCCCTCACCCGGACGAAGAGGTGGATATTGACGGAAAAAAACAGATTATCCGCTTTCAGAGCTACATCGCGTTTAATGTATTCCTGGATAAGCTGAAGGCCGCCGGTTTTATGTATGAAGAAGAGTGCCGCCAAGGCACAGTTGACGGAAAGGACGCAGTCGGTCTGAAAGTTTGGAAACCAAACTTACCAAATCAACCAATTTTTGTGAAGTTTGAAAGAATTTCAAGCATAAAATTGAAAAGTACTGCCGCCAAAATCATCTACGTCTTTAACGAGGCGTCTTATGTTTCTGGAGACGGTGAAATTGAAGCGGCTACATTCTTTGTATCCATGTACGATGCCAAACTCGCTAAAAACGGCGAACATCCAATCAAGTTTCATGACATTGAAGAGTGCGCAAAAGCATCGGAATTTTATATCGGCGAGGCTCACTCTCAGAATTCTGCGCTCATGCACCGATTGGTGTACAATGAATCTCGCGGATCGTACCTTGATCCGGTCAGCCTGGACATGCATTGGAGTATCAAGCAGGAAGACGCGAATTATGCCGCCAATTTTATTCCTGAAGTTATCTTCCAGGAAGGCGACGTAAAGTCAACAAATTCCGGGCTGCATGCATGGCGAGTATTTCAGGCAATGATGTCCGCAACAAAGACTGATCCTGCGACCGGGATGTTGCGTCCAGATGTTCGCAGCGTAATTATCACTGGCGCTGCAGGCACCGGAAAATCTCAACTCGTAAGGGCCTGGATTAGCTGGGCTGCAAAGCATTTGAACCTGCATTTCGTATTGGCCAGCAGCGATATCCTTCGCCTGCTTAGCTCTTCGGAATCATCTGCCAACATCAGAAACGCTTTCGAAAGCGACAAGAATTACGTCCTCGTCTTTGATGACGTGGACACGGACAAAGGATTAGACCTGAAGGCTCTGATCCCCTATATTGACTCCTCCCTGGCCGCGGCTATGCCATGGTTACGTGGCGTAATCGTTGCGACGAATACTCCATTGAAGGAAATCAGTGACGTTCTGTATCGGACTGGTCGTTGCATTACGGCAGAATACAAAAAATTCGATGCTCCCGGGGCAGTAAAATTGGTTAATCACCTGACTGATTCCAACCCGGATTTGAAGTGCGACCTTGCTACCTTGACTAATGCTGCCAGAAATGGGATCACGTTAGCTCAAATCTTGAGTCACGTGATTGGCAAAGGTTCTACAAATTCCCTTCGTAAGATTAAATCCGAAGTGCAGAAGGAATTTGCTGCCGGTACAACGGTCGAGTTGGAAGTAGAGAAAACTTAAACAAAAAATTAGGGAAGGGGTAAATTGATACCCCTTCCCTCTAAAGAATTTGCAGTTTCACTTGGAAGTGGGGGTTCGAGCCCCTCCCGGACAGAAGAGCCGGTGGTGCAATGGTAGACGCCTGGCTAGCCAACATGCCAGTCCTAGAAAAAGTGAACTTGGTAACTGCAAGGGGGCTCTGGTCGGGAGTAACCCACAGACGAAAGTGGGGGTGGTAGCGCCTGATAAGGAGTCCAATCCCTTGTCTTAAACAGTTTCTCGGCTATCTCCCTTTTAACTTATTCAATATAAAAGTCATGATAAAAGAAAATACTAAATTAGTTTTCTATGATGCTTATGTGACTATATTGGATTATTATCCTGAGAACCACTTGTTTGAGATAGGAATATTAGATAATGATCGAATGGACGACGAAAATGTACATCCTGACCATTACGCATACAGCGAAATTCATAAATATCCGTCGTTTTTTATAGGAACTGTAGCTTCTCACTCTTGGGGAGCAAAATGGGGAGATGGTCTCAGAACTGCTAATGATCTAATAGGAACGCACATTGAAACGTCACAACTTGAAGCATACTTTATAGGATGTTATAATAAAGATTTTCCAGACGCTATTCACTACGAATACTCCCCTGAATGGGGAAACAATTTCAACTTTTTTGTTCAAATAAATTCTCTTATATGCATCGTTTCCAGATCTTATTTTATATTCTCTGCTTAGCAACCCTCACTGGATGCGAGGGATGCGGAGCGCAGAATCCAGATGATTTAGTACGTGAAAGGGAACTGGAACAAAACAAAGTTCCTATTTCTCCCTACGCTAAATTGCAGTCACCTGCGGACACTTCACCGATTCAACAGATCGTTGAACAAGCCCCAGCAAATCCAGAGAAAGCTGTTCAATCGGGTCAGGACGTGAAAATGACTTCTGTGAGCGGCGCAAACTTCATTGTAACATTGACGGAGCAAATCGCACTACCTAAATCGGTATCATTTACGCACTACTCGAAACAAAAGACAATAATCAAAGGATCTACTAATTTCGCATTTGGAGAAAGCTCAATTACTATCTTTTATGGAAATGCCGTAGGCATAGAATCAAGCGTAGTGTTGAATTTTGTTAGCGACTTTAACAGGGAATTCACTTGTAATGCTACGATTATTCGAGCAACTGTTTCTGACAATAAAACCAGATACGCACTTGCGATTCATTTTGACCGTGAGAAGAGCAAAATTGATAAAATCTTCGTAGGCCAAACGACCTACTACAAAGAAGGAGGCTAACATGGGTAACACGGAAACAGAAATTCTCGAAAAAGATTTTGATTGGTCGGATGTTAGGATAGGGGTATTGATTACCCCATTCAACAGCGAATCCGCTTTTCAAACATTGGAAATGCTTCGACCATTAAAACCAGATGGAATTCCAATAGTTTATGACCAAATTGTACCTTCTTTGGACTGCGTCATTATCCCTTCGGTAAGTGATATATATCTTCCTGGGCAGCAACTAGGATACACTTTTCAGCAAAAAATTGATCCTTTTGTTACCGCCTTCTTTGATGTACAACTCGAATATTATCAAAGAAATTGCTCGGTACTTGCTCTAGGGACTTCTTTTCTGTCTCTCCTATTGTATTACAGTCATCAACTGAGATACATAGAAGGGCACGGCGACAACAAAATACATAAAGTAAAGGGATTTTGGCCTGAAGAAGCAATGTTAAACGTATCGTCAAATCATCGTCATGGAATTTTAAAGTCTGAATTATCCACTGAATTTAAGTGTTTGGCCGAACATTTTTTAACTGTAGAGGCTGCGATGCATAATGTTGATCTGGTCGCTGGTGTACTTTGGAACCCAGAACGTACAGAACAACCCATGGATTCTCCGTTCTTTGCTGAATATAAATGCTCTCATGGAGATTCGTTGACTTTTGGGCTATTGAAACATCTTATTCAACTCAAAAAAACAACAAAAAATGGTGGATGATTTGTATCAATACATGATTAACCCTATGCGAGTCTCGGACCCAGAAAAGCTCCCAAACCCGCAGTACTTCCGAAATACACCTCTATTCTATTCGAAAGATAGGCTGGAATACGTAGACTGTAATGAAATGAAACATCGGATAGGTAAAGAATTTCTTTACGTATCTGATGTACCGTATGATACTGGTGAAAAAACGGGAATGGAATATGAAATTCCTTGGAACCCAACAGCAATTCAAAAAGATATGGCCCGAAAACTCCTACTTGCTAAGAATGAGGATTGGAATGCTCAGTACTATGTTCGTAGACAAATTTTTGGGTTATCGCAGTTCGTTTATGCGATGCCTCACTCAGACGGCGGTGGTACCGAATTCTTATTTGTACCAATGACCCTCGAATCTTTCAAGGTCATTTATCCTTGGTTTGAGGAATTCTTCTCCTACTTAGAAAGCATGGGATTTACTTCCCGTGTCGACGGCGCTGGAATTCATTTGAACTTCGATTACGGTTGGTTTGGGGGAACTAACGAAGAGAGAGTTAAAACTCTTCAAGAACTTCTGATTTTTATGTTTGAAAACCGGGAATTCTATTTCGGCTTCTCCGGACGACAAGGTACCATGTCTTCATGGTCTGATCCGTATGAAATGTTAAGTAAAGATATTGCTACACGGCTGAACCCACTAGAAATGAGGAGAATATTCCAGCAGCAGAAGATTGCTACATTGGAAGAATTCAAAAACATACTCGACCCTGCGATAGGAATTAAAAATACGAAGGTGTATGATACCTTCAAGATCAGACTTGGAATCAAGGAAAAACCTCGGGTGGAACTACGCCACTTCGGATCTACTTTGAATCCAAGAGTACTCAGAATCTATTGGGAAGGATCGGCGGCCATTATCAAAATGTGTCGCAATCAACCTGGAACTAATTCCTTACAAGATTTAGTAGATTATGTTCGATTTAACATAAAAGAATTTCCTTTTTTCTTTCAATATCTTTGCGAAAACAAAATGACTCGCTATATGATAAATAGTACTGCGATAAAAACTGCGTAAATAAGCGACGATATTCTTGGAATAAGACTCTGAAAGACGTATCTTGTGGATTATTTCACTTTAAAATAACAAAATGAAGCGGAGAATTATAGAACCGTGAATTAAGAAATTGGTCGAGACATTTCCCTTCGTTGTAATGAGAGACCGCTGGGGCAAGCCCCTAGGGGTCTCTTATACCGAAGACGGACTTAAATTAGTTTGTAATTCAGACGGCAGAATGCCGTATTATTCAAAAGCTATACTACGAGCCAATAAAGGGGAAACTCCGGGTTACACTATTACCGGAGACTTGCGTAAAAACCCCAATATAATAGTGGAAAAATTTGTCCCTCGGGACCACAAAAATCCTCGTATAATGCAAGCAGAGATACAGTTCGTAGACAAAGCTCTACGAATGTTGTATGTCCAAAAGCGGTACGAGCCCAGTTAGTGCCAATGGGTATCTTTTAGATTTCATAGTCTGGTCAGTACATTACCCTTGAAAAGGTAAGTGTAAAGGGTTCGAATCCCTGAGCTAAAGACTACAAGTAATAGGTGCGAGAGTTCTTTCTTAGGCCGAAGAGAAACGCCAAAGTGGTTTTTCGGTAGAGCAAATTGTCAGGTCTGGCCTGTTAAGCCAGGTGCCATAAGATTTGTTGGTTCAAGTCCCAGGTGGTCTGAAAACTACTAAAGAGTAGAGCTGTACCCTCGGGTATTACTTTTATGAAATCAAAAGTACATCTATGGGAAAGTATTCGCCCTGCCTGTCACGCAGGTGCGTAACGCTAGTAGATGTCGCCAAAGGAACTGGTTTTTTATAATCAAATTATTAACAACATGAAAGCATGAGCGTTTATAGGTCTGTTCTCTTTGTTCGGCTTAACTAGTCCGGATAATTCGGCACAGTACCGCGAAAGTCTTAATGAAATGGCCAATAAGATCACACTTTTAGAGTCAAAAGTAGACTCTTTAAATGAATCTAATGGTCGTTTGTGGAAACTCCACCCTTATCTCAACCCAAAATCGGCAGAGGCTTTGCGTAAGTTCGCCAAAAAAGAAGGCATACTTCCTAACACAAAGTTTAAACTGCTATATAGTTCTGTTAACCCAAAGGTTGACATGGAGCTGTATAATGTCTTGACAGCCTACACAGGCCCAGTAGTTGGAGTTACATCCATCTATCGCGAAGGCAGCGGTAAGTCGCAGCACAATCACGGGTGTGCCATCGACATCAAATGGGATGCTGTTCCTAAATCAGGAGCAATGTCAGGTCGTTCTTTTGCCCGCTGGCTCATCACCGATGAAGGCCAAGCTTGGGAAAAGGAGAACAACCTGTGAATCCGATTTGAAAACATTCGGGATAAGGAGTTTAGAACCGGAGAATATGCAGAATATTATTGGCATAATAAAGAGGCTACCGGACCACATGTACACATTGGACTAAGAAAAGATAAACCAAAACAAGCTTTAGTGGACAAGCTGCTCGCAAGCAGTTAAAAAGCTTAAAAGGAAAATGAAAAAATTGATTGCACCGTATTCCGTTGAAGGAATTGAGAATTGTACCATCGATGAGGCAATTGCCTACCTATCGACAAAGCAGTTACTAGGGTTCGATACTGAGACACGACAAGTGGTTTCAGCAAAAGCTTCGGGTCCAGGGTTGCACCAGGTTATCATGGCACAAATCGGGGATCAAGAACGACAATATATTTTTGACGTGCGTACCCACCTTGGTGATCTTGCGCCGCTATGAGCAATCTTGGCGTCACCTAATATCATCAAGGTGGGTACTAACTTAAAATATGATTATCTACAGATGTATGGTACCTTTGGTATCTACATGAACGGGCTTTGCGACATAATGTTGAACGAAATGGTTTTGAATTGTGGACGAGCAGTAAAGAAGAAATTTTATTCGTTGGAAGGAATGTCCTCTCGATACTTAGGATACAAATTCAATAACCCGAAGCAAGGATCTTTATTTCCTGAAGATAATTTTTCGAAGGACACAAGGTTAGAGTTCATTAACTTAAAGGATGAACCTTTCAATAACTCACACGTAGAGTATGGAGCTAATGATGTTATCTTGCCTCTGATGATTCTTGAGAAGCAGAAAGTGAAATTGAAGGAAGATGAATTAGAGAAATGCGCCGATTTTGAAAACAAGTTTTTACCTGCTTTAGGATATATAGAAACTTGTGGATTCTACATTAATCAGCAGAAGTGGTTAGATAATATTGCTAAACATGAGGACAAAGTAATAGAAACTATAGATATACTTGATGAGTATGTAGCTAAGAAGTATCCTAAATTCAAAGGAATAAATTGGGCATCTTCTAAGCAAGTTTCTGTCCTATTTAAGAAAGCAGGATACGATTTATCTGTGGTAGACGAACGTAAGAGTACGGAAATGAATACTGTGTACAGAGATTCAGTTGAGAAGAAGGTAATTGAGAAGTATGCTGAAAGCAAATTGATTTCGAAGTATATAGAATACAAGAAGGCAGCCAAACTATGTTCTACTTATGGAGCTAAATTCTTAGAATTTGTGAATCCTACTACTAACAGGATGCATTCATCTTATTGGCAAATTGTAGACACTGGCAGACTTTCCTCTTCTAAGGTGAATATGCAGAATATTCCTAGAGACCCTATGTTCAGAGAACCTTTTCAAGCTGAACCTGGAAATATGATTGTAAAGGCTGATTACTCTCAACAAGAGGTAAGAATGTTTGCTTCTTATTGTAATGATAAGAACCTTAAGAGCGTATTTGAAGGCAGTAATAGTGATATACACGCCACGTTTGCGGCAAAGCTTTTCAAGAAAGATATAAAAGATGTAACCTATGAACTCAGACAGCTAGGTAAAATTGCAAACTTTACTCTTATATATGGCGGCGGGGCAGGTAAATTATCCCAAACAATGGGTATTCCTCTAGAAGAGGCCAAACAAATTGTCAATTCATATTTTTCTTCTTTTCCAGACGCAAGAAAATATTTCGCAAAAACTTACGCCTTAGCCTTGCAAAGAGGTTATATCCAAATAGATAATGTTATAGGGCGTAAAACTTATATTAGTAAATTCCACGAATACGATCAGCTTAACAAAATACTAGCTGATTCATATAATGTAAATCTTGTAGGTACAGAGAAAGTAAAAAGAACTGTTGGAACAATTGCTTCTATAATTAAACGGATGTCGTACAACTATCCAGTGCAAGGCGGTTCTGCTAGCATGACAAAACTTGCACTTATTTATATGTATGAGTGAATTAAATCAAAGAAGCTATTAGGAATAGTAAAGATTGTTACTACAGTACATGATGAGATTGTGCTTGAATGTCCTGAAGAAATGGTAGATAGAATAATGGATGTATTGGAAACTTCGATGAAAAAAGCATTCAAAACATTTGTCCCGAATGTACCTTCGGGTTTAACCATTGAAAAGAGCTACATATGGCCGAAATAACTTACCCCTTACTGCTCCAATATCAGCCAGTAAATCAAACCACAATTACGTGGTTTGCAGCGGTAACGCTGATTGTACTGATACTCGGATTTGTAGTTACGAAAGTAACTCATCCGAAGGAGCAGATAGGTTTGGTGTTGATGCGAGTCTCATTTGAGGCGCGCACAACCGTGTTCTTACTTTTAACGAGCTTCTTTGGAATAGCAGAAGCCCTGACTGCTACAAGTATTGTACCAGTTGGGGAGCCGGAGTTTGCAATTGCTTCAAGGTTCTTGAATCACATCCTCATTGCTATCGGCTCTGTCGTTAGTATGATGTGTGCCTCATTCCTAACTAAAGAGGCTTTGGAAGAGCGATTGAAAAACAAATTGAAGATTGCAGCGAAATCTACGGAACCAATTAGACGTTTGAAAAGTCATCCAATGGCATGGGCTACAATAGGATTGATGGTGATTGTTTCATTATTCTGCGCATTTACCAATATCTATTTGATTGCTTTTGCGGCAGGCGATGCACCACTGTTAATCAACTTCCTACTTCTAGGTGGCGGACTCACTCGGATGAACACGATTACTTTGGTGTCAACTTTTGTCGGATTCCTACACTTATTCTTTACACTCGTTGAGGCCGCTATGGTCTATAATGAGCAAAGAATCAAAGACTTCGAAGATAGTCTAGACAAGAAGAAGAAAAGGGATGAGGAAATAGCGGACAAGAACAAGGCGGAGGCCAGTAGGACTCCTCCAGCAGGGGAACATAACTTTGAAAACGTACTCGAGTGGACGTTTAACCGTTTAGGCGGGAACAAGGAAGATGAAAAATACAAAAAAGCTAAGAATGCAATTTTAAAGAAAATGCAAGAACTTGAGGGAGATAAAACAGATGATTCCCGCAAGAAAATTGCAGGCAGCACTACGAACTTATTTAAGCTGTACACCTCTTTACTTCAAGGAGACAAAAGTCGAACAACTGCTGAGACTGATAACGAAAAACTTGCACGACAAGCAAAAGAAAACAAAGAGATTAGGGATTTATTTGCTAAATCCGTCTCTCAGGGCGGCTTTGGTTATACCCTCCCAAACTTCTAGGCCCTGACGGGCCTCGCTGTAACGATGATTTCTGTTTGTGCCGGGAAGTCCGCAATAGGTACGGTAAAATATCTCATAGATGCGAAAAGGACGATTGTTCTAAGAATAGATGTCCCAATTGCGAATACAACTTGACTGATGAGAAATATACAGCTTGTCAAGACTGTACACCAGTTATGTGCAGAACCTGTTTCGAGCATAAGAAGCACTTTGTTAAATCACCTTGGACTGGGCAACCTATATGCTTTGATTGTTTACCTCAACACACGATCAATTTAGAAAGAGGAAGTAAAGAGAAGATGTATAATGTTATGAGGGATTATAACCGCCGACAGGAGAAAGGCATGAAAATTTGTACACAGTGTAAAGAAGAATTTTACGATTTTAATGGTAAACAAAACTTATGCTTTGATTGTAGAAAATTTAAATGCGAGGAATGTGGTAATGTAGTATTCGAGTTAGATCACCAAGGATTATGTAATTATTGTTCATCGAAAAACTATAAATTAGACGGAAATATATGAGTAACGCAAAAAACGAGCTCCACGACCGCGCCTTCAAAGCCTGAATGGCATCCGACCGCAAGGGTAGCTTAGTCCTTGCAACAGGGTCTGGAAAAACCCGTTTGGGAGTACTCGCGCTTTTGGAATGCTTAGAGGAAGATCCAAACGCTAAGGCGTTGATCGTTGTACCTCAAGTGAACCTTAAAGACAACGAATGGCCGAACGAAATTCAAAAATGGGGTGCTGCTCATCTATCGAACCGCATTAGAATTGACTGCGTCCAAACGTTATACAAGATACCTGAATCGGAGGTCCAAACTCCGATAGAAGAATATGACCCATGTACGGCTGCCGCAGGTCCAAACTGCGAACCGTATACTTTAGTGGTTGTGGATGAGATTCACACCACACTTTCGGAGGAATATAGGAAAGTACACGATATACCTCATGTATATAAGTTAGGACTTACAGCTACTGTACCTCAGAACGTGGACTATGCTAAGATCCTAGAGGACGTATGCCCTGTCTTATTTACTTATTCAATTGACGAGAGTGTGGCTGATGGAGTAAATGCTCCATACGAAGTAATCAATGTATCTGTACCATTCACAAAGGACGAGCAAAAGAAATATTTCATTTATAACAACGGATTTAACGAAGCGAGAAGAAATATCATGATGAATAAGGGTCTCGAATTTGGAGATTCCTTTACGCTTGCTCGAAGATATAAGGCAGATAGATCACATCCGCTTCAGCCCTACTGTGCATCCTTTTGGGCGATGATGTCATTGAGAAAATGGCAATGTTATGGCGCTGAAACGAAGAAGGCGGAAACGATGAAACTGCTTATGAAGTATCCAGATTACAAATGAATCGTGTTCTCTAAGACCACAAAGACTATTGAGGAAATACACGAATTATGCAAAGCAGCTGGAATAAATAGTGTGGTTTACCATTCTAAGTTAAAGAAAAAGGAGAAACAAGCGGCCCTTGAAGCAGCCTCCACTCCTGAGTGCAGAGTAATACTTAGCGCTCAAGCTTTGACTACTGGGTACAATCTGCCCGAAATTGACGCCGGAATTTGTATATCCGGAGACTCGTCAAGTATCGTTAATACACAGTCGTTAGGCAGGTGTCTCAGATTTGTTCCGGGAAAACGAGCGAAATTTTTCAATCTTTATGTCGGAGACACACAAGAAGAAGTGTGGATTCGCAAAAAGACTTCCTCACTCAGTAATGTTACTTGGGTGAAAAATACCGAATTATAATGGCCATGAAAAGCGTTCTACAAGAATACTTGTCACAGGGCATTACCTCTCTATCGTCATCGCAGATGGCGCTTGCCAAGAAAAAAGGCTCATGCTTTTTTTGCGGTGACGATAGAGTTTACCATAATGCCCCATTTTCAAAGGATCTAGGGATGTGTACCGGTTGTTGGACTACTATGAGGGAGTACATATATGATAGAGTAATAATGTTACACAGAAATATTGATTCTAATTACGTTAGTTATATAGTGGATTTCATAATGTACGGAACAATTCCTGAACATTGGGATGAATCTTTTCAGGACGTAGTAGCACCTCATACGAGTTATAAGCATATACTTAATCCTTCTATTTCTGGACCAATATTTAAAAAAATATGTACTTTTTGTTTGAAACTTTCTCCAGAGCCTATTAGAGTAATTCATGGAGAAGTTATTGATATCCATGATGGAAGATTAGATAAAGTAAAACCATACATTAATGTACCAGTAGGCGCTGTCGGAAAGGGTAAGCACACTGTAGGAGCAAAAGTATATACTTGTCAGGCATGTCTGTATCAGATTAAAAGAAATATAAAATTCTACGGAATTCTCCCAGAAGGATCTTACGAAATATGTTCTAGATGTGAAGGCAAGTACACAATAACTTCTGAGGAAGCAAATAAAAGAGGTGAAAAATTTCGTAATGGAGAAAGAAAGCCGTATATTTGTACTACGTGTTTTAATCAGGTACATGGACTTTATACAGACCCTAAATACAACATATACGGAAGAGAAGAACACTATCACTGCTCTTGTGGTAGACCTGTACTTATTGACTTAATGAATATTACACACAGGGCAGCATTAGAAAATCTTTACTGCCTTTCCTGTAGCACTATCAATACAGGAGTGAGTTTTACTTTTGAAGGAGATAGGAATGAGACAGTCTCTATACACGTTACAGGAGAACTTTTTGGTGATGTCATCAAATATACGTTTTTAACTATGGTAAAGAATGGACAAGACGACAGAACAGAAGTGTTTGAAGTAAGTAACGAAAAATACGATCTCGAATTTGATGCGTTTTGGGCTGGTGTGATATCTTATTTCACATGAATAATTTACTTATGGAGAGCTCAAACAGTTTTGTCGTGTTCCCTACAAGTGACGGCAACGACCAGTATCATGTGACGATTATGACATTTGGAGATTTTCCATTTGCTGATAACTACGTAAGTGTTCAAATACTCAGACCAAATATTACACAAAGAAATGCTATCTGGGAAGAAGTAGAGACATACAATGGAAGTTACGGTAGTTATGCAGATATTGTAATAGACGCTTGCCAAAGAATTTATAAACATGCACAATCACACTGATTTTTCAACCGATAATTACACTGATACTTTTGTAACAATTGGAGAGGTTGTATATATTACAAGATATTTTTACAGCCCAGACAATAAATATTGTTACCAAGTGTGGCAAGAGGAAGTAAAAGCAGAAAACGAACTACGGCGCAGAACACATATTTTCGATTTTTTTCCTGATGCCGTCATTAACTCACTAAATTATATACGACATGTACACAGAAGTTCAAGTCATCTTTCGTAGTGTATTAGGTATCGAGAAGAAGTTTGCAATAGATCTAAAATTAATTGAAAACGAAGGATATTGGTACGAAATATACGTACATCCTGATTACGGGGCTTTTCGTGAATTTGTAGGAGTTAGTACTAATTTTACTGAGACTGTAGCTGACTGTACGATCGCCGCTTGTTATCATATTATCGAATACTTAGACCCTACTTAATATGTACGAACAAATGTTATTATGAGACGATGTTCACGAGGGCGAAGTAGACGTAGAATGGGGGTATAACGATGATATTATAAATATAGAATGGTGATTTAGCTCGGAGCATAGATACTCATACAGACTTTACGTTTACACATTGACTACGGACAGACCAAAAAATAAACATTATTTAGCCGAAGGACACTATTTCCCTAATTTTCCGGATTTGGTTATAGAATGTCTTCGAGTGTACATCGCAAAAACAGAATAATATGGATTTAAAAAGAATAAAAGAAGTAAGTAAAGAGTATCAAATCCCTATAGGAGCTGTAATTGATATGATACTTTCGCTGGATGACCCTAATATTGAATCAGATTTCGCACTCTCACTGTATGGAAATGGGTATACTTCAACCTTTTCTAAGAAAGGATTAGAACTTACAGAATCAGGAGAAACCATAGTTACGCAAGCAATTATGAAGTTCCAGGACGGACAATATTTATCGCCAGAATGAAAAGAGAAATTTGATGCTTGGTACGAATTATTTCCAATAAAAGTAGGGGACAGGAGAGTGCGGACAGGTAAAGTAAAAGCTAGAGAAGAATATTTGAAAATTTTGAACACGGTAGATCCCGACATACTTTACGCCGCTTTGAAAAAAGATATAAGTTCTAGATCTTACAAAGAACTTTACTATATGCCAGGACCACTTTCTTGGTTAAGAAACGAAGAGTACAAAAACCACATTGAAGAAGTATCAGAAGACGCATATTCATATGGAAAAGATTTCGCGTAGCCTCCATTATATATCTTCGGAGCAAGCAGCTAAAAATGCTGTTAAACTGATCAAAGATAGAAAATCAGGGAAGCTTTCGAGCTTAAAGAGCTGCTGACCTAAATTTGATAAAACATTCCTTAAAGGGATTGACTGGAATAGGATGCTGACTATAGCCGGAATTTCAGGAAGTGGTAAGTCGACAGTGTGCCAACAATTAAAGATGTCTTTCTTGGAAAATAACCCAGATGAGTCATTTGACATTCTTTCGTTTGAATTTGAAATGTTAACAACAGATCAAATGAGCAGAGCTTTCTCTGCTCGCCTTCAGAAGACAACTCAAGAGTTGTACAGTGGTTCGGAAGAGCCGCTTACAGACGAAGATATAGATCAGATTGAGGAGGCTGCGAAAGAAGCGGCCTCCTTACCCATTTTTTACGTAGACACTGTAGGAAATGTTGACGAGGTAATCAAGACTGTTTGGGAGTTTACTCGTGACAGAGGGCTTATTGAAAATAATAGAGGTTTAGTTATTTCTATTGACCACGCTCTTTTAGTAGAAGGTAAAGGATATTCTGAATCACAAGAGAAAGCAGTGATTGATCAACTTTGTAAAGCTTTGATTAAGCTAAAGATTAACTATGCCGCTGTTGGAGGAAGGATAATCATCATACTTGTATCGCAGTTAAATAGAGATATCGAATCTTCTGAAAGAAAAAGCAATAAGAATTTGCATTATCCTACAAAAAATGATATCTTTGGGGCATCATCGATTTACCATGCCTCAGACTACTTAATGGTAACTCATAAACCAGCTAATTTAGATGGTATAGGAGAATACTATGGACCAGAACAGAAGAAATGGGGATTTCCTAAAGGATTCCCTATAAAGAATCCACACGATCCAGAGCAAGCCATGATCTATTGGCACGTAATTAAGAACCGATTCGGTCCCCTGCGCATACTTGCAATGGGGGACAATTTCAAATTTTCACAAGTTACCGAAGTAAAACTTTAACATCATGCCACTACTTGGATATTTTGTCATCGTTGTATTTCTCATCGGTGGCTTCACACTAATTTATAATCAACAAAAATGATATGTCGAATTTAATCGGAATTTGCGGAGCATCAGGAACAGGTAAATCTACCTCTCTTAGAAATCTGAATCCAGAAGAAACATTTATAATTAATGTCCTAGGAAAGGATCTTCCATGAAAAGGTGCGAAAGCTGCCTTTAACAAAGAGAATAAAAACCAAGCGAACAGAAGTAATTGGTCTGAAATCATAGGACTCTTAAACTGAATCAAAGAAAATAGATCAGATATAAAGAACATAATTATTGACGATGCTGGTTTTGTAATGTCTTTGGAATACTTCAACAGAGCTATGGAGTCAGGTTACGGTAAGTACACACAACTTGCGCACCACTTTACGGAGATGTTGACTGTCGCTAAGAGCTTACCAGATGATGTAAACGTTATTGTAACACTGCACGATAGACTTGAAAATACTGATGGAATGTCACCAGTTAGGAAGATCAAAACTGTAGGACAAATGGTAGACCAGCACTTTGAACCTGCCGCACTGTTTACCGTACTACTATTTACTAAAGTATTGACCTCGAAAGAAGGAAGGAGTTACAAATTCGTAACTAATTCAGTAAATGAAGATTCTGCTAAATCGCCAATGGGCATGTTTGAGGAACTATACATCGACAACGATATGCAGAAAGTTTTAGAAGCAATAAAAGAATATAACAATTAATTATTATGGAATACAATCAAACTATCTTGACTTTTGGTGACTTTCTGGAACCAAATAAACTCCAAGGACCGGGCATCTATGAAGGTGTCACGCTTCAGCCAATTACATTCGGCGAGGGGTTTTTCGAAATTCCGTACGTAACTGCGGATAATCAAATTGTATCGAACCGAGTATGAACTCCGGATCTAGAAAAATTGAAAGACAAAGAATTTAAGGAAGCAACTGTAGCGGAAGCATATTCTGCTCGTTGGGGATGGGCTATGCGACATCTGACACATCATGCACGGATCTTGTGTCCAAAGGAAGAATGCGAAGCAATTACTGCTACGAATCACATGCAGATGGCTAAGAACATTGTAGCAATGATCAATAAGTATCATGAAGCTGCTAAGTTGAATATTAAGGTCGGTCTCCGCGATGATGGAATCAATCTTCAATTCGCTTTCAGCCCGGATCAATATGTGGAACTACACGAGGAAGGAAAACCAACATCTCTTCGCTTCTCAAAGAAGGAGCTTGAGTTGCTGCATCCAGCACCCTCTGATGCGCTGATGGGAAATATCGATTACACAACATTTATGTAACAGCAGAAAAGGGAAGGGGGCTAGTCTCTCTTCCCTTTTCTAATTTCTACTCCTATGACTTTCACAGACTTTTATACACCATCAAAACAAGAGATCCTTAACAAAGTAACCGAAGAATCTATCTTCGAACATTTCTTAAACATAGCAGTAGTTCCTGGGCTTATTAATAGCCCATTCAGGCCGGATTCAAATCCATCCTGTTCCTTCTTACGACTTAGAAATGGTGTACTTTGCTTAGTTGATTGAACTAACTATAATTTCATAGACTGCTTCAAAGCAGTGGCTATGAAAAGGAATTGCCATTACAATGAGGCAATAAGAGCTGTCTATGAAGCTATGGATCAGCTACGCCCGACTAAGATTGAATTCACAAATAACTCCGACAATTATTCACTTAAGATTAAGCTCAAGGAATGGGACGAGGAATCTAAAGCATATTGGCGCAGGTACTATATTAGTGATAATACTCTTACTAAATTTTCGGTATATCCTGTAAGAGGAGCTTCTATGTCTAGACCAGAATATACTAAGTCTTGGAAATGGTCTAAAGAAGAGCCTATGTTTGCCTATCTTAGAATGAATGGCATCAAACTATATCGTCCTCATTCTGATAAAAAAAGTAAGTGGCGTTCGTCTAATTGGGGAGACGCGCTATTTAATTATCACAATCTTCCGCCCAAAGGTGATGTTCTTATTATTACTTCTTCCGCTAAAGATGCTATGGTTCTAACCGAATGCGGTTTCCATGCTGTAGCCCCTCCTTCTGAGACAGTTAACATTCCAGAAGATATTGTTGCCGAGCTTAAGTCTCGCTTCTCTCATATCTTTATCTTTATGGATACAGATGAAGCTGGCACTAAAGCCAATATTAAGTTATCCAATATTTTTAATTGTTCCTATATTATCATACCTAGTAAATACCACAAAAAAGATATTTCTGATTTTATTTATAAACACGGCCCAGTCAAAACCTTTAGATGCCTAAAGCAATGGATGGTCCGATCAACCACGAAAAATTATGTCTATTAACGAGGAAAGACTTGCTCAGGTTAAGTCTATGATGGAGACTATCCAAAGAGTCATTACAGATCCGGAAATGCCTGAATTTCTAAGAGAAGATTTGGAACGCCGGGTTGAAAATGCGCGAGATCTTTTAAATGATATAAAACTTTAATTATGCCTACTAATTGGTCTTTAATCGAAGGTCTTAAACCTGCTTGGGATTGTTTTATAACGAAAATATATCCTGAATTCATACAAATGGATGCTCAGAAAATGTGCCCACCACCTCAGAAAGTACTTAGAGCATTGCAGGAAACTGATATGGAGCAGATAAAAGTGGTAGTTTTGGGAATGGACCCTTATCATAACGGAGCTGCAACCGGGCTCTGCTTTCATGTAGAGGAAGGTGCTAAAATTCCTGGATCATTAAGAAATATTCAGAGTAAAATATACGAAGAGACTGGGCAAAAAGGAGATTTAGCTTCGTGGCCAGGGCAAAATGTGTTAATGTTAAATACGGCCCTTACTACTCAAAGAGGTGTGGCAGGAGCAAACATGAAATTATGGGAACCTTTTACTGAAGAAGTACTGAGGTATTTGGATACACAAGACGATATCGTATGGCTTCTTTGGGGAGCTAACGCAAGAGACATAGTGAAGAGGATTATCAAGAATCCGACTCACCGATTTATCATTTCATCACATCCTTCTCCACTGAGTTATCATAAGCCTCTTGGGAAATATCCTGCTTTTAAGGATAGCGTTCCCTTTGGAAAGGCGAATAAGATCTTGGCGGAAAAAGGTAAAACACCTATACAGTGGTAGCACTAGAACTTTCCCAACTTGCTAAACCGCTATTGTTTGACTATGAAAATATCAAGTCAACGGTTTGCGTGTTTGCGAACACTATCCTATTACACGGAGAAATGAAGAAAGGTGGAAGCCTTTACGAAGAGCTGTCCATTGGATATTTCTGTGACATTAACCAGAACATTGTTGTGGAGGGCTTGAAAACATCGAAAGATGGATTAAGCGCTTTTTACAACCCTGAGTCGGGGGCTTACGGAATTTGCCAGATTGCGCAGCGTAAGACTGAAGATCTCTACACTTGGATCGAGTTTCATGCCAAATTAGTAGAAAAATTCAAAGACAAAAACGTTGTTTTGTTTCCGATTAAAATTGACGATGAAACACATTTCGCAACTACTTTTGTTAACATCGTGGATAATTTTGAAGATTCTTTAATAATCCAAGAACTCGCAAAAGACTTCCCTGATAAGGAAACTATAACTAATCTCTTCACACTAAAATACTAATTATGCTTCTCGCACGAACTTCAGAGCACCAGCGGCATTTTGCCAAAAGATTGAATTCCGGAAAAATTACTGTGAATTTTGGCTCACCAAAAGTGATCAAAGGACCAGTATTGAATAAGACAGAAAACGTAGTGGCCGCCTTTGATCGGAACAAAGCGAACTTTCTTTTGAATTCCTATGGAATCAATGTTCCTAAAAGCATTAGGGCACAAGATTTGTTTAACAATGATCAATTGGATTTAAGCCGCTTACAAGTCCGCGGCTTTACATACCCAATCATTGCCAAAAGAAATGGGCTTTGTACTCACAGAGTCTCGATTCTGAGTAGCATAGACGAATTGATGCGAATTTGCCTTAGTGACAACGTTAAGGAAATCAGCTTGGAGCAGTACATTCGAAATTGCCAAAGTTATCGGATTTACACGATACCCGCTTTGAGCGGTAAGAGTGTGGATTATACTATCAACGGCCACCCATATCAAGATTCTTTGGGAATCCCGTTCGCTGTGAAACGTAATTTGGAATTGGCGGAAAACAGCAACATGTATAAAACTAAGAGTTATGAAGTGAACGATGCTCTAAGCATTGAAAGTATGCCGATAAGCTGGTTGTTGATGCTGCGGAGCGCGGTGAAGGCTACGAGAGTGCTGGGTTTGGATTTTGCTTCAGTTGACATGTTGTACAATCCGTATTCTACGGAATACTTTGTAGTTGGAGTTGATCCAGATTGTCCATTTACCTCAAGCAAGGAGATCAACGATCAAATCGCTGAAGCCCTTGTTCAGGGAATCAAACTCATCCTGCCATGATTACCGTATCGAAACATCAGAGTTCTCTAAAGGAGTCGAAGCTGTTTGAAAGGCTTGATCATTATATGCGAAAATTGGAAAATGATCCTTCTAATTTTTTAGAAAGAAGTCTGGCCAGTAAAAGAGCTGGAGGGAATCTGAAAATTATAAGAGAAAAAGCTTTTGAAACTCTTTTAGGCATTTTCGAAAGGGATGATATTTTCAAGCAGGTTACATGGGCAACTGAAGATGAGGCTAACTTAATCATTAGGACCAATATTCACAGAACATTAGGAGCCAGTATGGATGATAACATGCAGCCTTTTGAAGATTCAGGAATACTGTTTTATCAAGATGGTGTTGTAACGAACTACGCTGAACTCGCTAAGACTTACGACATTCCGTATATACCAGGAAGACACTCAGATGCTTATGTTGTGTCTCAACTTTTCTTTAAGTTCGGTGAAGAAATTTTCCAATACTTAGAAGGAGAGTATGCTTTTGTTTGGACAGTTGAAGATGAGATCTTTACTTACAGTAACATCCCATTCTATATCTACCGGAACAATGAAGAATTCCACCTGACAACTTCTGTCGTAGTTAGTAATTTTCTACGGACTCTGATTCAATCCTTTCCTGAAGAAGAGCAGCTGAATTATGAAGTAATTGATGAGAAAGAACCGCTTATATGGATACATACCGAACATAATGCTCAACCGGAATTAAGTCGCACCTACCCTAACACTTTTAATTTTCATTACTCAGGAATAGGAAATAGATTGTTAGACATTGATTTCAAGGAGAACTTGACAATGAATGAACAAGGAGCTATAGTACCTGCGGTAGATAGCTTACCTGTTGTGTTGGAGAAAGGAAAGCTCATGTTTTGGAATAAAGATAGATGGGTAGATTTATACACGTACATTACAGTATGTACGGACGAACCTGTCATTTATCCCCTTTATTCCGGGGCGAAATACGAAGTGAGTATTACTAGGACTACGTTGAAAAAAATAGAAGCTTCCAACAATTGGGAACGAGCTTTATTTAATAAACTAAGCTTTGATCAATACCGGAAGTATTTTAAAGTGCCAGAAGTATTGCCTACCTATGTACATCCAGCAGAAGATGAAAAAGAATCATTGTTTGTACTTCTCATAAGAGCGCTTGCTAACTGTCCTCGTTACGAGGATTCGTTTCAGCAAGGTATAGCTATCTTAGGAGTCGTGTTCAAAACGATGATGGAAAATCATGAAGATAAATCTGCTCGCCGAATCTACAAGGTACTAAAGAGATTACATGACTACATAAAAGACAAGCAGTGATGGAAACCTACAGAGACATAACTTGCAAACTCAGATCAACAACACCGTTTACCGTTAGCGGTAAAACCATTACAGGCAGAGAGGGGAAGTTTGAATTCGACCCTTTGAAAGATGCAATGGTGAATGGTGTCTACGTAAAAGGTGTTACTCTCGAGCTACTTGAGGATAAGCCTTGGAACCACAATGTATATATGTATGCTGATCCAAAACTACATTTAAATATTGATCAGGATACAATTGACCGAAATAAGATGTTCTACTCCAGCCAGATTACTGGAAATCCTAAGTTTGTATACGATAAGCCTTACGTAACTTTGAAAAAAGAGTACGAAGGATTAAAGTATTTGACTGAAAAGATAACAACAATTTGGAGTAGTGGAGTGAATCAATTGTATCCGAACGAAATTCTGTACCGGTTAGGGGGACACTTAAACATAGACATTACTGGCTATTGCGTGAAAACAAAAGATTATTATGATCCTACCATTTTTCAAGCGGTTCATCAGTTGTCTGAATTTATCCAGTCAAAAGGATCTTACCGGAGAAACTTCGTCAAAGTTCAAGGACTTACTGCCCACGAATTAGTCGCAGTTTACACAACATTTTGGAAAGTGCAGGACGCAATAAGAGAGTTTATTCCTCCTTCACTTTGCGCAAAACGGCAACCTTTCTTAGGAAACGGTCATGATGATTTAATCTTGAAAAGATGGCGTAAGCTGTCCGCTCTCGATTCTCAGTTTCCGCTCACCATCGACTCAGATGGTGCAGTGACATTTAGCTCCCACCCCGCAACGCCCTGTTGCTTTAGGACAATCGCCTGGCTAACTATCTGTTTAGCCATTGTCCAATACGCTAAATATCATTCTGACGAAATCATCATATCCGTAGCTATGGGGTACAAAACTTCCCTTACTCGCGACATACTGAAGTGGGCCGAACAACAATGCACTACTACTGAAGCTACTGAATTGCTTCAGAAGATAACTCGGTATGTTCATAACGAAAGTGACGAGCATATCCGAATATTGACCGAAGTACCTCTTCCACAAAGAATGAGATACTACGAAGATAATTATTTTGATAAACCCTATAATGAAATATAAGAATAAAATCAGTGGAGGCTTCAGATCCGGACTTGAAGAATGATGCTCGGAACACCTACACAAAAACGATATCAAATTCTGGTATGAGGGTAAAAAGTTTACTCTTGTACCAGGATTTGAATCGACTAGTCCCTCATTTGAAGTAGTCGGAAAAACTAAGAAATATAAATCAGTTACTACTAAGATCCGTCCAATAACATATACGCCCGATTTTGTCGGGGATTCTTGAGTAATAGAGACTAAGGGATTTTTAACCCCTGACGCCAAACTCAAATGGAAGTTATTTAAAAAGTATCTAACTGATAATAAGATATTTTGTCTGTTATTCATGCCTAGAAATAGGAAGCAGATAGAAGATACAATTAATACTATATTATGAAACACTGAGAAGATCCCAAAAGGTCAGAAATCTATTATCAAACTCCTGGAATAAGCAACTCGCTTCTAAAGCTGGTTAGCACTCCTCTACTTCTTCAACAGAAATTAAAAGGCGAGCATGTACAAGCTGACAAAGAACATTTTAGAGTAGGAAAGGCTATCGACTGTTTACTTACATCACCAGAACTCTGAGAAGCAGAGTTTGATGTAGTATCAGCTGAACGTCCTTCCGGTCTCTTAGGCCTCTTTGCAGATAACTTGCCAGAAGGTCTAACACCTCTCTCCTCGCTCGAGCTATACGAAGAAGCATACAATGCTTCGGGCTTCAAGCTTCCACTAGAAAGAGTAGTTAACATCTTCTGATCTAAAGGTGATAATGTATTTTACTATGAGAAAAAATACGAAAAATCAAACAAAACCATCTTATCACGAGGTGAGATGGAGAAGGTCGAACTTGCAGTAGATCAGCTAAAGAAGGCTGATTATACACACAAGTATTTTTGGCCTGCTGATAACACACGATTGATTACTCAAGTACCCATATACTTTAAGTACAAAGATTTAGATTGTAAAGGCCTTCTTGATGGCATCGTTATTGATGACGAAAAGAAAACTATACTTCCGTATGATTTGAAATCGTCTTCTTGGGGAATTAGAAACTTCCCTCTCGTTTATAAAAGATTTAAATACTATAGACAAGCAGCGTTTTATCAACACGCTGTTCTTAATCATTTTATTCCAGAAGAAAATTTACAAGGTTACGAACTATTACCATTCACTTTTATAGTGACTTCCTCGAAACGAGGAATACCGGAAATGCCTATTATCTATAAAGTAGAATCTCAGGACTTCAGATTTGGTATGCAGGAAATAGATGACGCAATAGAACAATATAAGTGGCACGTAGAGAACAACTACTTTGACATGTCTAAGGAGCAGTTTGAAAACAGCTCCGAATATTGGGTTAGTTATTTTTCACCCTCGAAAGAGGATCAAATCTTTGAAGATGAAACAATCAGTTAATGACAAGATTCTTGAACCAATAGTAACATCTGCTTACTTTGGATTTTTTGCTTTCTGGATCGTGCGATGCTTTCCAACTAGATGGGATTTCGCCGCAAATCGATATAACGAACATATTGTATGGGGAAGATTTGGAATGGAAGCTTGCGGAATCGCATTCTTATGCGTATTTATTTACGTAATAATTACTGTTTTTGAAGAAGCACACAAAAAATACAACTAACGATGAATGGCTTTAGAACAACCCAGAAAAATTTGTCTCGCTTCATTAAAGAGCAAGGAGAGTTAATTCTTTGGTCTATGTACTCTTTAGTACCTATAGGCGTCAGTATGGCTATCTGCGACATGCGTGAATTGCATTTTGGGTGGAGGCTTGCTTTGTGTGCAGGTACATTTTGCTTGGCGATGCGCTTTGGGGCTGGAATTAGATGGATCGTTGTTAACAGAGAACGCGATTAAAAATATAGTGTAGGTGATGAGAGGAGGGGTAGCATCGAAAGGTGTTGCCCCTTTTTTATTTTAGTTAACTTATTCCACTAAAGCTTTTTACTATTAAAAAAGAATTATTATGGAAAAAAAGAAATTGAATAAGAGTGCAGCCTTCGTGTTGCCTCGGACTGGTTTGGATTATACCAAGTTGGTAGGGTTGGGAATCGATAATACTTATTTGTTCTCGACAAATTCAACAGAACCAGAGATGCACGTAGTGGTCAGTTCTACACTGACTCCTGAACAAGATCAATGAATGAAAACTGCTGGAAAGAACTATAAAGAAACACGCACTCATCAGGAGAAGCCTGTGTACGTATACTCTTTCACGGAGGAGGACCAAAAGAATATTGTGACTCCGTTTCTCAAAGGAAAGTATTCAGAAATTGATCGTGACTATGTAAAAACATTTGACCGTTGGCAAGTTGTTGACGGTTTCTACGAACCCTCTAAGACATACATGATCTTTACTAAAGATACTCGTCTGAAAGAAGATTGGGAACAAAAGATTGGAGTGGAATTCACAGATGAACAAGAGGTATGGTCTCGACCTTTAATCGAGAATGAAACCTTAGCCTAGTTTGGAGCCGCCTCATTAGCGGTGATTTCTCTACGGAGGAATCTAAGGAGTATAAAAACAGAAGGGGTAGTACCGATTGTATGGTACTACCCCTTTTTTATTCTAGTAAATTCACTTATAAATAAATCTATTATGACAAAAACACAGCAAACTTGGAGAATTGTTTCATTGATTTGTGCTTCTAATCGAGAGAAGAAGCGTCCAGCATTGTTTTGCGAAGCGATATCTTTTTTGGAAGAAGAAGGATATGTGTGGGATCCAAAAAGATCGAAATGGTATACTGAACAGGATCTTTGCAAAGAAATTGTACGGCTAGTAATGCTTGGACAGGATGATTCAAGGAATAAGATCATTATGGATACCATTGTAAAAGCTTTGGATGAAGCCGAACAAGAAAGTAAAAATCTGGCGGACGCTATTCGGAGAAATGGTATTCACGTACTGCGACAAGAGCCGTATGCTGATCACGAAATCAACAGAGAACCTGTTGTTGAAAATCCGCCATACGCTGGGAACGTACTTACTACTGAAAATGTTTGGCCTTCTCTTTATCCGAATGCTCCTGAAGAACCTTACGTAGAGCCAGTTGTGGAAGAATCACCGGTAGAATACTACGAAGCAGCACAGATAAGTGAAGAACCGTTACAAATTTCGTACAAACCCGAAGAAATTATTGAAGTGGATGCTCGATTATTTGTTCGCACCAATAATATGTTGGGCGAGTTTTCAAAATGGATTATGTCTGCAGAACGTAACGTTCTTATCAGTAATCACGCATTCCTTCAGTCACAAGGATTTCACTACGGAGACTGCGGATGGGAAAAAGTAGAAAAAGGGCCAGACAAAGAAGTCGAATCCCCGGCAGAAGCCTACTACGAGGTAGCAGATTCTGACAAAGAAATTAAATGGACGTTTGAAAACCGATATTTGAACTCTCAGTACTTGGGCGAACTCGACGGTAAAAGAATTTCACCGGAAGACGAGCTTGATCTGACTCAAGAAACATTCACACTTTAAAATAAACACAATGGCAATCGAACTTAAAGATTACGACAAACCATTCATCATTGTTCTTCCAGACCCGTTCTCAGAATACGGATATTTGGTAGCATCAATCTTATTTCCCGTTGCTTGGGAAGATCCAGACCTGAAACCTGAAGGAGACAAAATTGCTCCTTTGGAAGAATGCGGGCAGATTGAATACATGGGAAGAACGGACGAAGAGAACTTTGTACTTTATGCTCTCACTACACTTGATGAAGATCGAATTCCTCAAACCAACACATACGAAACCAGAGAAGAGGCTTTGGAAGCCGCTACGAACGTTATTCGTAACCTCGGTTACACTGGCGAAATCCTGGAGAAGTAATGGACTTGGAAACAGCGTTAGCATCAATTAACGATGAGAGTCTCTGGGACCTCGTGGATTACCTCGAATGCCAGACAAAGATAACTACTCCTCCAGCACTACATGCTTTAGTGGAATTAACCTACGGATGCGAAGAAATGAGCAATGCTTGGGACATTGCTCAGGAAGTTTTTGGAGAGCCGGTAGAAAATTGTAAATTTTGTCCTATTGTCCACCCAATGATAGAAAGATTAAAACCTGTAGTCATTGAATGGATAAAAACTGTAGACTGGGGATCTGAAAAAGAAGCATTTGAGCAAGAAGACGACGAAGAACGCGAACGAAACGCATCGGAGGGCGGAACACAATGAAATATGGTCGAATTCCAATTTCACGAGAGCTAATTAGAAATAATCAGCTCTTTTTCGGGTTGATCTGGAATTACCAATGGAATGACCTTCGAGAAGTTCAATTCTATTTAACCCAATAAAAAAGGGGTACCCTGGCGAAAGCCGGAGTACCCCTTATTTTTTTGACCTAGTTAGGGTCGTATCTGAATATCCTGTTCTGTTGCATTCTCGATAAACTTATTGATATCGTAAGCAGCAGATAAAAGAACTATGTGTCTTTGTAACTGATTGATTCCTCGGAAATCTCCATCCTTAGTAAATGCTCGTTCATCTCCAGCTACGTAATAAGCAGAGCCTATAAACATATCTGAAAGAGCAGTAGATAATCCCCATGCTTGCCTTGCTGTTGCTGGCCAAGCATTGTTCGAAAGAGTATCCTTCATTACTGCGTACACGTTCCAACTCTGAGAGTAATTCTCCATAATTCTACGGTAATATTTTCTCCAAGAGTTATCGTCGTCTGCGCCAGCAAAGAGTAGTAAGTACCCGCCCATAATTAATCCTATGGTGGCCATTGTAACTATAAAGTCTACAACTACTTCTCGCTGATATTCGGAAAGCTCATCCCACTTGTATGCCTCGTTAGAATACTTATTAAGTCCAAGTCTAGAAAGAAGTTTAAAAGCTTTTGAGTCAGTAGGAACATCCCATCTAAGTGGGAGCAATGAACCTAATAATCCAGTAAGTACTCTCCATCGTCCTTCCATAACTCTGGCGTGCCAAGTATAAACATCCTCTGTTCCCTCGAGCTTTTTGTAGTAGCCCCAAGTCTCAATGGTACCTTTAGTTGCGAACATATTCTTAAGTAAGTTCGGAATGAACTTCTTAAACTGTAAGAACAGTTCACCTAAAAGATAGTACTCAAGATGTGTGCGTTCATCTGGACGATATCCACCATTGATATATTCGTATACATAATACATGCGACGTATTTCATTAGTATCAAGTTCGCCAAGTTCTCTAAGAGAGCCGTCAGGATTTTGAATCTTACCTCTTATATGGCCATCTCAACGTACATCTTTGTAGGTAACGCCTGAAGCATCGACTACATCTTCTACGTTGTATCTATCCCATAAAGACTTACCAGCAGTTTTCATTCGTCTCATCTGTGCTGCCATAGTTATCAGAGCAATTCCTTCTTCTGGAATTCTGTGAAACATGTACATAGTAGAAGAGGAGAACATATGATTACGAGTAGTCTTATACTGAGTAGAGTCAAGCGACCAATCATAAGCATTAGGCATGTAGTTAAACTTCTTAGCAAGAAGGAACATCTTGTTCTCTCTAAGTTTACCCATCATAGCATCTTTCTGCATGTTAAAGTATTCTTTACTGGCCCAAGCAACGTCTCTTACTGTAAAAGAAACTTGATCACCGTCTACACCAAACATTGGAGCACCAGTGCTAAGACTGCCTTTTAGCCCTTCTTTAAGAAGAACCATGTAAGTAAAGACACCATTAGCCGTGCCAGCAAGAGGTTTTAGCCACATGATAGGGGCAGCCGCAGCTGACTTCAGGGATCGAATAGTCTTAATCCAGTTAATTCTATTCATACCCCCAAACTCGTTTCTGAGACCACTTTCTTGCCTATGTTGTAAAGGTTTAGTAAGTTGCCATTTACGTCCTCGAACTTGCATTTCTATCGCTGTTTCTAAGTACTTAATAGTATTAGAGTAATCTACTCCAGTACGATTATCACCTTTAAGTTGTAGATAGAACTGCATAGCTTTACCAATTGTATAGATATTATCTAACTCATCTTTATAGATTAAGTTACGCATCATCTTATCAAATTGAGCTTCAGCATTGAGCGAATAGTTCTCAGAAGAATCTATATACTTGTTACCGAGATACTTGATAGGAATCGCTTCTACTTCATTGAAAGTTTCTTCGTACGTATCTTCTACATGAAGAGTGAAATTCTGTTTAATGAATTCCTCGCGATAAGACTTATTAAGTATAGTCCCATGTTCTTCAAGCATTTTATACGTTTTAGGAAACCACCCGTCGTAGTGCTCGTACTTTTCGTATCCTTTAAATAAACGCTGTTTGTTCGTCAGATCTAAGTTACTTAAGATAACATTAGAAACATCTCCTCTATCAATAGCTATACCAACAGTAGCAGCTTTCCCACCTACTTTTGTAAGTTCAGCTTTATAGTGCTTGTTCATGTAGTCTACTAATTTGCGTCGAGTTTCCCACTCACCAAGTTCCGGGTAAGCTATTTTAGCTTGTGCCCATTCCTGCTCAGTAGTGCGCATCTTCTTACCTAAGTTCTCACCTGTTGATGCATCTATTCTATCAGTATACATCCATTCCCAAATCCGAGTAGAAGAATATAAGTTCAGCTTCCCTTTTAATCCCGGAATATATTCAGTAATAGATTTACCGTGCGCTTTCTCGTAATCTGAGACAATGACATCACGCATTTCCATAAATGGTCTCCATATCGCATTATATCTATCGTTAGCTTTCTGCTTTGCTTCCTTCAAGTTCTTATCAAAGTATTGGAGATAAGCTGATTTCATGTTAGCATTAGAGCCTAACCATAAAGACATAGTACTGATATCTTGAACACCTACTAAGCCGCCTTCAATCTTATCCTGATATTTAAGTATCTTGTCGAATAACTCGGCAGCTTTATTTACGTTAAGCGTTTTCTGTTCAGAGAATTGTTTCTCGTGATCATACAACACCAAAGCACGAAGTTGCTCCATATCAGTTTCAAGCTGAGCTTTGATAGCTCTATCTTGAAGAACACTCTTAGCGGCAGTAGTAGAGGAAGCATCGTATTCTTTAGGATCAAAAAGTTTTCTGAAGTTTTCTTTACTCATCTTAGATTGAAGGTAGTCGTACATCGACTTATCTCCTTTCTTCATTTCGTACTTCATTACCTTTTCAATCATCTCTAAGAACGGTTTAACTTCTACCTTAGCTCTATGGTCATACAACAGGGCATTCTCTTTAGAAGGAACCCAAGCTATCTTAAGATCTCTAAATCGTACATCTGGCTTTTCAGTCTTAAGTAAGAAAGCATAAAGCATAACCTGCAACTTTGCCATATTACGAGGAGACTGGCTAATTAGCATATCTTCAGAAGAGCCCCAACGAAGGATCATATTGTTAGTTTCCTTGTTGAATCCCCAACCTGATTTCATCTCAATTAAAGAAAGAAGATTGTCTGGGTGATACACCATGATATCCACAGTACCAGCCATATCAAGTAGAGAAGAGTGCACCGTGAATTCAGGCACAATTCTATCCTTGTCTTCTTCCGGCACCGCATCAAAAGTATTGACTCCCATCTTTCGATAGATGTCCTTGTAAAAGTCATTCTCCGTCACCCACTTGTAAGTGCCTTCAGGAAGATTTCCTTTAATCTCAAGATCAGATATCCTTTGTCGAATCTTAGCTTGTTCCTCTTCACTTTGAGTAACTGCTAGCTGCATGTATGCGTGCATCAAAGAACCCTTAGATTGAAGTTCATTTTGCTGTCCGCGAAGGATTGCTTCATATTCTTCTTCTGTAAGATTAGTTCCCCGATCAGTATTTCTGCGTGTACCTTTCTCAGCTCCCTCAAACCATTTCGCCGCTTGAGTAGAGGCCCAGTCATAGGCATCATCAGTAAAAGGTCTTGGTCTAAAGAAGTTAAGAGCACCACTTACAGCTTCATTTATGCGAGTAAGTTGTTCACCGCCTTTGATATAAAACTTAGAGTCTTCTGAAGGAAGAGAAGCAGTATTCGAGTATTCTTTCAAATCCTGTAATCCAGGAGGGTCGTTAGGATTTCTCTCTACTGCGAAGTATACATCCTTAGTTTCAGAATCAGCTGTTTCTACTTTATGTACGTATTCTTTGTAAGAGTTTCCTTTTGCGTCTACAGAATCTTTCTCTTCAACTTCAAGAACTCTTACAATACGAGCTTGAGTTCTAAAAACATCTAAAGCATTATATATGTAGAATTTTTCTCCGACATCAATTTTTACTCTTAAACTAACATCATTAAGAGCGGGGTTACGTACCTGATGAGTCATGTACTCAAAGCCGTAGCGTTCTTTCAGAGGTCTAACCTTGATTGCGAATTCAAAGTCCTCTATTCTAAGATCAGGAACCATAACATGAGTTTCTCTAGCAGCAATTCGTTTGTACAAAGCGCGAGCTATTGGAATTCCTTCTTTTGTAACTCCGGCTACTGTACCCATTAGTACGTATAAAGTATTGTCTACTCTGCGCTCCTCACGATCTCTAAACTCGGTTCTGAACCATTTCATAGGTTCCGGCATCTCACCTTTTTCGTTGAGCTTAAGCTCAATTTCACGGTCAAAATAACCCACACCTTCTTCAAACCCAGCGTAAGGGGAATTAAACTTCTTGGTATTCTGAGGTCTTTCTACAAACTGAACTCTGTTTCTAGCTCTTATTGAAGTATCCGCTACCTGAACTTTCTTTATGTTAGTTATCATTAAGTTAAGTTCGAAGTTGTCAGCTATTTGGTCAATACGCTCGGTTCCTTTTACTACTAATAAGTTATATTGAGAATCTTGGTCAGTAATCTTATCGTAAGGGATCTTAGAAGAAAGAGAAGAACTCTTAAATTTCAAACCCTCAAAGATCATTGCAAAATCTACAATAGCATCTTGAATAGTAGTATCGTTTCCTTCAGGATCAAAAGTAAATTTCTTCGTCTCCTTATTCCAAACAAACTTCGATAGTTCATAGAAGTTTTCACGGAGCTCTTGGAGATCATCAAACAGCACTTTGCCTAAGCCTGTAAGCCTAGCTTGAGTTAAGTCTCCAAAAGAAGCTATCTCAGTAGATTCTACAAGTCTATTCAACTCTTTCAAACCAAGTCTAGAAGCTCTTACGTCTTCAGTCCTTGCAGCCGTAATATACTCTTTTAAGAGTTTAGCATAATACATAGGCCCATATTCGTAGCTCCGTGCAGCAGGATCATAGATCTTAGGGTCGTGGAGTTTCTCATACATAACAGCAGAAGCAAAGTACTTACTCAACTCTTCGAGTAAGGTCGCCTTGTCCATTTTGTTTTCCCCCCAACTATCAAAGTGCGGCAGTAATCTGGTAACCATAGACATATACTTAGGCCCGTAGATCTGTACATTAGTAGAAATAGTATACATCAAATTATTGTGTATATCTATAGAAGCCCCGATGTGAGGATTCTCTTGTACGAAAAGAGGAGCATCAAAAGCAAATGAATCACGGAGAACTGCTTTACTAGTGTTACCTTCAAAAGGAGATCTAGTATCAGAAGTAGGTAATTTCTGCTGCTGGATACCTGTAAATATTCCTCCAAGTTTGGTATCTAATTTTACGATGTCCGTAACAGTAGAAGGAAAGCTTCTAAGAATTTTTAAGGATGTAGCAAGTTCACCTATATCTTCACCAATCAAGTGCGCTTTCTGGTAAATCTCAAGAGCAGCTATTCGTTCAGCTATACTACCTTCGCCTTTAACTACTGCGGCAAGTCCAGTATCACTTAGTAAAGGAATCTCTTCCCCTTCTTTAAGTTGTTTTCTCAAAGCAGCAATCTGATCTTTAATTTCTTTCTGCTGATTATAAACATTAAACTTGTTAATGTCCTTAATCTCAGGAAGTTGTAAGATCTTAACTGCTTCGTATAACGGCATACCTAAAGCAAGCATAGCTACAAGAACATTACCTGTCTTAATATTGATACCCAGAGGATATAAACCTTTCTCTTTCAAGTTGTCAATAGCAAGGTTTACAAGTCCGTCTAAGTATTGCCAAGAAGAGTGGCCAGATTGTAGGTCTTCATTCTGAAGCTGGTTAAAGTCGAGTACTTTACCTCCTACTTCCATTTGCCAGGCAAGTTCTGGTTTAACGAAAGGTCTTCCTTTATCAGGAGAACCTGTTGCCAAATAACCTAGAGCTTTCATAGCATTAGCAAAAATACCTGTAAGTCTAGCACCATCTTGCATAGAAGCGAAGGCTGTGTACCTGTTATTAACAAGAGACAAGTCAGTATCAATTCCTAAACTAGAATCAATTCCATCTTGACGAAGTTTATATAAAGCAGATTCTGGATTCTCGGGATTATTAAAGACTGACATAGTAATAGGAACGAGAACTCGATCCCTATTCTTAGGATCAGTAATAATTGAAAGAACATTCTCGATGATGATTGCCTTAGCAAACTTCTGTTGAATTTCTTTCCAAGCCTTTTCTACCAGTGCCCTTTCTTTCGTATTCCGTTCGTCAATACCAGCAAGTTTCAGATCGAAGTACATCTGATACTCACTGTATAGTTCTTTCTTAAAGACATATTTACCACCTTTCTTTTCGTAGCCTACATAGTCAGTAGCAATGTCCCCAAGTAATAATTTCTCACCTTTGGTGAATTTCTCACGAACTACTACAGTAAGAGTATCAACGTCAAAATCAGATCCGTGTAAGTATACTACCTGAAACGGAACAATAATTACATTAGTGTCTTGAGAATCATAAATACCTACTACCTTAAGTGGAATAGCTGAGTGAAGTTCAGTCGAAGGGAGGCGGAAACCAAACATGTCAGCAGTAAGGAATATTTCTTCGCCGCGTCTAACAGCAGCTTCAAGTTCTGGATCAAGCATTCCTTTAGGAACAAAAGATTCAGCATAATAGCTGTTAGCTGTTTTGACGTATCTAAGTGGTTTATCTCTCTTAGGAAAATTAGGATTATTATACTTTCCAGTATACTCCTCTGCCTGAAGCACAAGTTTAGCGCCTTTGAATTTCACAGCGACGGTAAACTTCTCCATGATAGCGGAGAGCTGTGAAATTACCTTAGGAGCTACAAGAGGATTCATAAATGAAATACCAGCCTTAAGCAAGTCTTGTACTACTTCAGAACCTGGAGAAGTAAGGGAACTAGTCAACTTACGACGCAAGTCAGTTTCGTTAAACTCATCCAATCCTTCTCTGAATAAGAAGTTCAAAGCTCTGTATACTTCAGTAGCAGCTTCAGTGTTAGTTTCTAAGATGTTTAGGAAGTAGGTTAACTGGGTAAAGAGTGACACCTTCTTATCCACCTTAGCTTTAGCATTGAACTGTAATTTGTAGTCAGCATTGTTCAAACTAAGAACAGAAAGAGGATTAGCCTCTACATTACCTAAACCATCTACTGTATTCATAGCTCCTGCAGGAGGATTACCTACCTTCAAAGCACTATTAAATACCAGCTCATCCAGCTCATTCTTAGTCATGTACTCATTTACCTTCTGGAATTCAGGGAAATTATCTATAAGTTCTTTTGAAAGGACTACAGAAGAATACTTAACATAAGCTGGTCGAGGTTCCATTACATTCTCTGAATCTTCACCGGCAGTTGTTTCTTGAATAGAGTTACCGAAATAAACTGGTTTGTTTACCTTACCAAGTCCGTAAGCAGCACCGTAACCATTGTGTAAATCAGCCCATCTTTGAGCAGACATAAATCCTTGAGCATCGGTAGATTTGAAATCTTCGAAGAATCCTAACATCTCTTCTAATCTCTCAGGAGTAATATCTGGAATCAGATCTTTTAAGAAAGCTTCAATAACAGCCTTACCCCTCTTACGGTCATTGATTACGCCCATTCTAAACTTCTCTTTCATCCCTCCAACAGACTCGCCCACTAAAGGAGATTTACCTGGAGCAAGAATACCGGCCATACGCTTGACGATATCATCTTCACTTTTGTAAAGATTATAAGGTCCAGTGAATAACTGATTAAGGTGGTAAGAATTGACATACTCATTCATTACGAAAAGAGTGACCAATGGTTGATAGTACTTAGCTATTTCCTCTTCGTTATACTTAGGATTAGACTTCCTAACAGCTATGGATTTAGGTAAAGTATCTGGAACTTTTAATTCCTGTCTGAGCTGCGCCCCGACAGATTTAATTCCAAATATAGAACCATATAATGCTTCAATATTAGGAGCAAATTCAGCATTGTTATCGAGAAGCTGATTCATGTATTCAACTGCCTTAAGCTCTAATTGAGACATAATGTTGTCTACCAAAGCGTCTTCGGTAGCATTTTCTCCTAGCTGTTCAACAGCTTTATCGTACAAAGAGAACATTAAGTTCTTCTTCTTAGTTACACCAAGAATAGAAGAAAGATTTAACGGAGTTTTAACCTGTCTTACAGCTGCTTTTAAACCTTCTTTTACTTGAGCCTTGGTTAACACGTTAACTTCTACACCTGGAATACGCGGCTTATCTGACGGCTGGTATAAGAAGTTTATATACTTACCATTCGAATTACTACGTAACATATCTAAAAAAGCAAAAGAGAACGCGCGCGATTCGAAGTGCGCAGAATTCTCATTAGTAAATGTCTTTACAGTGCCGGTAGATTTATTATTAGAAGAATCGTGCTCAGCGTGTCCGTGTATCTTGTTAATACCTTTAACAAAGATGTTGTTCGAGAAGAAATCAGTCTCTAAATGTTCAGGCCTATTTTCAGCCATAAACTCTAAACGACCAGTTGAACCTAAAACTTCTGAGTCTTTAGATTTAGTAAAGTATTCTACAATCTTATAAAAATAAGACGAAGCAGAAAACTTATACATAGAGTTCTTGTCACCATTAAGAATTGAAGTCGGTCGAAGAGAGAGGCTTTGTTCTTTAGCAAGCTTAGATAAAGCAGCCATGAGAGAGAAGGAATCATTCAAAAATTCATCTAAATCTTCAGCTGGTTTAAGCTGCATCGCTCTCTTAGTAAAGAAACCAAACTCAGTAATAACATTAAGAACTGTAGAGTTCCTATTCATATTAGGTTTGATTGGTTCAAATACATCAGTAAGCTTAAACGCTTTGATATAAAGGTTAGCAGCTCTAGCTGGATCAACAGCTTTCAGTCTTTCGGCTTCTTTCACATCTTCAGAAAGAGCAACCGAAGCAAACCCTTGTTTAAGATGTATAGCTTCAAGATTAGCTCTAACATAAGAAAGATAAGATTTTTCTATACCATATCCAGATGCTTCTACATAGCTGAACTTCATTCCTGTCTCAGGATCTTTCTTACTCGGTACAGGTACGAAGCGCTTAACAGCAATCATATATCTCTTCTCAACAAGTGATCCAATACTATTCTTAAGTTCGCGCAAAGTGTTACGAGCATTAGCCGCAGCCATTTGTTCGTTAAACTCCTTAATATTAGTTACTATACCATCAGCAAGAAGCTTCTTATACAAAGACCGATAAGATCCGATGTGATTGTAGATGTACTCAGCATTTTGAAGTTTAGGAGAAGCGTAGCTTTCGTTCACTAAGTTAGCATCTTTTACTACACGAATTCTAGAACCATTAAACTTAGACTCTATAATGTGAAATCTTACAGAAGGATTCTTTTGTGCTCCTTGAGCATCATGTACCAATTGATCTAACTTAGCCATAATAACCTTATCAAGACTTGCAAACTGTCCATCATTTGCTCTCTTTTGCTTCTGCCAATTGTCTAAATTATTAAGATCAAAGTTTTCGAGAATAAGTTGAGTTGCTACTACAAAAGTATGCGATGGGTGAATGTACTTATCTTTTGAAGCAAGGTTAGAAGGCTTGAATGGATTAGGTAAGAAGCTTAGAAACTCTTTGATCGAATCACTAAGTCTAGCCTCTTCATCCACCAAAGATGAATCTTCAGTCTCATTCTTAAGTCCTTCAGAGTCTGAAGCAGTATCATTAAGAACAAAGCTTTCGAGTTCGGAGAAGAACTCAATTTCTTCTTTACCTATTACTGATGCATTAGGATAAACAAGTTCTAAGAGAGTAAAGAACAGTTCTTTTCCTTCTTTATCTTGTTTAAGTAGCGCATCCAGTGCGGACAAACTCTTATGCTCTATTTCAGTTTTACCCTCTTTACGCGCTAAAGTTCTTCTCTGATTCTTCAAACTATCTAAGGCAGAAGTAATCATCTCTTCTTTGGAAAGCATAAGCTTTGTTTCAGAGAGGAAGTTACCTTCTACGTGATTATTCAAGAAAGCATGAAGAGCATCGTACATCAAGTTCCGAGCAATGCGGAAGTTAATTACGCTACCAAAGTTAGCTTGCATAAATGCGGCAGTCTTAACATTCATGTTAGGAGCACTGAACTTATAGTCTTCATTCTTTGGCATTTCGTTCAAGTTATCTACAAAGCCTTTCCAATTAGCGTTTACAAAAGTAGTCAAGGCCTCAATACGATTACGAAGTAAGTCAACCATGATAGGAAGATCCTTTTCGTACGTAATAAGTTCAGCTAACACCTTCTGCATTTCTATTGCACCTGCGTTACGGCCAATCATTCCTTTGTTAGCAAGCTGTACGAACAATTGATTCTTCTCTTCTATGGTAAGAACCTTGTTCCACATAGAATTGATTACCTCAAGAAGTACTCCTTCATAGTATAAAGGAAGTCTGTTAATAGCAGCCTTGGCTAATGCTTGAAAAGGTTTCATAATCGATCTAAACTTAGAAGGGTCTGGTCCTTTGGGAAACTCTTGAGCATACTTGAATACATCTTTAGTAACTGATTCAGATGTAGTGGCTTCAGGGAATAGAGCCTGAAGTACAGTCTTACCTCCTTCAGGAGTATATTCACGTATCTCTTGAATAATATCTATTGCTGATTTCTCAAGTGCCCAGAATTCATCGCCAGTTTGATCTTGAATCATTTCTTGTTGAAACTTCGCTAATTCAGCAATCTTTGTTGATTTTTCTGAATCGCTAAGATCGGTAGATGCTATTATCTCTTTAGCCTGTTCAAGTAAAATAGGATCTGTAAAGGTTGCTACTAAATCAAACGAAAGAGTAACTGGAGCAGTAGTTGTTGAAGGATCTAAGTATAATTTCAGAGCAGCTAAAGTCATGTCATAAACATTACTCTCACTTAAACCTAAGAATTCAAAAATAGCTTGTAATACTCTAGAAAGTAAATTACTATTCTTAACAGGAATAGCTGATGCTACTTCAGCAAACTTAGGATTAGAAAGGTTAGCTACAAACTCTGCAATCGGAAATATAGCTTCATTATCCTTAGCTCCTTTAGGAATCTCAGTACCTTGCATGATTGTCTCCAAATCAAGATTGTTAGTTTTTACGTACTGTAAAAATATGTCTCTCAATTCAGTTAAACGCTCTTTCAATTCTTGCTCTTTTTGAGTAGGTTTAGGATTCTGAAGAGCCTTTATAGTTGCTGCATGTGTTAATTCGTGAGCATAGATTTCTCCAAATTTTAAGAAAGACTTTGCCGGGTTATAAACAATTATAACATTCTTACCGTCCACAAATGTTACAGCCGAGAAATCCTCAGGCATGGAATTGACATCAAGAACAGGTGTCATGAATACATTTGTAAAATCAGCCACAGCTAATGTTTTAGCTAATTCCTGCCCAGATTCAAGTTGAGAGGCATTACCTTCTGCCTTTACTTCTGCGTCGAATTGTAAGTTAATTAAAGTTTTTCCTCACTGAGACAGATTTGATTCTAGAAATCTTGCACCTCCTCCGATAGTCGTAATAATTGGCAACTCTCAGTTCTGAAAGTTAGACCAGCCTTTGAGTTTTATTTCGATACGAATATCGCCTTTCCCTGTTTGAATATTTCCTAACTCTACATTAGGAATATTTCTCTCAAATCATTCAGTCAGAATAGTCTTTAAACTTTTACCTTCGATTGGCACATAATCGAAGGTTACTTTTTTAGTATCATTGTCATATCCTATTTCAAAGAAGTCTTGTATTTCTTCTGGTATAAGCTCGTTCCCAACTTTGCTAAGTTCTTCCTGTCTTCTCCTTTCTATGTCATCTATTTTAGCATTATCTACTATTGGTTTAGCTATTGAGATAGATCCTGAATAAAGAGTAGGATCAACCTGAGTTAAATTATTCTTATCGTAATTCTTACGTATAGGAGTAACAACTTTAGGTTTAGCTGGTTCAGAAGGAATAGTACTAAGACCTACAGTAGTAGGAGTAACTTTCTGAAGCCTTGAATGCATCAAAGAAGAAAGACGATCAATACCTTTAATGTTAGTTCCTTTTGCTACGTGACTCATATTAGAACCGGAGAAGTTAACTTCGTCTCTGTGAAGAGGAGTACGTAGCTTAGTACTTGTAGCAAGATTGACTAACGTTTCCGTATTGATCTTAGGAGTAGCTTCAGATTTAAATAAAGATTCTTCTAACTGCTTAATCTTCTGGTCAATGTCAACGTAATCTTCTTCCGCCACTTGCTTGCCTTTTACTTCACTACTTAATCTTTCCATCATGCGTTTGATGATAAGGTTAGTAGGAAGCTTAACAGGTCTGCCAGCAGCTTTAGTTTTAGCAAGATCAAGATAAAGATCTTCAGCTTCTACTGGAGTTCTAACTCTATTAAGAATAGCTAATACTTCAGGAACAATATCTGAAATCAAAGCTTCACGAAGAGCGCTCCAATAATGGCCATCTGCCGCATTATCAGCGAAGAGAGATATACCAGTAATGACTTTGTTACGTCTAGTCCTAATAGCTATGTTCGGAACATTATCGTTAGCTCTAGCAACAGCATTAATAGCAACTTGAAGAGGTGACTTAGAATAAGAGACTTTGAAGTCCTCGTAGATGTTGCCATCTTTATCAACAATAACATAATGCTTAGCGCCACCTTCTCCACGGTGATCCATCTCCTCAGCAAAACCTTTGTTGTGCGCATAAATAGACTGCTTACCACCGCCTTCGAATCTTGGATTATCCTTTATAAATTCATCAGCTTCTTTAGCAGTGAATCTTACAGGACCAGGTTCTACATGGTAGATAACATTGAGCATCTCTTTAGGAATGATGCTTGCCAGCATAAAGGCTTGTCGTTCATCTAAATTAATACCAGCTTTTTTAGCGGCTTCTATTACTAAACCTACAGCAGGTGCTTGAGTAACGTTGCGCTTATCCCCTTCTTTTTCAATACCTAATACCTTAGAATACTCTTTCATGAAGTCATTAAAGATAACAGTACCAAGCTTGATCGGAGTTTCTGGCTGAATAACATTCGTAAAGAAGTTTTCCAGCTTCAGAAAGATATCAGTAGCTTTAGATATGGTCTCGATATAAGGATGATCAGGGGTCATAACATCTGGTTCAAGCTGTACAAATACAGATCCAGAGCCTTTACCACTACTAACAACCATATAAGGAATACCTACTCTAGGTTCGAAAGGTCTCTTACCCGAAGTGTTCATTACCCTGTCCACAGTACGCATATAATCTTTCTTACTCTTATTAGAGTATATGATCACACGAGAATACTTAGCCATATCAGCTTCTATATTATCTGAAAGCGGAAGGTCTAAGGATTTAGCAATACCTAAGAAAGTATCGTGTAAGCTGCGATTAACACCAGGTTCTAAGTAACTCTGATACTTAACACCAATGTTATTAGATTGAGACAACTGTAATTTCTTAACGACTTTACTTTCAACCAAATGGTTCATTGCGAATCCGTTGTCAGTATCGTTGATAATAATATTTCGCGTATCAGTTACTGCATCTGGATTTGGTGATAGCTTTGAAAGTGTAGGAGAGTTAGCAATATCTTCTTCTCCAAGAATACCTACTGTTATCCACTTACGATTCTCTCCATCATATACAGGTCTTTGCTCGAATTCAGTATCGCTAAGCCAAACTGTTTCGTACATAGGAGCAATAACATAGTATTCGTGAGAGAATCCTTTATTATTTCTTGGAGATTTTACAGGTACTATCCAAGCTTCTGAACCAGGTTTTACTTGACCATTAAGATTAATTTTAAAAGAAGGATGGCGTAATTGAATACTTTCTTCTCCTTCTGGAGTATCTATCTTAGTAGGTTCCTGTATTTCTGGCTCTGTATTAGGCGATGGTGGTTCAACTATTTCTACAACCTCATCCTCCGTTTCATCTTCAGCCGTAGCTGTAGGAGTTGGGGGAGGAACAATGACTTCACCTTGTGCATTAGCTGTAGGAACAGGGGTAGGAGCTGCTGCCGCAACAGTAATGCCAGCAAGTTCTTTCAAAGCAAATTTTAAAGACTCGCGCTCATCATTCCATATCCTTAAGTTATTAGCTGTGTCTTCTGTTAAATTTTCTTTAGCATTTGCTCCAACATCAGTGATAGATGTCTCTACTCTAAAGTCAGGATTAAATAAAACTACAGCTTCTTGTGCTCTGCCAATAGCAGTGTACATAGTAGAGTTGTAATCCATCTGTTCAGGAAATACTTTTCCGAAAGCGTTACCTTTATCTTTTCTAAGAAGAATATAAACCTCTTGTGCTTGAGGAGCTTGTGCCTCATAGTGGGTTAAGATCTTCAAATTAGGATCAGAATACCTTGCTCTAAGAGCTGCAACTTCTTGCGGAGTATTTACTATTACCATCCTAGTTCTTGAACTAGGTTTAGAAAGAATAGTATCCAAAGCATTCAGGGGAGCAGAGACAACGCCGAAAAATCCATCTGTAGTCGGCATTGCTACAAGTTCTTCAGCAGCATGGGAGGCTACAGTATTGATCCCAGGAACAACAGATTGCTTATCCTTAAATGATAAGGCAGCATTAGCAACAGAATTAACTGAAGTCCTATAAATAACTGATACAGACGAGGTATCTTTTGTTTCAGGATTGGAAAAGGAACCTAGCAAAAGAGTAATTTTAGCCTCGGCTGTTTGCTGTGAAGGATCACCAATAGCAAGAATTTTAATAGAAAGCTTTTTGGCTTTATTAATTTTATCGATTTTATTCATAGCACCCAGCAATTCTTGGTTAGTGGGGGCCATAGCTTCATCGATAACAATTAAAGAATACCCGGCGACCTTATCATCATCCATAGCAAGGAACTCAGCAAGAGTCTTACCGTCTTCTTTAGATGTGTGCCTAGCTGCTCCTTCTGATCCTTCTTTATTATAAGCAACAGCAAGGACTTTCATATCTTTATTAAGCTTTGACATAGCTTGAACTACTAAAGAAGCCACTAAAGAAGTTTTACCTGATCCAAGTACTCCTTTAATAATAGTAGTTGCCTGAACAATATCTTCTTGAGAGGCGCTAGTTAAACTAATAAGAGCTTCAGTAATAGCAACTAATTGTTGAGCAGAGGGAATGATTTGAGCTTTTGCAATGTAAGCATCAATTACTTCAGTAAGAGCTGCAAAGCTTTCAGCTGTAATATTGGAAGCTCCAATCCTAGCAATATCATCAGCTGCTTGCAAAGTAACAAGATGATTAGCTACTTCTTTAAGACGCTCTAATAGTTCTGGCGGAAAATTATCTGGATTTTGTTCTAAGTTGAAAATGAGTTTAGATAAACTTTTGTCTCTTTCGTACTCGAACAAGATGTTACCATCGTTTGCAAAGTAATGTTCAGAACCGACAACAGATGCCCTTAGAATATAAGGTCCGTACTTCCTAGGATTGTTAAACACTTTAGCGGGTGGGGGGAAGTTGATCGGTTTTGCTTGAATAAGTTTAACAGTAGAATTCCTAGTATTAGCAACTAGAGTTGGAATATCGAATGCCCCCTTCTTAATAAGATGAATAAGTGTAAACAAATTCCCCATAAAAGAATACGGAAACTTGAGACGCAGTTCAGCTATAACACGTGATACCTCTTCGTTAGGACTGTTCTTAAGCATCTGGGTTACTACACTCTCAAGCATCTGAGATTCCATAGTATGAGCTGTAATCTGAATAGCTCCTCTTTTGTTGAGGTTATTTTCAATATCAGCAAGGGCATTAGCCATCCGTTCGCTATAATTCTCTACGAGATCGGAAATAATTTCTTTATCCCGATCATTCATGTCAGTCCTATTAGCTGTTACTCTTCCTACTCTATAAATACGAGCGGCAAGCATTTGAGCTTCTTCTTGGCGAATAGAAGTGTTAGGATCATGGTTTTCAAGAAACAACTGAACAGGAGCTAGATACTGTGTAGCAAAAAGTAGAGGAAGTTTGTCCGCATCAATAGCACCCGCAGCATCAGTAACAGTGGCATCATTCTTTACTCCTCGGCTAATAAGATCTTTAATAGTAGATTCTCTTTGAGACATCTCAAGAATCATTGCGTTAGTCTCATCAATAGCTTCTTGAATTCTATCTAAGTCAAAAACGACATTTTCTGGGTCAGCGGCGTCAAAGAAATTATCTAGACCTAAACCTTCTGCCTCTTCAGCTAATCCGAACTCTGCAATATTTTCAACAGTAACTTGCGGATTAACAGTTAAGTTCGATCTGAATATGTTAAGGTCACTAATTTGACTTTTAAGTCGGTCAACTTCTTTTAAAGTATTCTTAGCTTCTTCAGCTAACCTTACTCTAATATTAGAATCAGCTTCAAAAGCTGGATTTAAGTTTTGAAGCTCTTCATTAGATAGTTCCCCAAGCATAATATTACCATTAGTAGGATCTAGTGCTTGTTCTAACAAAGCGTTGTCTAATGCTGCTTGACCAACTATTCTACCAGTTTCTTTCAGAATGGATTTAGTAGATCTAACAACAGCAGATTCTCTCGCTTCATACGAAGGAAAGGAATTTGAGATAGCACTTATACCTATTCCTAAGTCTGGAGGATAATTAATTTCAGACGTACCTTTAGTGGCGGCCTCTTCGAGTAAGAGATAATCTATATCTTTACGTCTAGACTCTTCCTCTATGGTTTTATCTGTTTTAGCATCTAACTTCAAACCTTCGTTTAGCAAAGAAAACGTAGGCATCATCTCTTTCTCAAAAGCTTTTTTGAAGGCCTCGTAATTCTTACCATCATCTATGCTACTTAAAAGTTCAGTAGCTTCTTGGCGAAGAAGATCAGCTTGCTCTCCTTGAACTCCTTCTAATGAAGCAAGTTTAGCTTTGGTATAGAATCTGTTTCTACGCAAGAAGGGAACAAATTTTTTAGACACTGCGTCATCGCTGATTTGATCTCTAGTCATACGAGAAGAGTCATCGTAGTAGTCTTCAATAAATTGATTTGCCAAATCCGGATTCTCTTTGATAAACCCTTCAATACCTAACTGCTTAGCAGTTTCGCCGTTAATAACCCCATCATACTGTATCAAATCTTGAAGATCTTCTTTCGAAAGTCCTCTTGAGGCAAGTCTATGAATATGAGCCGCAAGCATCATTTTTTTGCTGAAGTCCGCGTGAACAACGTCGCCTTTAGACATAGCAAGATAAAACTCGTTAACTAACTTATTATTAGTTAGTGTAGCAATAACTGCCTCATTTACTTTAGCTGGATCTCTTTCTAATTCGCCATTAGTATTTAAAAATTGAGGAGTTTTAGTACCGTCTGGTAAATCAGTAACACCAAAAGTTTTAAAGTCGTGGCCGAAGTCCTCAGTCATAAGATTCTTAGAAACTTCGTTCTGACCTTTAAGAGTATTCCACTGTTTTTCAAATTGATTGACATTAGTCTTGAGTTTCTCGTTATCCCAACGAGTTTTCATCAGACCCATACCACCACCAATCATACCGCCAAGCATAATAGCAGAAGCCGCTTCATCTTCAGCGCTTCCAGCAGGTGCAGCATAGCCTCCTAAAGTGGTCATAGCTTTTACAAAGTTGGCTGCATTTTTTCCAGCCTGGACTAAAGGTCCACTTACTGAGCCGTATTCTTTAGCATTACCTGAAGCAACTCTTTTCTCCCAGCTTTGAACTGCGCTTTGAATATTTTCTTCCCAAAGACCTTCTGAAGCAATGCCCATCCCAAAATTCTTAAGATAGCTTTCTGCGTTTGCTTTGTAAAGTTCTGAAGCAGACTTACCTTCTCTACGTGTTTGATCCCTTAGGGTCTTAACTTGATCTTTAGAGGCCCCATGAAAAATCTTCGATTGAAGAAAGTTTGGAGCAGTAAGAGCAATTAAGTTCCAGTTGTAAACACGAGCTGCGCCTTCTCCAGCTTTCATCTTCAATTGTTCCTGAACCTCAGGCGGAGCAGAAGCAAAAGAATTAAATCCTGCTGTTTTAGCGTATTCTTCTTTTAAAGTGTCAAAAGCTTCTTTGCCTTCAGCGCCAGCTTCACTCATTGTGTTATAGACCGTAGTCAAAGCTGTCTGAGTATTTAGACCTGTAGCTGTATTTACTTTAGTAAGAACATCGGCTAACTTTTTACCTTGTCCCATACCGTTAAGTAACTTGGTAGCAGACCCTACTTTAGCAGTCAATGTGGAAGGAACATAAGCAGAAGCTAAGAAAGCTAAGGCATCATACCCATCTCTAGCCCAAAACTCTGCAGTTCCTGCACGCTCTAAGAAGTTACCTTCAGCATATTGCCTAGAAATATGTACTGGAGCTGAATCTTTAATTCCTTGTTCTAAAGAATTAAAAGCATTCACTATCCCATTATCTCAAATATCATTTACTTTTCCTGGACCCATTGCCCATAGAGCGCCGCCTACATAACCTAGACCGGCACCTACTTTTGGCAGTATAGAAAGGCCTGCAGAAAACAAGCCATTCACATGTTTCTTAAGAGCTGACTGTTGCTGTCCTCGATAGTACATTTGTTCTATCTCAGGACTTAACAATGAACCTTCGTAGACTGCGGAAGAGATTCCCTTATCATACTTTCCCAATTGTCTAAGCGGAGAGAATCCTGTGCGTTGGGCAGCTACATTAGTTGTGGGTCTAAGGCCAGATAAACCCTGGCCCGGACCTCCATTATTTTGTGTCATATTTTTTTATTAGTTTGGTGTATACGGCGTGTAGTCATCGTACTCATCCGCATTTACATCTATTACTTTCTTACCTGGCTGAGAAGCTCTGATGACTTCCGCAGCTCTTTCTCTCATTAATGTGTTCAATTGAGTATTAGCATTTACTCCTTCATGCGCTTCCAGTAAAACAGATTCGCCGTAAGGTAGTGGCTCCCTCTTCTCTATTTTCAATCCTGGATTTCTCGGATCTTCATTCATTAAAGATCTAATGATAAAAGGCTTTCCTTGAGCATCATACATTAACACTTCAGCAGGTTCTCCTGTTGTTAATGGAGAATGCAGTGTTTGAATGTCTTTCATCTGATCAGTCATTCTATCAGAAGTACCGACACTGACGTATTTCTTACCCCCAACTTCAAAGCTGTATCCAAGTTGTGGTCCTTGAGCAACGAGTCTTGATGGTCTGATTTCAGTAGCCGATTCTTGTACTGCTTTTTTCACTTTTGAAGAGGCAGAACCAACTAGTTGTCCTTTATCATTTACTTCAAAAATCTGAGTACCGCCACCTGCAAGTATTTGTCTCCAGTTACCATTATTAGATTCAATAAATTGAGTTGGAAGATTTATATCAGTAGTATTCTGAGTTTCCATTTTCGAGCTCAGCTGTGTCCATTTATCGTACAAAGCTTTCTTACGTTCGCTATCTGTCTTATACTTATCAGAATTTTTAACTTCTCGGTTAAGTTGATCGTAATAATTTTTAAGAGCTGGATTCGTTGGCGCGTTGTTAGCAGAGTATTGGTCAAAATTAGAATCTCGTGCGTTCTTAGCATTAGCTCCAGTACCAATCATAAGTGGGCCCAATAAACCTGTAATAGGTCCACTAGCAGTCGAAAGCATACCAGCTGCTGTCATTGCATTAGCTCCTTTAGCTTCTGGATCTGGAAGCTTATGTTGTCCAAAGATAGTATTTTTAGAAAGGCCGGGTGAAGTATCCGGAATGAAATTAGACAAAGCGTTATCTTCTTCCTTAGCTTTCTTTCTGTAAGATTCTCTAAGATGAAGTAAGTACTCTGAATCATTCTTCATATCATACTTAGTGGATACACTCTTGCGAGCAAAAGCATTGCCTAAAGTATTCCCATATTCATCTGCTATCGATTTTAGATCGTTGTCAGTCAAGTCTATACCAATATGTTTATATTTCTGAAACATCATGTTTTGCCATTTGTCATCTTGCATAAGTTTGTCAGACACTACGCTTTTGACCAATGAATGAGGAATTTCTTCTGTCTTACTTCCACGAGTAACAAAGTATCTGCCATTAGTAGTTGTGATTTCTCCTTCACCAACAAAGGGTTTCAATTCTTTAGCGATATCTTCACCTGACTTATAGGCATCTACATATTGAGCTACATCTTCCGGTACAAAGTTGTTATAAGAACCAGTTAGAGGATCTTTTGTACCAACTCCCTGATAATTTCCTAAGGTATACCCAGCTCAGTTTTGAAGCTGTGCTTGCTGTATCTCACCTTTTCTTAATCGCTCACGTTCGCGCCCAAGAGAATCGTCCCAGACCTTCTTATGTAAAGAAATTTGATATCCTTCTCCTCCAGGAGATAGATCTCTTTTGATTGTTCTTTTTAGATTGTTTAACTCTGGTAATATTTGAGAGTAGTCGCCATCATACTTTGCGACTAAATCGTCTACTTTTGTTCTTCATCCTCCTACTTTTTCATCTGCTAATTTTCTATCTGCCTGTAAGGAGTCAATAGAAGTATCGTATATCTCGTCTGATGTTTCTCTTGAAACATCGAATCTTTTTTGACGAGATTGTAAAGCCATCATCAGCGGTTGTAAAGGAGTCTCTTCAAACTTAAACTCTACTGGTGCTGATTTATAAAACCTATTCCAACTCATTTTCTACGTATCTAAATTTATAACCAGCGCAACTACGTGAATTATGACAAAGATGATTCCCCATTGCCCCTACGCTAACTCCAAACTCTTTGGCTACATGCATAGCAGGTACTTCTCAAATTTTTATCAAATTATTATCCATATCAAATTGAGCTAGAGGTCTGTAAAGTGGATGATTCTTTCCTCTATTTCTGTAATTAGGTTTTCTAAGCTTTTGTTTATATTCTTCAGTCTTTCGTATTCCTTTGGTAGCCGACGTTATAGCTTCCCCGCGCGGAGTTCAAATAACTTTGTCTCTAAGATTATATCCATTTGTAATCATGTCGTGCACATCTAAATAATCTTGCTCGTATTCAAGAGCTTCTCCTGAAGATGAACACTCTTTTATAGTAATAAATTCAAAAGCTTCCGGATCTTTATTATAAGCATTTTGTAGATAATTATTACAATGACGATTTCTACTTAAACGATTAAAATGCTCCAAATATCTTCTAAATAAATTTGAAGTTGAGCCCACATACTCCTTTCCATTAGTATTATTCCTTAATACATATACTCCAGGAACTCTATTAATATTACTGACCATTTCTCATGTATTTTGCTATATCTGGAAAGGCAGAAAGAATTAACTCTACGGCTTTCTTATTCTCATTTTGTGCTACTTTACCTCTTCCAACATTACCAAAACTAGTCAAAATATCCTGTATAGAATTATGATATGAGGCTTCATCCTGTTGACGAATCTGATCTGTTCCAAGCCTAGTAGCAATGTTCTGTTGAGACCTTTGTCCTAACCTTTGCTCATAATTTACTTGAGCCTGTTGGTTCATATTAGCATACTGCGATAAGATATTAGAATTATTCTGATAGTTATTAGCAGCAGCTCCTTGCATATTGCCTAAGTAAGAACCTAAACCGGAAGCAGCTCCTTGAATGTCTGATCGAGCTTTGTTATATCCTAAAGCAGATTGTTGTAACTGATTAGAAGGATCATATCCTCTAAGAGTTACTGGTGCTGAGTTCTGATAAAGTTCTTGTTTGTCATACCCTCTCGCTAACAAACCAATTTTAGCAGCTAGCTCTCCATACTGGAGAAGTTCAGCTGCACCTACTTTTTGACCTAGTTGATTAGCACCAGGAGCATTAGGTTTCATTGCGGCATCAAGCGCAGGCACTTGTCCTCTAATGTTTTGAGGAGTTGTGCTTGTAACTGGTGGAATACCGGATCTACCTAAAGATCTAGGGTCCATACCTTGTGCTCTACGCTCAGCTCCACTAGGAATTGGTAAAGGCTCTGGATTAGCGTTAGTGTTTGTGTTCAACCATTCTCCCGGAACATACTTACCGTCACTAGAAGTTCCCATAAATTGTTCAGTAGCGTAATCGTTTCCGTATTTCTCCCAAGCCTTATGAGTTTCAGGACCATAGACATTATCCCACTGCTTACCCTTGAATCCAGCAAACTTCTGAAAATTTGCAACATTGAATCCATCCCAAGGGGCAGAGTATCCTTTGGCGTATGTACCGGAAGCTGGCGGTCTAGGATTGCTAGGGTTACTAAGATTTAGTAGAGAGCTATTCATTGCGCTTGCTGAGTTAGGTGCAGTCAATGCGTAATGAGCATTAGGTTCGTAAGGACCAGCTTGAGCTGAGGTAAGTCTATTTAATGGAAGCATAAGAGGATCTAAAGGTGGATCACCATAAACACCGCCGTAAGCCATTTTGTTCTTAGCTGCTTTCATTACACCTTTACCGTAGCTTTCAGCAAGCTTCATTAATTCGTTTAAGTTCATGAGTTGTTCTCTATTTTTCTGATTCCACTCAAGAGCTTTCGCAGCAGCAGGATCATTATATTTCTTTTGAGCATTAGCATCAGCTTTAGCAAGCTTCTTATCTTCATCCGCAAAAGTCTTACCTGTAATAGGATGCTTAAGCGTATCAGAAAATACATACTGCTGCCCGCCCACACCAGATATAGTTTCACCGTGATTGACGTAGGCTTGAGGAAGCTCAACTGAATCTGTAGCTCCTGGATTGGTAGCTTGTACCTGTTGAGTATTAGGTCCCAGCTGTTGAAGCTGGCCGCCCATAGCATAGCCATACTTAGAAGTATTAGGTCCTATAGGCTGGTAAGTAGCTGGGCTATTAATTTGATTACTAAGTAATCCTAATCCCGCACTAGCTCCCATAGAAGCTAGAGGGCCAGCTCCAGGAATAAGTGAAAGAAGCGGAGTAAGCGCCTGCATAGTACTAAGGATACCACCTTCTTCACATTTTTGTTTGTTTCTTTTTTTCATTATCTATCGGTATATGAGAAGGAGATGCCCATGATCTCCGTATTAAGTTTATAGTTCTCAGGCTGCTCAAAGTAAAGCCTACAAATTAAGAAGTAATCTTTAAGTCTAGCGATTTCAAACTGACTAGTAGTAAGATCAGTATTAACTGGTATCTTATCTATAAAGTAATCCTGAGATATATCTGCCCAAGCAGAAGAATTAAGTGGGCCTGTATTATTGTGGTAATCTCTAAACATCGAAATGTTCCAATGATTAACCACTTTACGGGCAACAGCTTCTCCAGGTATTGCTGTAACAAACGAAAAAGGATTTGAATTAGTCTTTGTTGTTACGTCAATAAACCCCGTAGACTGGTACGTATTGTATGCCCACAATTTATTTCAAGTTCTATCTACTATCTTACCGTTAAGGTATACTTGAGTGGGTATATCCAAAGCTGCATACTTCTTAAGTGTTCCTGGATCTTTAGCCGAAACGAATTCAACTACGTGAGGGTACTTAGTTAAGTAGTAAGTTTGATATGGTCCAAAGTTGTGAGTATAGATGCTATCCTTTGCTGAATAAAAGTTTATGTGCGAATTAAACAGATAGAATGGCAGGTAAGAGTGAAACGACGTTCATTTACCAAGGACAAAACTATATGAAATAGTGAAGCTTTTATTCTCAAAATAATTAGTATCAGTGAAGGGTCTATATGTCTTTCCCCCTGAAGCGTTAGTAGTATAGAATCTTTCTCCATCCCATTGTACTCCATTGATTGGTAAATAATCTTTCTTGTGAAGTACATATTTTCGCAGCTGAGGGTCATAGCAAGCTGTGAATCCTATACCATTAATATCAGATGTACTCTTAATAGGATATTCAGTCTGGTAATTAAGTAACATATACTTCTCCATCTGAAGAGGAAGATTCTCTTTGAAGAACTGTCTCATCCCTTTGTTGGATATTTCTTCTAACTTGTCAGAAAGATGAAAGATCTTTCCAGAGTCAGCAGAAGTATAGACTGTGCCGAATTCTGTTGAGATAAGAGAGAATCTTTCCTTGCCGCCGCCATAATAATAATCAGGTGTAGCAATTCTTCGTGGAGGAATTGAGAATACCTCGGCTGCCCCAACATATACTGATGCTTCAGAAGAGTTAAGTACTTGTGGATTAGTAGGCACTAAGTACACTGCACCAGAAGTCTTAGCATAGAGATTATCCTTGTCAGTGAACAACTCATTAATAGGACCATCAAACGCCGTGAGGTCTACAAAGTTATTTGTCTTTATTCTTTTGTACGAATCAAGAGAAGAGTCTTGAAAAGCTTTCTCTGATACGTAGATCCTGAAAGGATAAGAGTTGATACATGATCGACAATAGTCGTACGCAAGGGGTATCGTAAATCCGGTTTTCTCTATCGCAATCTTAGATAAATCATCATTATAAAGATAAGCTTCTAAGCAAATAGGGTTTTTAACTGTTCAAACATCTGAGCTAACTTGATCTGCACTTTTGTCTCGAAGGTATTCGATCAAGGTGCCCGTATGTGTATCATTGGTCGGAGAATAGGCAAGATCACAATCATTGCCTGGATATCTAAGTTCATAGTTTATTTGTGATTCTACATAAATATTATCGTACATAGATCCGTACAATATTCTATTATTACCTTGTTCATCTATATCTGCAAGATCTACTACTCTAAAGTTAGATATGAAAATATCACCACCATAGTATTCTTGTGAATCCGTTAGAGTTCTAAAGTTAGATTCTATCGGAACATAATTAAGAAGAGTAAACATAGGGTAATCAAAAAGTAGTCTCTTATTTACTGCAAGATAGTGTCGAGCATCAAAATCATAATCATTTAGGGAATGAACAAATGCGTAAGCGTTTACTTTATTAAAGTAGGATTCATTGGTAAGCTTGTATATGAAGTCTCCAGTAGGAGCCTGCTGACTTCTTGCAGATACAAAGATACTCTCTGTATAGGGCATATACAAGTCTTGAGGCAAAGTAAAGTTAATATTAAAGTCCATAACCTTTGCTCTATACCTAAGTTCTCCTCCACCATCCCTGTCATACTCACCTTGTTTTAAACTTGAAGGTACATTTTCGTATCTAGCAACCATCTCAAAATAAGAACCGTTCAGGTATCTAGATGCTAGTGTTTTAGGAGACAAGAAGTTACCGTATTCGATAGGAATATCACCTTCATCTAGAGTTTTGAAAATCAGATTATTCGTATTTCCTCCTGAACCAGCAGTAAAGTATCCAGAGATAACACCCATATCTAAAGTAGAAGAGTTAGCTTCGGTTCTTCTTGCTACATAAAACCTATGCCCAACGACATCAGTAGAGGGGTAGGTTATGTTCGCAAACTCTAAACCAATGAGAGTAATCTCTCCGTCTCTGTAAAGTTCTACTAACCTTCTTGAAGGAGTTTTATGATATCTAACTTTACCAGTAGGGAATATCCTGACATTATCACAATCCAAAGTAGAAGGATAATCTTGGCGAGATTCAAAATAGCCTAACTTACCTGTAGCATATGCGCTGTTATATATCTGCCAGTATTCATACGAAGTAGCAGAAGGGAGATGCTGCATATCTAGGTTGAGAGGATCATACGTAAGTACTACCCTGTCAATCAAGTCCGCCTCTCTTCCTGGAACATGAAACAGTGGGCTAAATGTTCCGTTAGCAAATATATACTGTATCGCTACTGCGTACACTTCGTCAGAAGCAAAGCTTTGTTTGTAAAAAGTAGTTAATGGGTTCTTTGAATTCCCTAAAGTAGTAGTGCTTTCGACTATTACATCAGAAGTAACAAACTCACTAGTGATATTGTTCGCTGATCTTTGAAATTCAGCATAGTCGTAGAAGTCCGATTCAAGGTTTGCGACGTAAAGTCTACCGCCTGATTGCTCATGCGCAACTACTCTTTCGAGTACTGGAGAATCAATAACTACATCTTGAACATCTATCTGAATAGGTTCAAAACTATTGATACCTGTAAACAAGTACGGAACTTCAGTGCCAGTAATAGCTAAAGGAGCAAGAGTATATGATTCAGAAATTTGTCCACTAGTATTAGCGCTGATTAAAACAGCAAGCTGGACATACGAGAAGGCTTGATCTAAATTCTCTAAGCTAAGATTAATAGACTTAGAAGTAAGAGGTCTTGCGCCAGATTCGTCAGCAGAAGCTATAATGTTTATAGCTCCGTCAATTCCGTCATAGAAAGAACCTAAGGCCTCATCATAGATGAGTACTGGCCGAGTTACATGGAAGAAGTTAGTAGGATTCAAATCTGAATCTAAATACCTAGCTGAGAATTGGTAAGCTCCGATCTTGAGTAAACCGCCCCCATCTGATACATTAGATATTTCGATCTTGGGCACGGATGAGGATATAGAATAATCGAATCTACGGCAGTCCCAATCTCCTGTGTCGAGTCGGTAACTCGTAAGGGAATCGATATTAATCCTCCTGTAGTTATTGTATGCATCAGTAAAGTATATTACACGTTCACATCCCTTAATAATTTTAAACAAACCTTTTACTTGGTGTGCCGTGTTAAAATTAAGACATGGAGTATTTATAAGTGTAGAGTAGGAGCATGAATGGGGATCGAATATTCCTATCTCTGAATCTGTGTTGTCTGTAGAAAAGATGATGAATTTTCCGTCTTCAATTAAAATGTGACCTATAATAGTATACGGAATATTTGCACATAACGTATTCCCTAATTCATTAGAAACAGATACTTCCGCTGGAGAGGTATCCTCTACCACTGCGTTCAGGGCAAACCTGTACGTACCTTTCTCCTGAAATTTAGGATCAACGTCCTGATTCATCCCAGCATAAATATTAATAGCGTCCATTTGACATTTGATAAGGATTTATTTTAGGAGTTCCTAAATTTTGAAAGAAAGAACCTTTTTGATACGATCTAGGTACTAAAGCATTTCAAGTATTCTTGATATTCTCCATCTCATCTAGAGAAGGCATATTCAAATCTCCGATAGCCTTCATCTTCTGAAGATTATATTCTGACTTATGAAAGCGTACTAGAGCCTCAGACCCAGCTTCTTTCATAGATAGTCTCTTAAGCCAGTGCCGATATAAGACATAGTGCACGATGGCTTCTTTTAAATCCTCATTATCAGGAATAAGAAAATCGCCATTAGCATCTGATACCCTTCTTCTGTATGCAATTATAATAATGCCATCACGCAAAGTAGTAGTTAAACAGTTTCCTCTTTCTAAAGTATATTCGTGAGAGATGCAATTTGGTTGTGGATCATTAGTAAAGTAAGCTTCACCATAAACTGATATATCACAACCAATGCTTTTAAGATAATCATTGTTTGACAAACGCATAGGGGTTCAGCTAGACCTATTTAAATAGGTAGAGAACAAAGCTTTTTTAGCTAAGCTCTCTGGGAATTCCATATGACTGACAGCTGGGTTCCATGATTCATCCTCTAAACCTAAAGTTCTAATCATGTCTGTCAAGTCAGTTTCAGTTATTGCTTGTTTATAGGCTACGTGCAATAACATTTCTGTATCTGAAGGAAGCTGAGCTTTATGATTCTCTACCTCAACAACTTTGATACATGTTTCGTAGCGGTCGTAAACTCTAAACTTGAGAAAAGCTTTAGCAGCCCACTCATAGAATATAGTCTCGTTCCAGTGTTTTTCTTCGACCATCGTACTTAGATCGTACAGTACAGATCTAAGTGAGATCAATTTTCCTTGAGCCATGATCAACTAATTTATTTATATGATGTTCGTTATGTATCAATTTCCCCAGCTTTCTAGTAGCTCATCTTGCAGGAGTTAATTCGTAACAAACTGGTTCTCCAAATTCAGATATACGCACAGGTATTCATCTTCACTTGGCGACTCATTCTCTTTTTTTCATGGGATTCATTGGTGCCCATTCACCATCATCCTTTACTTGGTGATCTTTTCATTCTTTGATGTAGAATTGTTCACCTATTCAGGGTCGCATTTTTGTTATGATGTTCCTACCTAAAAAAGGAATTTCAACCATTCTACCTTCGAACAGGTTCTCACAAACCTCATTTCCAAACGCCTCAAGAACTTCTTTGTACAACTCTTTAGACACTTCTTCTTTATTCTCGTACACACTGTACGAATCAATAGCTGTTAAAGTATCTTTCGTTTGAATGTTATTCAATGTCTTGAACCACTTCATTTTGCCTAGAGTTATTCTCTTTATCGTTAGGAGCTGATAGATATCTTATAATACTTTCTTCAGCCATTCTTATCATCATTCTACCAAGCTCAGCATCAATTGGAAAGTTATCATTCATTGGATCGTAGCAAGGAGTGTCAGTCATCTCTTCTCCCATACAAGTGCAGAAGGTTGCCAGCTTATCAGGGTCTGCCCAGATGCCTTTCATCAATGCTACCTTAAGCTTAGGCTTATTAAGGATAACAAGTTTCTTGTTTTCAATCAACCATGCAGCTTTAGGATCTCTATTAGTTAGAGAGTATTCTGCTAAATTATTAGAAGTAATAGTTCCTTTATCAATCATCTTCCCGTCAGGTAGTTTTACCTGAACGGAACTTGAGGTACGAGCTACTAGGTCTTGGGGTATCTCACAAGTAGACCTATTAATTTTGCAATCAAAGATATCAGGTATACACGAACAGTCGTGGTACGTATGCTCCTCTAAAGGAACACATATAGTAATGTAATTTAGATCCGAGACATATTCTTCTCGCTCTAATTTTTGTTGTATTAATTGCGCTCTGGCTTGTTTCAAATGGAAAGCAATAAACTTATCAGTCAGCTGACTGTCATTTGAAGCAGCTCCCCTATTGATGGGGATCTTCACCGCGCGTACATATTCTTTTAGTGTGGCCACAATAATAAAATTTTATAATATAATATACAACATATAATAAACATATGCAAATGTAATTATAATTTACTTTAAATAAAAAAAGGGAATACTCTCTTTTGAAGAATACTCCCTTTTGTTTTGTTTAACCTTTTCCTTCAGCAGTGCGAATAGTATCAATTTCGGCTTTTTCTAACTCCTTGTAAGGAATTTCGTTAATAACTTTCATCTCATTCTTTACTTCAGGGATCTCAATAGTAGCAGCGACTTTCTCTGCAATCTTATCAACGTTAGCGGGATCTTCGTTCACAAGAGCTAAATCCTCCTCAGTCAATTGGTATTCCTTAGAGGCTCCTATTTCCAGCATGTCATCATGATAGCAAACAGTAAAACCTCCTGCGATAGTCTTTCCTCCCTCGGATTCAAGCCATCCTCTTTTTAATGTGTATTTCATATTATCCTATTACTCAAACTGAGCCGTTATAAAAAACTTTACTTACAACAGCTCCTCCGCCGACGGCAGTTGCGCCATAGGTCGGCGTTAAACTGTCGCTGACATAACACGTATCTCCCACAACAGCAGGCGTAGGAAGTGTCCCTACTGTATATCCTTGAAGTCTTACAACTCTTGTAGAAATAACATCAGAAGCAGTAAATGTGGTATTAGCACTATCGTCCGCAAGACGAGCGCTTAGGCCAGCTGAGACTCTTTTAATGGCTGGAAAACTTGAGGTCGTCCCTCCAAATTGGAAAAGATTAAAGTCATTTCCAGCATTATTCATTACTGTAAAATTATTATTAGTTACCGATTGTAACTGACTTTTACCTGATATCTCGAATCGAGTAGCAATTACAATACCAGAAAATGTACCTCCCGCAGCAGTTAAGTTTGCGTTAGCACTATCATCAGCTAAACGCACTACTATACCTGTTCCACTTCTTTGAATAGAAGGAAAAGAAGATGTAGTTCCGCCGAATTGAAGGCGGTTAAAATCCGAAATTAAATGATCTGTTATTAATAGTACCCCACTTGATGGAGCTTCTAAGACAGTGCTGTTTGACCACCTTAGTCGTGAAGTAATGCCTGCGGTAATACCGCCTGTAATTGTCATGCTTCCGGAACTATTCAAATTAAATCCTTCAGTCAAAGTGCCGTTTCGCATGAGGCTAAGACTATAAGTAGCATCTTCAGTAGCATCAACTGCATCTGACCAAGTTATTGACTGTGTACCAGCAACTCTGTTAGTACCTGAAGCATTCTCAAGCTCGTACTCTTGACCTACTCCAAATCCTACTGCTGCAGTGCCTGAAGTAATATGGGATAATCTTTGGGCAAAAGTAACTGCGTTAGTTACTGCGTCAGAAGCTTCTACATGGAATAGGCGATCTGGAGAGGTAGTCCCTGCTCCTACATTACCATTTGCGGAGACTTTAAATCCAGACCCACCGCCTGAGTTTCCTGCAGCATAAAAAACTGATCCTATTCCTGTAGCTGCTGTTGCAACAATTAAACCTTGACCGCTTCCACTTGTATTGAATACACGTGTAAGATAGTCTGAAGCAACAGTTCCTGAAACATCAAGCTTGTGTGAAGGTGTAATGGCGCCAATTCCGACAAAACCACTATTTAACACTGTCATTACTTGACCCGAATCAATACGACTTCCGCCAGTATTTCATGCCAAGTTAAAACTATTATCATCTGCGTTTAATCCTAGTGACCAGCCAATAGTTGTTTGATTATCTTGATTAAAAGCCATAAACAAATCTGCGCCAGAACCTCCTAAGGTATCTTTAAATTGTAGCATGGGCGAATTACCCCCTCCAACAAGCGAAAGCTGTCTATCTGGTGTAGCAGTACCTATACCTAAACGATTAGTTGAATCGTTCCAGAAAAAGTTTGCGTTGTCTTGAGCGATAGTTGATCCATCAGAAAACAACACAGAGCCTGCTGTCAGTGCAGGGAGTGTAAATGTTCCTTTTGAATTTAGCTGTGTTTGAATATCAGACGTTACTCCATCTACATAGTTTAACTCAGTAGTAGAAAGTGTTGCCCCATCCAAAATGTTTAGTTCAGCAGCGCTGGCAGTAAGTCCCGTTATTGTATCCTGCTTAGCGTTCAGAGCTGTTTGTAAATCTGTTTGAGCTGAAAGGGTTCCTGTGATAGAACCCCATGTACCTCCGCCAGAAGAAGGAAGGGTGACGGTATTACCGTCAGTAATGGAGAGTTGATCCCCACTTATTTTTAGGTTCTGGATACAAGCATCATCAACTGTTTCGTAAACACCTGTTATTCCTTTACCATTTGAATTATAAATCATTATATTAATATTTTACCATCTTTGTAGACGAGTATATCTTTATTCTCACCTATAAGATGAGTATCAGTACTTATTGTTTCGTAGTATAACCCATCAACTCATCCTTCAAGTTTCTTTTGAGAATCAATTTTAAAATCTACATCGGAAATTTTGTTTTTTCTTACCGCCCTTCTTTTCAGCGTTCTTACTTTCTCTGACGTGCTTGGATGAATTCATTCACCTTTAGAATAAGAACCTACTAATCAGATAGAACTTACTTGGGAATTATCCGCTATTATTTGTATAGCTTTTCTAATTGTAACTTTAATTGATTCTGGCATCTTGCGTATCCTACAAAATCTGCTTCATAAAGCCATAGCCTCTGTGTCAGGAAGTACAATAACTCTTTTGTTATTATATACTTCCTGATACTTAGCTATCATCCTTTTAAATCAAGGATAAAGATCCTCAATTATTGGCCCATTATATTTAGGGTATAATGTAAGAAATTTAGAGACATCCATCGAGAGGTATATAGTTATTGCCACCACCCGAACCTACAAGATTGCAAGGTCCTGGATTAGGCACAGTGTTGGTTCCCATGAAGAGCCCATTTCAAGTAACAGTAATAACTCCTCCTACACAACTATAGTTAGTATAAAAAGTAGGCAGTGAAACCCCCCGAATTCTGAAAGACCAGTCAATGTCTATTGGGGCTTCAAGTTTCATGTATTTAGCAAGACATGAACAATAACCTGCTGGAAATCCAGCACTATTACTTGATAATTCAGCAGCTGATGGGTGACTAAATATAAAATTAGGTATTGCAAGACTTTGTAAAACTTCTACAACATTGGGATTATATTCTAAGGTTCTGAGTGAACTACATGGTGAAGACGCATTCCCTAAACTATACCATGGAGAACCAGCACCACCTTCATTTGAAGGATAAGAAATAAGTTCTGGGCCACTTAGCTGCTCAACGCCATTTACTATGAACGAGGAAACTTCTGTATCGTCGTTTACAAACGGCCCGACATCATGTCTTAAAAGCATTGTACAGGCATCGCTGACTACTTCAACAAATACAGTAGTTTCTTGGGTACACGGAACAATTCCTCCGACGTAAGTAAAACTATAAATGCCTGCAGGAACATTAGTAAAGTCGGATACTGCGTGCGAGCGTAGCGGGATATCGTTAGTATTACTTGTTATGGTTGATCCTGCCGTATAGTTTGTAGGTGCCCCTGAATTGACTATAAGCTGATTTACCGTAGGCGAGGAAAAAGCTATTCTTCAATAACCACCTTCATCAGCACCTGTGAGAAGTGTAAACAAGTCAACTGTACATCCAGAAGTACATTGATACGCAGTGCCAGAAGTTCCGTACGAAGTTGTTCCAGGAGCATATGAGATCCGCATTGGAATCGAATAGCATGTTGTTTCTGGCGCACACTCCGCACATAAGTATGTTCCAGGTAAAGCTGCCGTATAACAAAATGTAAACGTGAGAGCTCTACCAACACCGAGAGCTGTGCCACCAACCCAGCCTGTATCCATGAAATTACCAAAATCGAATGTATCATCTATTCCAGAAGATAATCCGGTTGTTACATTCTGATCCCAAGACGTTCCTATTGCTGCTGTGTACGAAGGTATTACTACTGAAGTAGCGACCGTCCATGATCCTGCAGTGCTAGGGCTTCCGCCTAATTGATCTCACATATTCATAACCGGGTTACCACCGAGATAACCGTCTCGGAAATCGTGCCAACATTGAATACCAAACGTAGGTGGGGTCCCTGCTTCTGGTCCTGGACCTACAAGAACCTTAACATTAAGATTTCTTTCACACATTAAACCTGGAGAAGTAGTGTACTGAAATTCGTATTCCACGCCTTCTGTAGCATTGGAAAAATTAACTAATACTGAAACACTCGATGCAGATACTACATAACCCGGAGAACGAGAAACATAAGCTCCTCCATTAATGGATAAAATAACTGGGGAAGGTCCGATATAAGTTCACCTCCCATTTAGATGTCCTGGATCTGATCCAAGACCATCTATTAAATTTTGTAAGTTGACAGAACACACGGGATCTGTACAAACAGAATAATAAGGAGCATATTTGATAACGCCTGGATCGTAGGCAGTAGAAACATTTATTGTTGCTGTTGCTTGAGAAGTACACCCAACACATTCTAGAGTAAATCCTCCAGCGGTAGGGGCTGTATTAGTATTAACAATTATATGTTCTCCAGCATCATTATCCGGTTGAAAATAGATACCGCCAAGAGTGGGTACAATATCTGAACCGTTAGGCCCAGAAGGAGAAGAGGGATTTGTTATAGTTCCAATTACAGATGTGCCGCAGGAAGAGGCGCTAGTTCAGTTAGTTCTCAGGTCGAAAGCAGGAATATCTGAACATACGTCTATCTCAAAATCCCCGCCTGAACAAGGAACAGTCGATACTTGAACAGTAATTATTGCAGTATCTTCACAAGGGACAGTACCTGAATCATATTGGAAAGCGTAAAATCCTGCAGAGGTAGACCCTGAAACAGAAATAGAAGGGTTGTCACCAGTCATTACGACTGACGGCGCTGGAACACCAGAAGGTGGGGAAGCAGGATTTGCTCCCCACGGTCCAGTTGATACAGAGGCATTGTAACCTAAGTACGTCCAGATACCACCACTGTTTGCAGTAGGGTTAAGATCAGTTCGTAAAAACTTAGTACAAGCCATATTCTTAAGGTGTGTTACAAAGTGTTACTGCTCCGTTAGTTCCTGCATCACCAGTATCTACTACGTTAATAGTAATGGTTACTGAATCTTCGCAGTTGGTACAACCTCCAGGAGTAGTTACGTCGCCATTATCTACGGTATAGGTAAATAAGTAAGTCCCTACTCCTTCAGAAGCCGAAGGTTGGAAAGTATCATCACTACCGGAAGCTGTGTTAGCTTCATGCCCAGAAGACATAGTTCCTGTGTTTGTCCAAGTTCCATCTGTATCTGGTAGAGGCGACACCCCAAGTAAACTATAAATATTATAAATGGTAGTGTCTGAGTCGCAATACGTATAGGTATTTGCAGTTCCAGCAACTGCACCATCAACTACTGTCACGGTGACAGTGGCAGTATCACTACAAGGTACAGAACCTACAGTATAAGTAAATACGTATGTTCCAGAGGGAGTATCACTTACACCGATTGTTACGGTGTGCGTAACCCCGATAGCGTTACCGTTAGAATAAGTAGCGGTCGCTGCTCCGTTTACAGAGAGATCAGTAGGTCCGCCAGAAGTAAGTACCCAAGTTCCACCAGTGTCTGGTGTACCGCCTAAGTAATCAAAAAGAGTTATAGTACAAGCCATTGCTTATATTAGTTTTTTAAGAGCCTATTGCTCCTATGATATTGACATCGAATTGTCCTATGTTAGCGGGCTCTGCTCCTATCCTAATATACAAAGTAGTAAGGGAGGAAGGCCCAGCAATAGACACATGCGTTGATGCAGTAGTGGATGAAAGCCATCCAGAAGAATTTAAAAGATCGCCAGAGGTACATCCATCGTACACCGCAATAGCTGGTTGAAAAATACCGTCTACGCCATAAGCCGTACTGTCAACAGTAAAGTCAATTTCCCATCCAGTGGATGAAGAAGGAACTGCGATAGCGTACCAAAGATCTACAGCGGTAGAGGATACCCACGAGGTTGGTTGATCCATTCCTGAATCAGTGGCATCTACGTAAGGGCATGTACCTCTCATATCCCCGCCTTCAAACTGAGCTTCAAACTCGTCCTTAACTATACCAAGAGGAATAGTAACTGACGTTGCGCAGGCATTGTTAATGGGGACAAGTGATTGTAAAAACTCTATTGCTAAATCAGCTGTTACAGAACATGCGCCAGAAGTTACAGTGTATCTGTACGTGTAGGTTCCCTCATTCACCACTGAAGTAAAGTCGAGGGTACCGTTCCAAGCTCCCGGAGCTGCTGGATTACCAGCAGGCCCAGAAACAAATGTTCAGGTTCCTCCACTCATCTTAGTTCCTGTTAATTCATTATAAGGTGTGATTATCATATTATGAACAGGTTAAGATTGTTGTATTATCCCCAGCACAAGCAATGTTAACAGTAACTGTTGCTGCATTAGATGTCTCACCAGTAGAGTTCATTACTGTGTAGGTAAAAGTATCAGCGCCAGTCTCTCCAAGAAAAGGAGTATAGATTACTGTACCGTCTCCTGGTACAACTACTGTTCCTTTTGTAGGGGTACTAACTATAACGATAGAATTGATGAGCAGAGGGGAGCCGTTCCCTAAATCGTTCGTAAGAACATCAATAGTTACTGGTTCTTCACAGGCCACACAATCCGTGTCATTATTAGCTGTAGGAGCTGTCGCACAGTCAAGAAGGATAGTAAACACGCTTGCTACTGCACAGTTTCCATTCGTATCGCATACTGTCCAAGAAAAAGAATCAGAGCCTGTTACAGCTGGAATCTCGTACTCAATAATGTGATCTCCTGCCATGTTAGTAGTAAGAGTGATAGAAGAAGAAAGAGGTGTAGGAGGTGTTACAACTTCCCAAGTATCCCAGTCTATTTCCACCGTTGGCTGAGTAACAAAAATAGCTTCTTCAATGTTTATTTCAAAAATATCTGTAACTACAGCGTCGCAATCAATTTGAAAAACCGCATCAGGTATTACCAATGTGTCCATTTCTTCGCAAGCTATAACCGTAAAGACTATAGTTCCGAGAGTAGTTCTTAATCCTTCTACTGTAGCTACACTGTAAGAACCAATGTAAGTTGTAGGAAGGGTAGTAATAGGTGCTGTAAAAGTAGCTATATTACCTGTTGTTGTAACTGCGAAACCTGTTGGCAAATTAAATTGCAGAGTGCTCCAATCAATTGTATAACTACAACCAACTGGGTAAGGTATAAATATTTCTGCGGAAACATACTCTGAAAGATCTCCAGGGCAGTACATGTTGACTGCTAAACTTCAAGCCTGTGGGACACATATAGGAATCGAAAAATTCTCAATTTCTACGCATCCTCTACAGTCGGTAATGATAAGAGTTAATAGGCTTGTTGCCGGATAAGATGACAAAGAGCCGTTAAGAGTGAGAGCTATAGTACTTGAGTTATTACTCGTTGTAGTTGTAGCCGAACTGAAAACTGCTGTGTCGTATGACCAATCAAAAGTCAGAGAAGAGCAGCCAGTGGATGATCCACTACCAATAAAAGTATACTGAGCATTCTGAGTAATACTTCCGGTGAGAGAAGAGCAGACATTATTAAGTGGTACAGAGATAGTACGAACGCAGCCATTAGCGTCTGTCACTACTAATTGAGCTGTCGATGTTGTTAAACAAGTCTCATTAGTAAGTACAATGTTAGTACTAATAGTCGACATTGCGTCAGGAGCAGCGGCGGTGCCAACTGTGCCTGTAGGATTAGAAAAAGATACACACGTAGAGGAAGCAGTGAACACGTAAGAATACGGCGCTTGACCACCTGAAATAGTGTATTGATAATTAGTTAAGGTAATCATATTACGATATTCTTATTACGGTTATAGTACCTCCGCATGTAGGTTCTGGATCGACGACTGTGACAGTAATGTCACAATTGAGATTATCCAAAATACAACCTTCTACTGTAGGTAATTTTTTGATAGAATTTTCTATAGTACATACTAAAGCATCTACTACTTCACACTCTACTCTGTGAGTATAAATGAAATCGTAGTTAATAGCTCTCGCAATACTTAGACCTTTCTTAGCGCAGGACACTCCATACATTTCTGCAAAGATATCCTCCACTACTCTGTCAAAAATATAACATTTTAATTTATTTGCATCCACAGCCATTGGTAACAGAAGTTGATGTCTCAAGCCCCAATAGTTCTTGTAATTCAGCAAATATGAGACAGGCATCAGCGCAGGCGCAGTCCGAGCACGTGTTAACAAATGTAAGGGGGAGATACAAAGAGATTGCTTTACAATCATCCAAGTTATCTGCCATGTACTCAATCAAACAGCATTTAGTTTCCTGATCAACAAAGACACAGACAGAATCTGATTCGTAAGAACCATCATCCTGCGTGACCTTTATTTTAATCGAGAAGATACCATCTGACAAAACATCTGTCATATCGAAATACTCTGCACTAAGACGTAGGTAAGGTTCTGCCACAAATGCTTCTAATCCGTCCATATCATATTCCATCTCAGTAACGTCTTCTCCACTACAATTGTAATTAAGAATCAATTCTATGGTGTAATCTGGGTTGGGAGAATCATCGAGCCAGGTATTAATTAGTTCTGACGAAATATCTATGTAAGAGAAATCATCAGCAATTGTGTACGTCATGTTATTATTTATTTTCTATGTTGACAGCTACACATTTTGGAGCTGTCCTATTACCGCCAAAGTAAAAGTTAATGAGGTAATAATTCTTTTTGTACGGTATAAAGTAAGTCTTGCTAATGGTAAGTTTAGGATCTGAACCAGCCTCTATATTTTGAAAAGTAAAGTAGCAAGTTTTAGACGATTCATCTAAGTTAAGCTTAATACGAATTTTCGACCAAAGTGGAAACTTATAAACCTCTTCCCCGTATATTCTCTTACCATCTCTATTGAAGTAGGGTGTGAGGTGTATCAATTTGGTCTCAGGATCGTAGCACCAACCAATCATAGCTGCTGCTTTATCCGGGTTCAGCCAGTTCCAAGACACTCCTAACAATTTAGACCAGTCCCATTGATCTGATCCATCCCCAGCAGTTTGCCAATCAGGAAATTCGTAAGCCATGTCGCCCAACAACTGTACATCCCAAGTAAGAGTCTTCTTACTTTTAGGAATAGGTAAATTGCGAGGAACACTATGGTGTAGTCCTTTTAAAATGTATCTTTTCATTATGGGTATACTCTAATTTCAATTGTAAACGTGCCAGTTACATCTGTAAACAGAGTCCCGCCATCTACGGTTCTAATCTGTACAGTATTATTATCTGCTCTATACACACCAATTAGAAAGGGAGGCTGTCCGTAAGTATCTGGATTGTCGGAATAAGATATAAAACAAGTAGTTTTATTAGCAGTAAACGCTGCGCTTAAGGTTCCTGTGTATCTTCCAGTTACATCTCTCGCTCAAACAATTGGACCGCTGAGATCATTAGAAATAATCGTAGCGGTTGGATTACTACTTCCGCTAAAAGCCAGCAAAGCTGTGTAGGAGAGATATGCAGCTCCGGCAGCATCTTCCCAAGTAGTTACCCCAGAACCATCAGTAGTTAAAACTTGATTAGCCGACCCATCGTTGGGGGGCAAAGTAAGTGTGTAATTAGAGGAAACAGATACTGGAGTCTTTATGGTTATTGTTTGTTGAGCTGCTGCTGTTAAAATTCTAATTTCGCCAGGATCTGAGCCGCCAAGAGGAGATATTGTAAATGTTCCAAAATTAACTGTACCAGTACCACCTACAGTAAATCTACCGCCATTTGCTGTGTACATTTGTACTTGATTAGAAGTAACTTCTACACGATCGGAGCCTATACCAAACGTTGAAATTTTTACTGCCGGTGAAGCTTTGTCTTGAAAAGACAAGGCATCATCTCCATTCGCATATTGAATTGTGAAAGAAGGATTTGGGAAAGGTGACGAAGCTCTTTGCACCATTGTTGCAACTGCCCCAAGGGTAATCGTTCCACTCCCCCCATATATTCCATTTCCATCGCCTCCAGAAATATCTTCCCAAGTAACTACTCCATCACCATCTGTTTGGAGAACTTGTCCTGCGTCACCATCTGTTAAAGGAAGAGTGTACGCAGAAGGAACTTCATCTGGAAGGCCAACAACAATAGCATTAGTAAAATCTACTCGTCCGCGAAATTCTACATCATCAGTATTCAAATTAACCACACCTTCGTTAGGTGGAGTATAAACTCTGAAACGAGAAGCGGGGGTAGGTTTGTTTTTCGAGTTAGTTACTACTCGTCTCATTAGAGTACGATTTTAACTGCGCCTGCAGTGTGGTATAAGTCTCCAACTTGCAAACCGCCAATGTCAGCTGCAGAATTGTCCGCGAACTCCGGAACCCCTACTAGATTAATAGCAGTCCTTCCTGCGTCAGAAGACACTTTAACAGCTGCTGGAGTGCCTGTATGGGAATTAGCAATCATCTGTACTGAGCCTTCATCTGCTGCGCTCATGATATTAATCTCAGCCTCGCCTAACTCATTAGTGTCATTTTCAGCGTCAACTTTGGTCTGCAGAGCAATCTCAGCTAATTGGGTACCGACTTCGGATACTATCTGGCTTTCACCAGTTACTGGGTTACCAATAAGGTTTTCGAATTCCCCGTCAGTCATAGTAGTCTGTGGAGTAGAAAGTTCGATAGCGCCGGAAGCAATTTTAGATGTAATCCAGTCTTCCATTCTGATGTCAGAAGCTGCTGCTGTGGCTTTGAACCCTGTTCTACGGCCTGCATTGAAAGGAATAGAAACGTTGCTTGTTGATCTTTTCAATCGGTCAAACTTAGTCCGATTATCTGTTGTATTAAAAATCATTTGTTTTATAATTTAATCCGGAGTTCTCCGGTTGCTGTTTGATATATTCGACCCGACGCGAGCCCAAGCACACCTGCTGCAGCTTCGTCTGCCGCAACTGGTAAATTAGTCGCATGTACCTCGTCATCCATCATTACTATACCAGTAAAAGTTTTTCATCCGCCAACATTCTGAGTTGACGTAATGTCTACAAAGTCAGCGACATCTATACTAACATAAGTAGGTTCTTTTACTCTCTTAATAAGGAGAGATAAATCATTAGGATCGCCAGTAAAATTACTTACATCGTCAATTACTTCCCAGATAAAGTCTGGTGAAGAAACATCTCCCGTATTTTTATAATAAAGAAGCGCTCCATTAGGAAGTCTGAGATCGTTTGAGGTGTAATTAGTTTCAAGCCATGTTACTATTTCTGCGTCAGTAGGAGCATTAGCGTCTGCAAAAGACGCAGGGGTAAGAGTAATAGACGAAGCGCCATAAGCAGTTTCTTCTACATCAATGCTTACTACAAGTTCTTTGATTCTGGTGGTTTTATCACCGTCCCAAAACCAGCAGTTAGAAGGATTATAAGGATCAGAGCCGGAAGCTTGATAAGTTGGATTGTCAGATGTGCCAGTAAAGATAGTAGTAAATATAGTTCCCGGCTGAGCGAGTCCTATAGATTCGTACGTATCCTCTACGATACCCTGCATAACATCTTCTCTAATGATTTTAGCGTCGCCATCTACTGCAGAGTTTATAGTAGAGGAAGGTACAGCTCTACGCGCAATCTCAAATTGTGGAAGCAAGTGCCATCCCTTATTACTGATACCATCTACACCATAGTAGTGCCAATTTCCTGGGGAAGCCTCATCGTTCACAAGTATGAACGGATCAATGGAAGATCCATTACCTTCTATAGAATGATCTGAGAAACCTGTATTTCCAATAATTCCATCCACATATTCTTTGTCAACTAAAGATCTGTTTACAAAATCGGCAGAATAATCAGCAGCATACAATATGCCGGGGAAACTTCCACCTGTACCAGTTACTGTTATAGAGTCAAAACTTATGTCCCAATCTGTAGCTGTAAGATTAACATTTCCCGCACTGTCTATATTGAAAGTATTTCCAGAAATGTTTATGTTTAATTCATTGTCAGAAATAATACCGACTGATGTTTCAGAATCAATAGTAATTCCGTACTGAGCTACTAATTCAAGTGTATCCGGAGTTATAGACAGAACTGTATTATCAGTGTCATATTGGAAGACTACAGCCGATAAATTTTTATCTTCGATAGCTATTACCGTATCACTGATACTGAGTTCTAAACTGTCGGTGTTAAACGCAAGTTCGTCATCTCCGAGATGTACAGTATTATCTCCAAGCAATTCTATGTCTACTGTGTCTCCTACAACTGAAAAAAGTCCTTCCTCAATAGTAAATACTGAGGTTCCAACAGTAAAAGAAAAGCCGGAAGCTGTAATCAACTGATTTATAGGACCTATCTCGAGAGAAATTTGAGAAGGCTGAATCTGGAAGGTGGAATCCACCCCAGAGAAAGTAATTCTGTAATTATCTAAATCGACTGTTCTATTACCTGTTAGACTGCCGTTGTCTGTGTAAATAGACGTGTCTATAACAGTAGAAGCAGTAAAAAATTCTAAACCATCTTCGGTAGCATTTACTCGAAGTAATTGTCCTGTAGTACCGTAGGTTGGCGGTACATCAATAAGATCTATAAACGACACAACTGGATCTGGAGCTACAGGTAATACTATAGTCCCGTCTTCAATTGCGGAATTGATCCATTCCTTCAATTTTATAGAGTAAGAAGGATTACTCTTTCCTGAAGCAAAAGCTCGTTCAGTTCTAGGGATAAACCTCCCCATGTTTATGGGGAGGTAAATCTCAGAAGGTGAATTTTCCTTAAATGCCTCAATCTTTGCTCTGTTGTCAGGTAAGATGTAAGTAGGCATAAAATGAGTTTTTGTTAGATACCGTTAACTTTGATTGCAGGTGAACCTACAGAAGCCAACCAAGCATTCATGAATGCGTCAAAAGTTGTGATCGTGCCACTACCTGTTGGGATAGCAACAATAGTGCGAGCTGGGATACCAACTTGGTTCGTAATATCCAGTGCTTGAGCATTTTCGCTCAACATGTTATACACTACATAATTAGTCGTAGTAGTATAAGGAGAAGGAAATTCGATAATTGGATCTTCAGTCGAGCGAAGAGTATACTTACGTTGTCCGTGAGTAGCTTTCCACATCAGATCCAGAACACGTCCTGAACCTTCACCTTCAAACATTTGAACTTCTTCGTTCATATATTCAGTACCTACGAAACCTGATTTCAAGCCAAGGTTCAAACGTACTTTAACTTGAGGAATGTAATCAACATAAGCCAAAGGCATATCCAAAGCCATAACCATAAACAAATCTGCCACACCACCAGTAACAGTACCAGCAGTAGTAGTATCAATTGTCAAGATAGACCAGGTTACGTTAGCGATAACATCGCCGAAAGCGGCAACTGCTGCGGCGCGAAGAGTGGCCAATTGGTCAGCTGTGATTACCCAGTTACGAACGCCATTAGAGCTATTCATTACAGGGATAGTATCACCAGCAGTGATAGTATTAATTACTACGCCATCGGAGCCAGTAGAGTCGATCAGAAGAGCGATTACTGGTTCTTGACCTTGCTTACGATTAATTGGAAGCGTCAGGCCCGCAGAATTGCGGTTAATGTTGAATGTTAAGTTCTGAAGCAGGTGATCAACAGGTTCAGCTGTACCTAAAGTGGTATAGTCAGGCGTCACATACGCAGGATCAAAGTGATGAAGTGCGTCTGGATTGTAGAACATGTGGTGACGTACACCTTGGTAAGCGATACCGAGAGTATACTCAGTATTGTCCAAAGCAGTAATTGCGCCAGGATCGCCAGCTGCAGCACCTACTACCCAAGTAGAGAAAGCCGGAGCTGCGTATACTTGCTTAGTTACATAGACGCCATTACGACCAAAGATGTCAGCTGAGCGTACATATGGTTCGTTCCACAGCGGATAACGAGCACCAGGCATTTGTGCTGGGTTAGAAGAGTAAGAAGTGCCTTGGGCCAAGAAAATTGCGTTGGCTTCGGCAGAGGTTGGAGTAGTATCTAAAGCTACGTTCATAGCTACAGTGCCGCGGCCATCTGCGGCGAAAACGCCAATTTGATGATCTGCGAGGCGAACTGCTCCGGTAGCGGTATTATTGATGTGGTTCCCACCGCCAGCGGTGTTATACAGAGCTACATCAGCTGATACCAAGTGAGTTTCGTTTGCGCGGAGATTTCCGCTACGATTTGCGAACATACTATTAATAGTAATTGTTAATTATTCGTTATCTCTATCTCTCATCATATGAAGCTGCGCAAGCGTAGATTCGTCGGAGGAAAGAGAAACGGCTTTATCCACTATTTCATCGTGAATAATAGCATCTAAATCCGAACTTTGTTCGGGATAAGTTATTCCATCAAGATAAGTATATGTCCCTAAAGACAGTCTTGCTGGTGTTTTTAAATATTCTACACGTAAAGTACCTATGGATTGCCCAGGCAGTGGATACATGTAGAGCGAAGAGCCCACGGAAGACGAGCTTCGTCCGAAATTATAAGCCACTTTTTCAGAAAAAGGACTTGAAAGATGATCGTCTAAATCATCATGTTGGACGAACGTCAAAGCAATATATTTATCACAGTCTGATAGTCCTGCAGCCCCTCTTACGAAATATAAATATTCGTATTTAAGAGAGGTTAGAGGTACTTCTAATAGGCCATCATGAACAGTCGGAATTAATTCTGGTTGCTCTGGATACTTTATTAATAGTGATTTTAAATCGTCAGTTCTCTTTTGAGAAGCTTCTAGACCATCGCCAGACGCATTTCTATTTCCTAAGCGCGACTTAACCACCTTAGTAGTGGCCATATTAAGCAGCCAGTCTACTTCTGAATCTAAAAAATTCAGTTTAGTAGCTGATGCTACAGAATCCCGTTTAATGTGGAAATCGTAATGCATTTCTCTAATAGTCATTATTCGATAATTTTAGAGTTTATCTCCTTAACTAGATCTTCAATAATGGTAGCTTTCTTTGGATTGAGAATAAAGTTGATAGCCTCCGCATAAGTTTCTCCAACAACTATTGGGCCTGTTGCCTTGTTGTAGGTATAACTGCCTTGCTTCTCATAAATGATGCGGCAATCTACCGCCCTTTTAAGCAGGTAGCGAGCTTCAATTTCATCGCGTCCAGTGGCTGTTTGCATTAGTACATATAACTCTTCGAACTTGTCCAAGTTCGAACCTTGATTAAATGTTGTTTTGTCGATAAATGAGAAAAGAATGTTGTGTATTTGTTCTTTGGTAAGATTAGTTCTAGAACTAGCTTGATCCAAAACAATAACAAATCTCTTTTTCATTTCATCGGTCATCTCAAGTGAGTGCAATGCTGCAAAAGCTTTAGACTTGCGTTCATTCTTTTGGTACTTCAATGAATCTTCTTCACTTTCCAGAGCAATATACCATCTTGCATCCGGCCATTTATGCGCACGATATTCGGTTTCGGAGTTTGCAATAAACTTAGAATCCAGGTAGACATAATAAGCCATAGCATCATCGAATTTAGATAGATCTAAAACTGTGCAGCCGTCTTTTAATTTCCAGGATGTTCTTTGGAAGTAAGTCCATTTGTCTTCTGGTAATTTCCACTCCGCTCTTTGAAGAGGCCGGTTGGTCAAATAGCCCTTGGGCAAGCCCCAACGTTGCTCCTCACGATCTTGGAGAGTCAGACGATTGTTTTCAGTATCAGTTTTTTGAATTCCATTTTCTATTCAAGGCTTGTAAGATAGTCCATTTTTCAGACCACCGTGTTGAGGGGAATAAAAAGCCTGTACACCATCTTTGCAGTGACCCATTTTAGTCTTTTTAAGTTTCTTCCCCGTAGAAGAGCTAATCCACTCTGATAAACCTGTTGCAGTTTCTCGAGGGACGCTGTAAATAAATACTTTACTGTTATTCATATTAGATTTTTTTACTCCTTCTCTTTTTTGGAGTCCTCATCCGTAATTTCGGAGAGTATTTTTTGTGCTTTCTTTGCACTTATCACTGTAAGCTTCTTGACTATGGCTAATGCCCAATCAATTAAGTGCATACCTGTAAGTCCAACTAAGAAAGCTACACCATCGTTTAGTTGGTTATATTCTGCTTCTAGAACTCTAGAAGCTAAGTGACTTAGCGGATCAGTAAGGTATGCTGCCATAAGAGTACCGGAAAAAATATAACTAAAGGCTAACCAAAAGTTCATTTTTTGTTTACTCCGCAGCAGCATTACCGTACCACCTGCTGCGCCCGCTAGAGCAGCATTTAATTTCATGTTTAAGAAAAACATAGCGGGGGAAGTTTTTTTAAACTAGCCTAGGGCTAGTCAAAATCATAAATCAATTCCGGGATTTGTTATCGTAAAGGCTTTTTATCCTCTACTTCTTACACTTCTTGTTCGTGTAAGTCCAGCATATATTTTCCCTCTATAAAGAGGGTCGAGCACTCGTGGGAGAATTATATTTATTCATCTCCTATGCGTTACACTGTTTCTGAACCTTTCGTAATTTCAGAACTTAGCACGGTATTGGGAATCTCACCGTTCACCGTTTTTGCTCGATTTTTGACTGAGGCAAATTTCATAAGCCTGATTATATAGTTGTTAAATTCTTCGAGACTTGAATTCGATTTAGCCCTATTGCAGAATTTGCAAGATGGGGCAACATTGCCTTGAACATACCCTTTAGAAGAGTCTATTCTGTCAACGCCGTTATGAGGTATTGAAGCTTGGCAATTTGTTTTCCTGTGTATCTGTGAAGGTTTGATACCACAGTAAGAGCATGGACTAACTATCAGAGAACGAAACTCATCTTGAGTTATTGTAAATTCTCTATTATCTTTTTTTGCACGGGCACGATAACGAACATATAAACCTCTAACATCACAATCATAAGGATCTGTGTAGTAAAATTTATGTATATGTCCACAAGATTTGGACTTAAGATTTTTTACCGCGTCCCATTGCACTTTAAATATAGTGCCGCAAGAACATTTAACTTCCACTACAGGAATTTTATAATCTTTAAGTTTATCTTTTTTTAATGTGTATCCAGGAAAACTAAGAACTGTTAGTTCATTATATTTAAGTCCTATGAATTCTTTATAATCAGTCGTATTGTACATTTCGCTTTCAACGAAATTTTTAGGTTGTTTTTTTAATTTCAACATTTATTACAATAATTTGAGTTTTGTACATACCACAGCGTGTTACGTCTTTGATCCAGATACCAAAAGAGTCCTGTACAAAGATTTCGTAAGCACCGATTAAGCCAGCAACAGAAGCACCTTTAGCAGGGCCTGTTGGAGTCCAGGTACCGTCGATGTGTCCCCAGCGGAAAGTGTTCTCAGTTTTCAGAACAGAGATGTTGTTGTCAACACCGTCAGAACCGAAGTCCAAGAAAGTCATACGCATAGAGTCAATTGGATACTCAGGGTATTGTGGGTGCATACGCTTGCAAGCTTTACGAGAATCGTAAAGTGGGTTACGCATAAGTGATACCTCAATACCTTCTGGGCCGTACATGGACCATTCGCATGAGCTCGTTAAACTCATACCGTACAGTTGTATCAATTCTGTACTGCTTTATGTTGCCATAAAGATTAGACTATATCATCCTCAAAAATGAGGGTTCCCGTTTCGAGCCACTTGGCTCTACCATTATGTAAAGATTTTAAAGTAAGAGGTTTAATTCTAAGTTTGTGCTGCATAGAATCCACTCTTCGGACATAAGGTTCTACTATTTTTATAAATTTTCTTGCTTCTCTAGTGCCACAACAAAGTTCGTAGTAAGCATTCTTTTTAACTTGATAAAAACTAACTTTTCATACTTCATTAAAGTAATCTATAATTAATTGATTTTCTTCCTTAGATATGTTGGTATGAAGTCGGAGCATTGTTGCTCTTGTTGAACCATCAGGATATTTTAACATCCCTAATGAGCCATCATCCATGTATCATATTGCAAGTCCTAAAGCATTGAGCTTATTTAACTGTTTGCGATTAGCAATTTTTTTAACTGGTCTATATAATATTTTTCTATATAGCTTAGTAAATTTATAAACGTTAGTTGTAAACCGATAAGCAGGAAAACCGTTAGATGTTAGAAATTTAATTTCTGACGTTTTTATACCAGATTTTCTTAACAATTTAGCTTTCCATTCCAAGTAATCTTTCTGCTTTTCACAGTGCTGTACTCGGAGCTGTCCGTATTTATCTAGGTTCCCATCTCCTAATATCATACTTAAGAATAAGTGTCGGGATTTTTCTTTAATCTTTGTCATACAAGTTCGAATACATATAGTATCGATTTTTTATTTTTTAGTCGTTGAACCTTCCTCCTATAGGAGGCTTGGCTGCTGATTGTCCCGGAGGGAGATCCCAGCAATTAAAGAACTTTAATCACTACCACGGAGTAGAAATAGTGAGTGTACTGCGCACCAAAAGAAAGGTGGCGTGGGTCGCCATCGCCAGCAGAACGAGTGAAGTGGCTATCTACAGTCAAGAAAGAAGAAGCTTCGGAAGCGAGCATGTCGTGGAACATTATTGCAAAAATCTTCGAGTAGAATCGTTAATTCTACCCCGGCTTTTTTAAGCCTGCTATATATTACTATATAGATGAGATCATATCATCCTCTTCAATTGAAGAGGTTTCCTGTTTCGGAGCACTTGCTCCTACTCCCTTTCGGGATGATCGTTGAGCGTCATACTTAGAAATCCTTTTGCATTGAATTAAAAACTCTTTGACAGTTTGATCTCTTTTCATATAATTACAAACATTGCAACAAGCTACCGAATTATCATCAGTATAACCGCAAGTGTTATCCATTCTGTCTACTCCATTATAATATAATGGGTCTCCAGTTAGTTTATCTTTACGACTGTTTGATTTTGTTTTGCCGCAATAAAGGCAAGGAGAAAGTATTAGTTTGGTAAAAACTTCTCTTGAGAGTTCAAAAGAGTAGTTACGATCTAAAGATGCTTTCTTATAAGCATTATAGATGTATCTATATCTTTCGACATCTGTTCTGTTATCCCTATACGTTTTTACAGAACAAGAATTACAACCTACAAAACCCCTTTTATCAAAGTATCTTTGCTTATAAGCAAGATCTTTAGAAGTCATAGAAAGTTTTTTACCGCATGAACATTGTACTTCTCAAGTACCATGCCCATTATCTAACCACTTGGTTATTGTTAATTTTCCTAGTTTTTGTCCTAATTTCATTTGTATCATAATAAGTATTTTCGTTGCTGATTGTCCTCCTATTTCTAGGGTGGGAGATCCCAGCAGTTAAGGAAATTTTTCGACTTACCTCACGATAAGAAGGGCCCAATGTGTTAAGCCTAATGTACCAGTGATCGCAGTTACTTTACGATTGTTAACGTTTTCACGAGAGAAGAAGATATCCATCAGATAATCTTTCAAGCGAGAAACAGTCAAAGCAGAATTGTAATATTCGCAATTATTATTATTCAGTTAGAGTCGTTAATTCTAACTCGGGAATGGTTACCCAGCTCATAGTTTCCTATGAGATTAGACTATATCATTTTCCTGTAGATGTTTATCTAAGGAAATTTCTCATTTCGAGTCACTTGACTCTACTCCCTTTCGGGATAGTCGTTGAAGGTTCCAATCATAAATTTTTTCTATATGCTTAAGAAAATCTTTAGGAGATTTAGTATACTTAGCTAGATTACAGTTTTGACAACAAGGTACTACATTATCTTGTATGTATCCTAAATTGTTGTCAAGTCTATCTATTCCAGTATAATTATAGGTCATTAGTGATGTTCTAATACAGGTATTAGTTGGTTTATCTCCACAGTATACACAAGAAGACGAAAACAATTTCGCTGCCTCCTCTAATGATAACGTAAATTCTAAACCTCTGTTTTTAGCACTTTTCCTATATCTACAATATATAGTAGAATATTTTTCAGCACTGTTCATCTTTTGATCTCTTAAGAAGTCGTATCTACATTTTTGACATCCTGCAAAGCCTAGCTTTGCTAATGACATACACGCTCTTGAAACAAAAGTAGTCGGGCCTTTAGCTGTATTTCCACAAGAACATTTTAGTATATATTGTCCTTTGTGACCTATTACAGTAAATTCACCTATTTTAGTGCCTATTGGATATTTCATAATTTATTTTTTAGCTTCCCTGCTGATTGCCCCTATTTTTAGAATTGTTACAGTTTATTGTATCTAAAACTTAGCGGGGGGTCCCAGCAATTAGAGAAATTATTCGATTACTATTACTAGTAAAAGGGACCAAATATTAATCCAAGAATCTTTAAGTTGTTCGCGTACACCTGGCAGTGTGTTGTTCCCTTTCGTTCGTTAAACGAAAGGCGTACTATCCAACTTTAAATAGTACTGCCTTATATTACTATAAGGATCAGGTCATATCACCTTCCTATTAGGAAGTTTCCCGTTTCGGATTCACTTGAATCCTACGCCATAAAGGCTGACCGTCGAACGTTCCCTTTTCAGGGCTTCGCTGCTGATTGTCCTCTTCATAAGAAGTAGGAGATCCCAGACAATTAGAGAAATTTGCAATATTGTATTACTACAATATGGGGCCCAATTTGACCCGTTTTGATCCAGTAGCCTGACTGCGAAGGACGAGTTTGCTTGATACCTAACCAACCTTGATATTCCTGAGACATGTACATTTCAGAGTACATGCGAGATTCAGCCATAGGAAGGAAAGAGTTAACTTTCTTCATCTTCTGAGTGTGAGGATCAGTGTACAGGAATTCTACGCCCAATCGGCCGCCTTCTCTCCAAGCTTTGTCAGTGATCGTCAGTTTCTGAGCGAATTCACCAATTTGGCTTTCCAGTTTGAACAGGTTAGGAGATTGTTGTGTACCGAAGTATGGGTTAGCTTCTTGCTGAACAGAGGTCCATCCTTTAGAAAATTCACGACCTACTTCCAAAAGTGAAGGAGGGCAGAAAACTGTAGGATTGTCACCTTGCAGTTCGAGGGTGTAGATGTAACCTGTGCCATCTGGAACAGAATCACCGATGATAGCCATCGGGTAAGAGTTATCTTCACCAAGCAGAACATCTGGTTGTGCGTAATAGTCGATGTCCAATTTTACACGGAAACGTGTATTGTTTAAGCCCGGAGCGTCGTTGCCTGCTTCGAGATTCTCGAGAACAATAGCAATACGTTCTTCAGCTCCCTGCATAGTCCAGCGGAACACATCGCTGTTGATCATTTGAACATTGCCTGGGTTGATACCTTGAGCAGTCAGCAATTTACCTGTGAACAGGTCTGACTGAGAAGAATAAATTTTTGTGAGGGTGCCCATGAATTCATGCGGCTTGCCCGTGTCATAAGCAGCGCCAAGATAATTGGAGTCGATAAAATTACCCCCAAATCCTTGGTAGTGCTTGATAATCATGTTACTTCTAGCGCTAGCCATTAGTTACTTGTTGTTTTAAAATAGTCGCTCAATCGATAGATTTTTGTGCTTGTGTAGGATTAGAGCTGCCCCCTACTTTAGCTTTTACTGAAGAGACCTCGCCTAACTTACTTTTTAAGTCTTCGAGGGCTACTGATTTTCCTTTAGATGTGAATCGACCGAAATCAAATCCAGTCTTTGGATCATATTCTGATATGATGTCTGCTAATTGAGCCAGGTGATCGTAATTACTAGAAATAGTATTCAAAGCTCTAGTGAAATCTGTTGTAGTGATACCATCACGCGTTACAGGATTAATCATAAATGCTTTTAACTTGTTTTTACGATCATCAGGAATACTAGGAAGTTTTTCTACTGCCTGTGTAATACTTTCCCGATATTGTTTAGCTGCAGCTTCCTCATCTTTAAGAAGATTGTCTTGAGCTGCTTTGTAAATACCTTTTAGTTCTTCGTAAGCTTCTTCAGCCTCATCAGCCAAAGATTCAGAAAGCTCTAAAGAAGATATTAACTTATCAATCTTAACGTCAGAATAATTTCCAGTCTTTTTATAATAATCTCTAAGTATCTCTTTTTGAGTAGAGACGTTATCCAAATCAACTTCTTCTAAGGCAGAAACTTTGGTTTGGCGAGCATAGAACTCATCAATATGTTTCCCGCCCGCCATAGCGTATTCTGCAATAGCGTGAAAACTTGGAGGCAACGAAGAAATAAGACTTTGAGCTGCTTCTGCTCTAAGACTAGTTTTAGTCTTATTCAAAGATTCAGCAATAGTTTTTAAATCTACCTTTTCAGGTTCTTCATCGTCTACAAGAATGTTTTGTGATTTTAGGAGATTATATATGTCTTTGTAATCTGTTTCGTCCTCATCACTGTCGTCATCTGAAGGATCTTCCGGTTCAGGAGTAGGTACGGGATTATCGATGTCGTCTATAATAGGATCATCATTTCCTAGTCCAGAAAAGTCAGGATCGAGAATCATCCCGAAGTCAAAGACATCATCTGGTACTATATTTTCGTTATTCATTATTTTGTTGTTGTTTTAGGTTTAGATGCAGAGATCTTCTCTCGAGATTTCCTATCTAATTCTTTTTGTTTAGAAGCTTGTTCAATCTTCCATTTTTCCATAGCCATGCTGTCTTCATGGATCATTGCCTGAAGCTGGAGCTTTCCTTGATCGGAATCGTTCGCTGCTGCGATAACTCTTTGGTTCATCATCTTCTCACGTTCGAGCTGCATCATAGCTTCAATCTGAGCTTGTTGTGCTTCTTGCTGAGCCCTAATTTGCTCCATCTGCTGCTCTTGGAATTTCTTCTCAGAAGCTTCAATATGCTTTTCGAGTTGAGTCGAAGACGTAGCTTTGTATAATTTAATAAGGTCTGAGAAGTTTGCTTTGTCATTTTGAATAAGCGGCTGAGCCAGATTCTTCAAATCACGGAACAGTGCTTCATCATCAACTAAAGAAGAGACAAAAACAGCGATATCCGCATTTGTTAAATCATCAGGACTTAACTTCAAGGTTTGAATAGACAAATCATCCAGCACATATTGCTTAATAATCGACTTATTTCTCCAACAAGAGATAGCACACTGTACTAAACCATTCAAAACTTCTTCCCAAATTCTTTCGTGAGGATAAAAATAAACAGATTCAGTAATAGTAGCGCTCTGTAAGATATTAGCTTGAGCATTAGAAACAAGTTCAGCGGAGCTGATCTGCCCTTCACGCTGTCTAGTAATACCAGCAACATCAGAAATTTGAGCATCAATAGCATCTAAGATGTTGATGTAATTTGCAATTTGCTGCGTATTAGACATATCTATAGACTGGGATACCATGCCTCTATTGTATGTACCTGCCTCTTCAGCATTACTAAGAGGATTGAAGAATTCTATATTCATCTGTTTGAGATAATAAATAGTCTTCTCTAAACCAATTTTATCTGAGATTTGAGACATGTCAAACTTGTATACCTTACCCTGATCTGTAGCAATAAGCTTCTTAAACTTATCCATAACAATCAAGTACAGATACTGGAAAGGACGCATACGATCCATTAACGAAACATTAGGTCCGTTAAGATTATTGTAAACGCAGCCATAATAGCCGAGGCTTACTTCGTACGGATTGTCTAATGATCTGTACTGGTATTCTTTAGGGCCAATATGACAGTAAATATCGGAACCAATTTTCACCGCTTGCCAAATTTGTGGAATCCATTCCCATTCTAAAGAATAGTTTTCCCAAACATATTTAGTAATTTTGTTACCCCAATGATTCTTTTCTATTGTTTTTTCGGCGGTAGCCGGAACAACAAAATCCTCAGAAACAATGTCCATTTGCTTGTCACCATATTCGTTAGTGTAAGTAATGAATCCTACTTTCTGTAAAGATCTCCATTCTACATGCACTACAGGAATATCTCCAAGCAGAGGATTGGAATAAGCGCCTTGAATGTCGTGGTCTCCAGAACCATTTAAGTAGTTATCGTAAACATCTCTGGTCCGAACTGGAGGTTCTTTTTTGTAGAAATCTGGAAATTCGTCCATTACTCCACTTAGAGAACCTTCTAATTTTTCAATTTCCTCTTCCGTTAGGTCATCATGAAATTGATCTATGATGTCTGAAGCTACCATTTTAGCTTTATAACCAGCGAATAAACCTTTTTGAACATACTTTTCATCCATACCTTTATAATAAAAAGTATTTAGAGTATTGAGTATTTTTACAGTAGGTTCTCCATTAATTACGCCAACCCAGATCATCTCGTCGCCGCCAATTAAACCGTGTTTAAATCCTTCATTCTTTTTCTCCTTCAGATTATCTTTTCTAATAAGATATCCTAAGATGTCTGAAGCTAATTTTTCTCGAGCTTCTTGATAAGTAAAGGACATATAGTGTTCTAATTCAGCTGGATCTACGAGACCTTCTGTATTTACTTCTTCGTCAGATTGTTGAATCTTTTGTACTTCCGCGCTAATTTGCGCATTTAAGTATTTTTTTAACAGCTCCTTTTTGTGCAATTCCTTAGATCTGATGCCGTCGGAGTTAACCAAAACTGTTCTGTAGCGAAAAGGTGTTTTTAATTCCTCTCCAGTCAAAATTCCGATTTTATTCGGAGTCTTGTTGTAAGGCATAATCTGATCTTCAAACTGTCCAACTTCTACGCCAAAAGGATTTAACTCACGTTCAAAATCTTTTTGATTAATTACGTTGTTGTACAGTTGGTAGTTAGCATACTTTCGATCATAATCTGTGTTACCACCAGGAGAAGGAGAGAAAGTATTAGAATATTGAACAATGTGATCAACCATCAGTTTTGCCCACGCAAAATCATCTTTACTTTTTTCCGCGTAGCTAAGCCGCTGCTTTGGAAAAAGCGTATTCATGTTCGTCATTGCTTATACTATAAAAAATTGTCACTCGTTATACGAGCGTTCGGGAATACGAATTTATTAGCCGATATAAACTTGGTGATATCATCCACAATTTTACTATCTTCTATAATTGTTTTCTTGTATTGATTATGGGTTTCTATTAACCCTACAATACACCCCATGAATCCCATTATGGAGTCAAAGTTGCCTTCTAAATTAAAGGCAGCCATTTCTTGTAACAAGGCCCTGTCTCAGATAAAATCTATATTTCTATATGTTCTATCGTCCCTCTCAAACTTAACTTCAAGTAGCCAGTCGCGTATGTACTGAATGCCTTCCATCTTCATAACTCTAGAAGACATCGGATAACCATAAGTTACCGAAGGCCCGGTCATAAAAGATGCTTTCTTATTAAAGATAGTAGTAGGTTGTTTACAAAGCAAGTCTAACCTCTTTATCTTTTCGAAATACTCCTTCACGTTACCACGAACATTTTCGAAGTAGATCTTTGCGTTACCATAAAACAAAGAAAGCTTGTGAAGTATATCGTTCACTATATGCCTTCCCGCGTAGGGCCTACCTCTATATACTGCAACCAATTCAGCCGAGCCAATCGTAGAGGCGTACTTCTCCGTCTTAAGAACAAAGATAGTACCTAACGAAGAGCCTGAAGCATCATCACTTGCGTAAGGGTCATGCCCAATGATATAAGCTCCTGGAGGAACTTTACCGTCGATAACTTGAGGAAATTCGTAAACAACAACGCAACCTTCGCGGTTGTCAGTATTCTTGATAGGAAATGAGTTAATCGGCTTAAGCTCGTTAGTAACATCTATCTTATAATCAACACCATTAGTGTCTTTTGCTTCTGGGTTAAAGAAGAGAGTAACTCTCTTCTCCATCAAGTTTAGAGAATCGGCGATATCAATCTGGTCAAGCCTTGCTCGTACTTCTGCTGTTGGAAATATATTACCTGAAGCAGAGAGAAACATTTCTGATGGAGTGAGAGGTCTGTTAATAATCTCAGCATCGAGTGCTACTGAAGCATTCTTTGCCTTCTTAAGTTTTGTTCTGTGAGCTTCCAAAAATCCCCTAGCAACTTCTACATCAGTAAAGCCATTCTCATCTTTGAATTCATTCAAGCCAAGATAAGCAGGTACAAAGTACCCAATGGGGGAAGATCTCCATTCGTATAAATCGGGAAATTCTAAGCAATCGTAAGTCTCTGGATTGAAGAATATTTTTTGAGCGGCTAGGGTACCGCCCCCTGCCATATCCCCACCAGTTCCGATGAACATCATCGAACCAAACTTACGAGCACCATCTCTTTGAGTCTCTACGCAAGCTGCGTAAGTCTCTTCTAAGTTGTCAAAAAACCCTACCTCCTCAAACAGCAAAACCCCTGGTCGCGTACCATTGGCAGCGAAGGGGTTATCTTTGAAAGTTCTATTCTTAATAGTGGATTGAGAACCTACTCTTTTCCAAACTCCACCTACCTTTTTTGGATAGTGAGCTTTTATTTCTTTACCTGGATCAAAAGATCCGGCCCATTTCTTTGCGAATGGTGCGGGGTAAGTTTTCTTTCCTATTTGACTAGTTCCCGGAAGGTTATCGAGAGCAATCTTAGTTTTTTGTAAAGTTTCTGAAGAGTATTTGGATTCGGCTGCACCGACTACTATTTCAGAAGTAAGAATAAATTCTGGATTTATTTCGTATTTGACAGCTCCGTCAAATAGAAATTCGTGAGCGACTATACCAACACCAAGAGAATAAGATTTACCTAGCCGAAGCCCCTACTGTTCCCGGTCATCGTATAGTCTCTTAAACAATACGAATGATCTTGATCGGTTTCCACTCCATAATATGGAGCGTCAGTTGAGGCTTCGATTCTTAAACTTGATATTTTATAATTCTTAACAGGATTAAAATCAGTTTTTTTCCTGTGAATTTGAACTGGTATCTTATTAATATCTCCAGATATTGTAATTGAATATTCTTTAGTGTTATGTCTTTTACGATATTTAAAATTCGTATGAAACCCTAAAGAATTAGCTAATTCTTGAACTTGCTTAGCAAATCTTCCGTCTGCTTGATAAAATCTATATGCAGATATATCTAAAGTACCGTCAGTATCTAATAACCCTGCCAAAAGTTTCATTCTAACTTCTATCGAGTTGTTTAGGTATTCTTCAGGTATATGTTTATTGCCTAAAACTCTTAAACTTTTCAAAGAGTCAATAATATAATTCTTATCTTTTATAATATTTACTTTATAATTAGAAGAATTGGCATTTGACGAATAATTATTCGAATACATAGATAATTTCCCCCCTATCTCATCTGCATATCTAGATAAGAAATACACAATTTCAATATCGGAAGTCGTAATAATCCTACTGTCTCTGTGCCCGTCTCCAAGCCATATACCTAAAAAATAAGGATCAAGAGGCACTTCTTGGTAAGGTAAGTCTACAGCATCTCTTTTAAATCCTTTATACCTGTTATTAAAGTGTTCAGTACATATACTGTTCTGTATCTCAAAGAGCTTCTCAGCTTTTATCTTTGTTCTTTTTCCTTTATCGAGAATTTCTAGCTCATGATCATGCGTAACGCTATAATCATCACCATTTGATTGACATACTCTATACATCCTAGCTTGTGGTCCACGAATTGTTCTTTTTACAATTCTAGGAACATCGTCTATACCCATTAATTCGTCCCCAATATTTATATCCTCAATGTTTTTGATACTGTTGTCGAACATGCGGACTTGAGTACCAATAGGATGACAGCCAAGCATCATCATGTTCTTGGCATCATTATTAAACAGAGGGTAACCAAGTGGCTGTTCTCTAAGCATCCGAAGATTTTCTCGAGCAGGAATATACCTTTTAAGTAATCCATTTTCAGGATTAATAGCATCAGGATATTCTTTAAGAACTGCTGCCGGGGGCTCAGTAATACCTAAGGCTTCCATCTCTTCTACGAAGCGCAAAGAGGTGAATTGGGTGTCTTCGGAAAACGACGAAAAGCCGCGAGCCTCGGCCCAATTGTAGAATAACTCCCACTCAAGGTCACGAAGATCCGGCTTTCCGAAGTACGGGCTACGCCCGCGCTCTTTTCGTTTAATAGTTCCAAAATTAATATAGAAGTAAAGTTTACCCGGCATATATCTGCCGTGTGCCCAATGACCTTCTATACATCTCTTTTTTTGTTCCCGCCAAAAGGAAACAAAAGCAGGAGATAATGGATGATAGTTTGGTATGTCAACAATAAACTCACGAGGATTAATACTCGTAATCATTATTTTCTTCAACATATGGCGCTTCTCCAGAGGATATAATTCCATCTGTGAGCGCGATCATTGACGCTACTGAAGCAGCATTTTCCAAAGCTAATCGCAATACCTTAGTAGGATCAATGACTCTACAGTCTTTAACATCTACATATTCCATTTTATTCACATCGAATAATTCGTTGTGAGTTTGGATGTGGTTACGAACTACTTCAGAGTTAACACCAGCATTAGCAAGTACGGTATTGAAAACACTTACAAGAGCTTTTTTAACACAATCAGCTCCAGCTTGTAAGACAGGTTCAACATCGATAGCTGAAATAGCGTCGAGGTAAGAATACCCGCCGCCAATCGAAACACCTTCTGTAATTGCAGCTTTTGTTGCTTGCAGCGCATCGTCTACCCTATCTTTCTTTTCTTTTAGCTCTACTTCTGTATGAGCACCAAGGTTGATAACAGCAACTCCACCTGAAAGTTTTGCGATACGCTCAAGAAGTTTTTCTTGAACCCATGCAAATTCGTTATGAGAAGCAGTTTCTAACTCAGCTTTCAAATTATCTAATCTCTTAGAAATAACTTCTTCAGCGCCTTTTCCACCGACAATACTCGTCTCGGAACGGCTTACTGAAACATTTGTTGCGCGGCCAAGATGTTTAAGTTCTACATCTTTAACTAACATTCCGGAATCCTCTGAAATCAAAGTTGCACCAGTCACGGCAGCGATGTCTTCTAACATTGACAATCGGCGATCACCTTGCGCTGGAGTTTTTACCGCACATATATTTAGACCCATTCGTACTTTATTGACTACCAGTAGGGAAAGTGCTTGCGCCTCTACTTCATCTGCTATAATTAGCATCTGACCTCCTGCCTGTACTACCTTTTCAACGATAGGCACAATTTCAGCTCCTACGCGAAGTTTACGATCTGTTACGAAAATGTAAGGATTTTCTAGTTCGCATGTGAGCTTATCAAAATTATTTACGAAATGTGGAGATATCAATCCTCTGTCGAATGAATATCCTTTGGTTGTAGAAATATAATCTACAGTTCCTTTAGAATCTGCTACTGCTACCATGCCGGTAGTTCCTACTTCCTCCATTGCCTTACGAATAAGCGCAGCAATAGCAGGATCGTTATTAGCAGATATATTTGCAATTTGTTCTACCTTGTCCATATCATTTCCGATAGAGGTAGAATTTGCTTTTAGAAACTCGACCACTTGAGTTGTGGCGATGTCGATGCCTCTTTTTAAGTTAATGGGTGAGACTCCCATTTCAATTTGCTTTAGTGCGTTATCCAAAATCGCTTGAGCAAGAACTAAGGAAGTGGTTGTTCCATCTCCTACAGTTAATACAGTTCTAGCAGCAGCTTGAAGAGCCATTTGAGCTCCTAAGTTTTGTGCTGGATCTTTTAGCGAAATATGTTTAGCTACTGTTACGCCGTCTTTGGTCACATAAGGTGTGCCGAAAGAAGTGCGAAGTACTACGTTTCTTCCCTTTGGGCCTAAGGTAATCTTTACCATATTAGCCATCTGATCGACACCTTCTTTCAAAAGTTTGCGAGCAGCAGAAGAAGAATACAAGTTTGTTGCTTCTCTGATTGGTACCATTATTCTGTTTTAAAAATTTCACTCTTTGTAATATCTCCGCTTAGCCCCATTTTTAGATATGTATATGCTTGCATTATCTTTCGTAAGCTATCGAAATCATCTGTTAAAGTAATGGCATCTTTGCCATAAGTTACTACAATTGTAGCATCCATTTAAAAATTAATTTAGTGGACATGAAGGGAGTTGAACCCTTGTATCTCATATAATCTAATAATATATGTTTATAGGTTTAGGTCGAGAAGTATAGAGCAGGATTCGAACCTGCAGTCAGCATTTATCAAGGTGTTCCTACTATCCTTGTTTATGCACTGACGCCCTCGGTTATTAGGGCGTGTACACCATGTTCCACCTCCTATACTTCTACCACAATTTAAAAAAGGAGTGTACCGAAGCACACATCTCCACCACCCTATTTTGCTTAGAATAGGGAAACTAGCGTATGTATAATCAATCTATTTCTGTTTCGAGGTTAGACAACCCAAACTGTTCTCGAATAAGAGAACGAGTAAGACGAATACGAATATTTGCCGTTTGTTGTTCAATAGACATTGATAAGTCACTATACTATTATCGTGACACCTAAAATATATCCTCAACCATATAAGTCGATTCCATTACATGCCCATATTATAGAGAACGCTAGTGGCAAAGCTAACAGGACACCGGTCTTCTGCGCCCACTGTGGGGGATTCCTATCTTTCGATGTTCTCTATTTTTCTTTAAAAGAGTAGGGACTCGATCTCAGCAGATATAGTCGAGTGAGCCCCTCCCTTTATCCCAATCCGGAAACCATATATTGCTATAAGGCTTCCGGCATGTTTAAACATAATTCTTTTTCTAACTCTTCAAGCAAAATAGCCAAAGTAGCTGGATGTAAAATAATCATTATTTTTTAATTTTTTTGAAGTGCAGACTCCCTTAAATACCATAAGCAAAAAAAGAGGAGCCTGCCCTCGATTAGATAAAAACAGATGAAGCCCCCTAAGACAATGGTTACTTATCCAGAGGGACTTCACTGCTTTGGCACGTCACATAGGAATCGAACCCATATAGTCTAGCGGTTGGAATGCTAGCGCGTACTGTTTTGAAGACAGTTCCCGTTCCGTAACGGTTAAAGTGACGTATTTTAATTGTCGGATTGAGGGAGTCGAACCCTTTATACTGCGCCTCCCGTTTATAGGGTAGCAATCAATCCTTCCTAAATTCTTAACTCCACATATTAAACCTACTGACAGCTGCCGATGGCCCCATCTCTTTAATAGTTTTTTCCATTAAAGTCATAAACTTAACCAGGTCCCAATCTTTAGATTCCATTCGAAATGAGATTTCACAGCTCATTGTTGGAATGCGTCCTTGCATTGGTTCGCTGTCTAGTAAGACAGTTGATTTTAAATCGTTCATTGTTTATTTTTTCTTTCATAGGCAGAAGCAGACTTTATGGGGAGCCTCTTGTTTAAGTATCTACGCCCGACAGATTACCCTAAGAAATATTGTTTAAATTAATCCCGAATCAGAAAGAGACTCAGGTTCTCCGCCTTCTAAAGACGATTCTTCTCCTTCCACTAAAGCAAGGAGGGAAAGATACATTTTATCTATCTTATCAGATCCTAAGAGGATCTTATCACACATCTCGTACGTGTCCTCATTATAAGGAGTCTGATCTAAAAACTCGTTGCGCTGCTCTATCTTCTTCTCGATGGGAATAAGATACTTTCTTTTCTTAGAAAGTATGAGCGAAGTTAGCTTGGTCATCTCAGCTTTTTGTTCGTCAACTTCCGGATTAAATTCTTGATCCGGCATTATATCCCTAATCAAAATTGTCTTTTCCATAATAGTAGAATTATAGTAAATTGATTTAGGATGTAAGAAGAGAACATAAGACCACATCCGTGTAGATTCCGTTTTCGGGAATTCTAATCTGTAGGCTGGATACAATTCGAAAAAATCCTTAGTTGGATCTATTAGATCTATCATATTTCAGAGGGTCTAAGGAAAATGTTATTGTACCGGAGGGCACGGATTCGGTACAGTGAATACCGAAAGAATAAGCGCGAGTAAGTAAATCGTCGTTAAACAGAAGAAAGTCATTAGCAATACTGATGCTATATTTATCTTCGGTCTTGATAAGAACAAACTTTTGGTCGGAAGTATTAGCTTCCGATAGGAGCTTGTGAAGAATGAGATTACATTCTTGGTAGTAGGTATCGATATTGTCTGTGACCTGAGAAAGGTCGAAACCGCGTTGAATGTCATCTTTCGAAGGTAATTGAGTTACACCAGGAAGAACCTGATCAGCGAAAGCCATAGCATTTTTGTATTCGTCGGTTTTTTTATACTCTTCCCATTCTGGAGAAGAGAGCATTTTATCGAACCTGTGGCGGGAATCTATTTTGCCAGGAGCATAGAATAAATTGGGAGTATGACATCCGCAAGATAAACACTTGTTATTAAGAAGGCAATCGTAGCACAGAATTGATCTGAATACGGCTTGTTCTTTTATGTAAGGTTCTGCTCCTAACTTATAGTTTAGATTACCTTGAACAAAATTTACTACGTCTTTAGCTGTCATTTCTTAGCCTTTGTTCTTCAGGATGTCGATAATGCCTTTTACGAAATTGAACAATTTCGAAGCATTAGTAAGAGCCCACCAAAAAGTAATTTTAGTAGGGAATTCTAGCGTAGCCATCAATTCTGTGATCTCACGTACAATGGCTTGAATTTTTTCTTTAAGAGTCTCGTTCTCCGCTTTCAGAGAAGAGACTGTTTTAGTAAGATAAGTATTCTGTTCAGTTAGGAACAGAACTTTCTTCTGAGCCTGCGCAGCTTCCTGCTCAGCTCCTAATACCAAAGCATCAGGTGCTTTAGCTTTATTTTTGTTCTGACTCATAGGTAACTAATTTTGCTTGAATTTGTGTTGGTGTTACAAGTACGTACCCTTCATGATCAGAATACGAGTTTTGTTTGTTGAGAAAAAATGCCTGTTCACGACCTTGATCTGTGACAAGTACGAAATCTCCAATTTCTAGAGGCATAAATTCCTCTACTAAAGTTTTCGCAGATCGTTCAGATATCGCTACTATTTTGCCGATATTAGAGTATTCTCTATTTGAGAGAGGGGAGACAGGTCTACCTCCATCAGATACTCCGTTCTGATATTCAGGAATAATTAGTCCTCCGGCAGTTTTGGCAAGTGATAGCGGCTCCAATTTAAGAAGGATGCCACGCATCCCTAGAGGGATGTAATTATCTACTGTTAGTTGCATATTTAATACTTTTATACTTAGATAAGTGTTGAAAAATATGTTTCGGGATTTTTTTACTAGAAAGATCTTTTTGCGATCTTCTGTAAAAGTGAATCCACGCTTTGTGTCTGTTCTTAAATATGAACGAGACAAACCTCTTATGATCCTCAGAACCTAATCTGGCTTTTCTCAGAGCTTTTCTTATAAGAAAGAAGAATTTTCACGGAGATCTTATATGTATCCTACCTATTCTAGGTAAGTCTGCCGATAAGATTGAAAGATCTTCCATGCCCTCTCTAATTAGAGAGTAATGATGTTCAACGATAGAAGAGGCTAATTCCGGAGAAATGTTAAGCTTCTTTGCTATCTTCTGATATAGTTTCTTCTTCCTTACCTGGGTCGAACGAAAATACAAAAGAGAATGCTTTCTTGCTTTCATATGCTTGAGCGACTGAGTTTGCAAATGCCTCTATTCTCGGGGCAGCGATTATTTCCGAATGCTCCTGACGTATAAGCCAAGTCTTCGCAATTAAGGAATAAAGTTTAGTCCTTATATTTGGAATCGACATTTCTTCTTCATAATCATGCTCGTACATCTGCTGTACTTCTAATCGAGCTAGTCGAGAGAACCTCTGGTGATTAAACTTACGAGGAAGGGCAAAGAAGTATGAAAGCAGTAAAAGTTCAGAATCCGAAGGACGAAACCTAGACGGCATAGAGGCTGAGAAAATAGATAGAGCTCTCTTAATCGTCATCACCTTAGAGGTCATACTAAAAGAGAACTGAGCTTTCATTATTCAGTAATGAGTTGAGGTGTTGCTTGTTCTTTAGGAGCCTGAGCATCAAATTGAGCTTGAAGATCTACTAAGAGAGGATAAGCTCCGGAAGAAGTAGGAAGCTGAGCTAGCAGCTTAAGAATGCCTTCCATAGAAGGTTGATTAATTTGAAATGTCATCATTTTGTTTGTAAGTTACGTTTACTATAATTTGTATATCTTCGATAATAGAATCGTTTGTAAGATCTGGTAGCAATGTTTCTGCTTTTTGTTCAGCTTGGAGCATCGCCTCCTCTAAAGAGAGATAAGGACCTAGAAGTTCTGAGTACCCAAATTTAACCGCTCCGTCAGGAGAATTAAGTACCTGCGATACCCATTTATCTTTAAAACGATAAGAGTTAAGAATAACTGATTTGTTTTGCATAGAACAAAGATAATGTTTTAAAAGTGAAAAAGCAAACTATTGAGTAATTATTTCTACAGATTCGTATCCAAACTCATCAGTAACAATATTACCATAAAGAGTTCGCCACTGCTCATCAGTACAATACAGAGCATCAAAAGGTGTAGCATTTATAATTACACCGTCTCTCTCGTATTTTCTAGTTAGACCTTCCCCTATTTTAGTAGCAAGGAATTTAGGAGAGAGTAATCTAATGGATCTATCCCAATTCAAAGCGTGCCATGCTGGCCTCAGTCGGTAGTAAGTTGTCATCTGGAAACTTTAAATCTTTAGGTAATAATTTATCTAAATAAAGTCTGTCTATATACTCTTTCGTATATTCTCTGAGTAGAGGTCTAATATGTTCTAAATCTCAATCTTTAGCTTCCTTAAAAAGGACATTAGATAGGTTCTTAGAAACTAAACTATTAAAATCTTTAGGTGGCATATTATCAATCTTATTGTTAATAGCTACCTGTATTGCATTCTGGATATGTTCGTCCAGAGAAGCGTATACTTTTCTTTTGACGTAGCTTCTTATCTCGTCATTAAGAATGATATGTGTAGCATCCAAAGGAGTGTTTTTTAGCGGTTTATCGACCCGAGTAGACAGAGGAAACCCTCTAGAAATACCCAGTATTTAGCGAACTAAACGGTGTATTCCAGATCCTGATTACTCAGCTTCAAAACAATGAACCAGCGTCAAAGTAGAAGAGGACCTGTTCCTAAAATCTCTGTACAAATTCAGCATACCAGCGAAGTTTTATGCGTTGTATCACAACGATTAAGACAGAGGGAAATATCTTGCTGGGCCCAACAATTTGCAATTGTAAAATAGGATTTTTCGTAACTATGGCCTGCCATAAAAAAACTTTATTATGCCATATAGAACTCACCGTAGTCCTCCGGGTTTTCCAATATCTTGATGTCGGATCTCTTTATAAAAAAGTTTTGTTAGTCATTCTCACTGAGAGCTTTTGAATGCCTGCTTTAGAATCTTTATGGTTCCAATCATAAAGAAGAAACTATCTACCAATATTGGGGTAGGGGCGGGAAGCTGAACATCTAGAGTAGAACACCTCGTTCCTTCGAGTACATCCTCTTTGTACCTTCTTTCGAAGTCAAAAACTATCTTCTCGCATCATACTATGAGGGCTAGCCCCCCTTTTCTATAATAGGCTAGACTTCCATATATTAACTACTCTGTTGCGATGGTTACTTCGTACTATGTACGATCATGCAATATACACTATTAAAATGCTAAAAGCAAATTATTTTCAATAAAAGATTTACTTTTCTTCAAATAAAAGCGTTTTATTTTAAATTTAGTCGCTATCCGCTGCAGAAAGGGCATTTTCAGCATAATATTGATTCCAATCTTTAGTATCAGTAGCTTTTAGCTCTTGCTCTTTTCTCAGTTTTTCCTCGTGCCTTTTAAGCCTTTTCTCTAAATCTTCTTTAAAAAAAGCTTCATCTGAAGCCGCTTTCTCTGCTTTTGCATCAGCTAAAACCTCTGGTTTAGAGCAGTGTTCCTTCCATTCTTCGTACTCTTTTTCGTTCCAAGGAACAACTAAACCGAGCGTAGAATCGTCTTCAAAAGGCTTAATCCAAGTATGATCATCTGGAATTGGGACGATAGCTCCAGGGGTTTTAGAGGCAGTAAGATAGAAGTCACTTACCTTCGTATGCTTCCTATCGTAGTCTCTCCATTCTTTGTTTTCTTGCTGAAGACGTTGGATAATTTCCCAAGAATTATCTATGGTATCCCACAATTCGCGTGTCTGTTTGATCGAATTAATATGAGCCCAAAGCAAGAGGCAAAGGGGGCCTATAGCCATAATTAATTGTGCTGTTTCGCTAATCATTAGTCTGGATAATTTATTCGATTAAGTAGATCCAAAGAAGGAAGATCTTCGAAGTCTACTGTGGTCAAATCGTTATAGGATTGAGTTGCTTTAGGGTAAACAGAAGACTCCTTAATCTTAAGTTTAAACCACTTAATCCCGTTAAAAGAATACATAGTTTTCTCTTCCCCTTCTATAAGTAGAGTAACAGTATAAGGTCCGAATTCGTGATATCTTGATGTAATAAACTCGTATACATTCCTGTCTACTCCATACGTAGGAGATCTTTTGTAAATCGCATGTGGATCAGAAAGCATAATAGTATCGAACTGAGGGGAGCGTAAGAACTCAGAGAGTACTTCTCTTTCCTCTATACCTTCATTAGGATCTATGTTAATTGTGCCAAGATATCTTTCTTGTCTAATTGGATAAATGTTTTTCATAAATTAATCGTTAATTGTGTGCATAAATTCGTCTAATTCTCGAAGATAAAGAATCATTTCCTTTACTTGAGTATACGTAGGGGTAACATCGTTAGCCCCTAAATTGGCTACGAATTCTCTTAATGTTTCTTTATTATCTCTTGTTGTCATTGTTTATTCAATTGTTAAGCGAACTGGATATTTTCTAGAAATTTGTTCTAGTTCAGAAACAGGAATACTTACTTCACCTCTATTAATCATATCAGTAAGAACTCTCTTTTTTAGTTCTAAGAGTTCAGGACCTTCCAAAGCTTTTAAATAAGCTTCTAACTCTGCTTCTATTGTAGAGGTTTCTTTTTTATGTTTAGTTTTTTTCATACTATTAATTTAGTTCCCAGCGATACATCTTATCCTTAGCGTCGTTCTTGATCTTCACAGTACCCATTCCAACTTGAGGTAATCCTTGATAGGGCATAATGTATTCATCCTTAAGTAGTTGTCGTATGCCTGGGCCCTTTTTAAACTGTGCCCCATACTGCATAGGCTGCGCACTTATATAACAGTCCCAAGAATTCTTTCTGAATATATCTTCCAAATGCTTCCAGAAATTATCTACAGTTATTTCTGGTTGAGGATTAAGTTTTTTCCACCTCTTCTTAGCTGATCTGCTCTGTTGTTTGTTCTCTAGCATCTTCTTCTAATTGTTTTAAAAGTTCTACTGAAGGAAAAGTTTTAGGCTTCCAAATATCTTCGGAAGTAGGAAGAGTAAATTTTCCCTTGTACGCCTGCTTAAGCATTTTAAATCCTTTTTCGTCTGAGGTTTCTTCTATATTTCTCTTCATGTCTAATATTTTTGATTAGCCCCATATTTTGTAATTGAGAAATCTATCCAGTCCATATAGACTGAGAATGTTGAGTCGCCTCCAAGATAGATACCTTTTTCATTAGGATCTCTTAATTGATGTCCTATTGGGTATTTCGGTAACTTATTCATAGTTGTAAATTAAAGGCCCTACTCTCTTAGTATCGTGTACCCAAAGAGTAGTACCGGGTTCTACGTACTGTATCGGCCATTCGGATACCGGTTTAAAAGTAGGTTTCTTGATATACTCTTCTTCACCAGTAAGAGTATCGTAAATGTAGACATAGGTATCATCGAGCTTAGCAGCTGCTTCCTGAGCGTCCTCAAGGTAGAGATATTTGTCTTTACAGTCTCCCATTCCGCCTGAAGATTCTCACATATCGTGGGCGAAGAGGAGGTATCTATTTGGATTATTTGTCTCCATCAGTTGAAGATTTTACTTCTACAATACTATCATAATAGTCCTTTTCGATTGTAGCAATGTTCTCAACAAGGTTAAAAACATTCTTCATCTCCTTAGTAAATTCTTCTCTCTTTTCGTTTACCTTCTTCTCGAATTCTTCTTTCAACCTTCTAGTTTCTTTATCGAATTCGATCTTCTTATCGAGAAGAGTCTTAGCATTTGCTTTGAATGTAGCTATAGCATCTTGTCTGCGTTCTTTAATTAATTCTTCAACAATTGAAGCTACTGCAACATTTTCCAATTTAGGTTTTGCGAAGATTTCTTTACCACCGAGCAGAGCTACAAGCTTGCTGAAGTTCTCGTTGAATTGTTGTTCTTGTTTAGATTGTTCCATTATAATTGAAATTTAAAATCATCTAAAGAAGAGAAATCTACAGAATATTGTAGATCGTTAACCCTTACTTCAGATAAAAGTCGTTTAAAAATATTGTTAATTGTTGTGACTATTCCTAAATCGTAGTGATTATAGAATTGTATTGCTTGGATTTTACCGCAGTTAATAACAAATTGTAAATGCTTACCTTTGAATCCTTGCATCTCCCTGTAAGGAATATTGTGCCTTTGCCTCAGAAGATCCATATTTGATATAAGCACGCTCGCAAAATTCTTCTGAGTAAAGAAATCGTGGTCTAAGTTCTTTCTTACCCACTGCTCTGCGGAGTCAATTATGTCCTGACAGGTATTTTGAAAAGTATTTACTTCGTGCATTATCCGAAATAATGTTTAAGTGAGTTAATAACATCATCCATAACAGTCTTAGATACAGTAAGGCGTCGCTCATCGTCTTTGAGAATCTCTATAAAATACTCGAGCTGAGTAATAAGAGACTGCTTAGAGTACTGGGTTATTTCTTGATTTTCCATTATACTATAACTTTAAGATCTTTTAAAGTACTTTGGCTCATCGTAGTTATCCACTCATTACCAAAGTAGTCAGATATTTTGACTAGATACTTTTGGCTGCTTAATGTGTGTAGAGTCTTACCAGTTTTATCTACAAGTTGTTTTGTTTTATTTGTAGTGTTTTCACGGGGATAAGAATGGCGCCAATGATAATCGTGATGGTGCACATGTATTTCTACTTCTTCTGCTTCTGGGCAAAGAGCAATAAGATCCTCATTAGGAGCAGAGTAGGGTAAGAAATCGAATGAAAGTGTTTTAGTTGTTGGTGTCATCTTTCTTTTTTATGTCGTAGAAATGAATTATTTCTTGCATCGAGTTTCGTATAGCTCCATATAGATCATACGAAAAAGTAGCGTGTTTGGACTTAAACAGCGTATCGAATTGTTCATGCGGTATATAAGAATATATAATAGCAGACAATTCAGCCGCCAATTCGTCCTCATAATGTTTATTTTCCATAGTACAAAGATACGAAGAAATGCGAGAGAAAGCAAACTAAATCGTTTGTTTAATTAAAATAAAGTACTTCCAATACTTGACAACGGGTACTTGATAAAAAAGAGGGGGTACCTTTTATATAATATATAGAAAGACCCCCCCTTGTAGTCGTGCACATTCGCCGAACGAAGTGAGGCGAAAAGGGGTTACAGTTATAGTTGTTATTACTAACAGGCCGCCTACAGCGGATTAATGGTTTGTAGTCAAGCGAAGGTGTATGCTCTCGCGTTTTTAAAAAAGTACTTTGTGTATATATAAGCATGGAGGTACACAAAACAACCCCCCAGTATCTTTGGCAAAGCCAAACTACCCCCGCGAGGGTGGTGGGTGGGCTGCGCTCGAATGGGAATATTTTGTGTTGTAAAAGAATTATGTTTAAACATGCCGGAAGCCTTATAGCAATATATGGTTTCCGGATTGGGATAAAGGGAGGGGCTCACTCGACTATAT